CCATGCCGGCGTAGTCCGCCGCGACCTCCTTGGCGCTCTTGCCCGTGGCCTCGCCGTACTTTGCCGCGGCTGCCGTGGCCGACTCGAGCACCTGCGGGCCGACCTGGCCGGTACTGATCAGCGCCTGGCCGAACTCGCGCGCCGCAGCGATCGTGACCTGGCCGCTGGCGGCGACGTTCTTCGCCAGCTGGTTGAATTGCCCCTCGGTCTTGCCGGCGTAGCCGCCGGTCAGCGTGATCGAGTCGGCGAATACCTTGCTCTGCTTCGAGCCCTCGTAGAACACGTAGCCCAGACCGGCGATGGCCGCCGCCGACGCGCCGACAGCCAGGCGGAATGGCGTGATCAGCGAGGTCACCGTCTTGAACAGCCCGCCGACGCCACCTTCGATCTGCGCGACCTGTCCGCCTTGTTGCAGCAGGATGGTCAGCGGTGAGATGCCGGATGCGGCAGACGCGACCACGTCGGACAGCGTGTACTTCAGTGTCAGCAGCTGGTTCCGCGTTGCGAAGACGTTCTTGCCGAGTTGGCCCGTCCTGCCGTCCAGCAAGGCGAGCTTGTCGATCGCTGCCTTCGTCTGTTCGGTGACGCCGAGCTCCGCGGCCTGCAGCGCCAGCAGTTCCGAGCGCGACTTCTGCGTGCCGTCGGTGTTGATCTGCGCGCCCAGACTGTTCGTGCTGGCGACAAACGCATCGGCCGCCTTGCGACGGGTGGCAGCCTCGGCTGCCGCGTTGTTGGCGGCGGCCAGCGCCTCGAGGCGGCCGATCGCGCTCGCCGTCGTGTTCGTCAGGCCGCGCTGCGCGGCCTCCTCGCGCAGGATCTGCACAGCGGTCTTGCCGAACTGGTCGGCCAGCTGCTGCTGCGCGTCGATCTGCTTGTAGATGCCTGACGTGAACTGGCGGTCTTCGGCGAACTTCGCGAGTTGCGCCGCCTGCTGGGAGCTGACGCCGGCGCGCTCGGCATCGAGTTGGCGCTGCGCCTCGCGGGTGCGGAACAGTGCGGCCGCTTCTTCGTTCACGGCGGCGATGAACGCCGTCTTCGTCTGGTACTGCGCGAGCTGTGCGCTGCGCGCCGACTCGCTGGCCTGTGCCACTGACTTCGAGATCTCGGCCTCGCGGGCTTCGGCCTGCGCGACCTGGTCGACGGCCGCGGCTTGAGCAACCAGGAAAGCCGCGTAGACGCGCGACTGCGCGGCCGCCGTCGCCGTCGACGACTCGGAGATCGTCGATACCGCTGCCTTGGCGGACGTCTGGCTTTCGGCGGCCGCGCCGCTGCGCGACTGCTTGAAGGTCAGTTCAGCTACGGTGGCCCGCAGCTTCTCGAAGGCGGCGATGCGACGCGCTACCGATGCCTCGTCGGCTGCGGCCGTCGCCTTTGCCGCTTCCTGCTGTTCGACTTGGGATTTGTAGACCGACTTGCTGACGGCGTCACGCAACTTGGAGAACGCGGCGATGCGCCGATTGGCCGCCTCGTCCTCGGCATCAGCCACAGCCTTAGCGGCGGCCTCCTCCTGCGCGCGTTGCTGCGTGGCCGGCTGCTTGGCAACCAGGTCGGTACCGGCTTGTTTGAACTGGGCCGGCGTGATGCTGCCAGCATCGCGGAGCTCGCGCAGCGCCGCGAGTTGCGCGCGATATGACGCCGTCAGGCCGTTCTGCGCGTCGATGATCTTCTGCGCTGCCGTGCGGCGCACCTCGGCCGCGGCGGCGGCCGTGGCGGCGAGATCGTTCTCGGCCTGCTTCTGCGCGGCCGCCGTCTTCAGCTGCGCGATGGCGTCGTCGCGCGCCGCCTTGAGGCCGCCGAGTTGCGATTTCAGCTGGTCGGTGTTGATGGCACCCGACGATCCCTGCGCGGCGATCGCCGTGCGCCGTGCCTCGTAGGCCGCGTTGACCTGCAGGATGCTCTGCACGAGCTCGGCGTTGAGCGCGCGCTGCTTGCTGACCGACGCATCGGCGGCCGCGGAAGCCGCGGCAAAGCCGGCAGCCGCAGAGCCCCCCGCGGTTGCGCTGACGGATCCGCTGCGCTCGATGATCGCGACCAGCCGCTGCGCGCTCTCGCCGAGGCCGGCCTGCGCCGCCTGCAACGCGAGGTACTCGCCCTGCGTACGGCCGGCCTGGTCGGCTTGCTTCTGGAGCGCGGCTTCGACGGTGCGTGCAGCACGCGACATCTTCTCGGAGTCGCGCGTGATGATCTGCGCGGCTTTGCCGCTGTCGCCTTCGAACTTGGCGAGGCCAAGCGTCAGGTCGACGGTAAGACTGGCGAGACTCACGTCATGCTCTCGCTGCCATCACGCGGAAGGCGGTTTGAGTTCATCTGGTCCCTTGTGTGTCTTGATGATCAGCAGACGATCCATGAGGGCATCGAGGTCCTCGATGCCCAGCTTGGCCGCCACGAGCTCGAAGCCGGCCCAGTTGATGCCGCCCATGCCGTCGACGAGGAGGTTCCACGCGATGAGCGCGAAGTCGTCGTCGGCGATGAACTGCGGCTGCGCGCCGTCGAAGATGACCCCGGCTTGAACGTCAAGCCGGGCCTTCAGTTTTTTGCAGCTGCGGCCCGCTGTTCGTTGTGGGCGACGATGGCCTCGAGCATCTTCCCGGCCACCGTGTAGAACCACATGCGCCGGTCGCCGGCGAGCTCCGCCCACAGATCGCGGTCGAACTCGATTGGATCGGACGAGCCGACTGCCGCGCCGAGAATCGCGGCCTCGGAGAATCCATCCCAGCCGACCACGCAATCGCGCACGTGCTCGTCTTCGACGTGGATGGTGTACTTGTCGGCCTCCCCGGCCACCGGCTTCGTCATCCGAGCCACTTCGCTCTCCGATGGACGCATGCAGGTGACCGAGAGGCCGTTGCCGAGGTCGCACTTGAACTCGCGGCTGCGGCGCAGCTTCGCGAGCAGGTCCTTGGCGCCGCTCATCAGGCGGTCTCACCCAGGTACACGACGCGACCGCGGATGGTCACGCTCAGCTGGCCGGTGCCGGTGGCACCTTGCTGCACGGACTCGCCGGGGATCGACGGCTGACCACGGAACAGGCGCTGCGCGCCGCCGGGCAGCGTGATGCGGAACACCAGGAAGCCGAGTTGACGCGCGACCTGCCGGATCTTCGCGAGCGCCGCGTTGTCGACCTTGAGCGAACGGATGTCGATCGTCACGGTCTCGGCAGCGTTCTTGATGGTCAGCAGCTTCTCCGTGGTGTCGATCAGCGTGCCGACGTCTTCCGTCTTGCCGGCGCCGCCGCCCAGCTGGTACTGCGTCGACTGCGAGAGCGTCGACCATGCGGTGATCGGCACGAAGACTCCGGAGACGAAGTCCGGGTACTGCGTGGTGTCGATGTCCTCGAGGCCGAAGGCGTCTGCCGTCGGCGAGCCCGCGGAACCGACGCGTGCGGCTTGCCCATCGAGCGGGTCCATGCCGACGACTTCGTCGAAGTAGCCAGCGCTGCCGATCGCGAGACCGTGGCTGGCGGCGTGCGCAACCGACGGGTTCGCCAGATCGACGCCCGTGATGGTCACCGGCGCACCTTCGGTCGAGCCGATTTCGACGCGAACGCCGGCGCCAAGGATGATTTCATTGCTCATGACATTCGCCTTTCAAGACGTAGGAAAGCCGGCACATGGCCGGCGGGTTTCGGAAACGAAAAAGCCGCCCGAAGGCGGCCTGCTGGGGATGGGTGCGGAGGAACGATTTGAACGTTCGACCTCAAGGTTATGAGCCTTGCGAGCTACCGTGCTGCTCTACTCCGCGCTGATGAATTCGATGGTTGCAGCGCCCGCCGCTTGATCCCCGGAGGTGGGATCAGCACGTTCACTCGCGTCGCTGCATGCGGCGGTTCTCTCACCACTCCGCTGGATATTCCCCAAGGCCATTGACTGACGTCAGAACAGCAAGCTAGTCGGCAACTGCTGGGCACGAGGCGGGGAAGGAAGTCAGTTCATGGGCGGATGGGTCCGCCCGGGTTTGTTGGCCGGCATCCAGGCCGGCTGCTTTGCGGCGACGGAGCCATCGCCGGCGACAACGCGAACGTGGCCGCGCAGCGTCTGCGTTTTGACCTTGCCGAGCACCGGGTCGAGGAAGAGCTTGCCGGCAGCGTCCTGGCAGCCAGCGTGGATCTCTCCGGCCTCTTCGTCTGCCATGAAGCAGTGCTTGATCTCGACGCCGTCAAGGTACACACGGCACGGCATCGCCCGCCGGTAGTTCGCATACCCCGGGTCGCTTCTGTCGGTGGCATATCGCATCGTCATTTCCAGTCAGGGAATTTCCGGCGTGATCCACGTCGGAACGAAAAGGTCCACGCAGCGCACGTCGAGGGTCGGATCGAAGCCATCGGGGCCGTTCGGGTCGGTATAGAGGCCGGCGGCGATGAGCGCATCGACGACCTCGGTCTCCAACACGTTGGCGAGCTCGCGCGTCTCTCCCCAGCACTCGAGATGGAACGTCTCTTTCACGTAGAGCAGCGTGCCGTCAAGGCCGCGCGCGCGCTCCGTGGACACGCTGTGGCCAACCACAAACGGATAGCTGTCGGCATCGTTCGCCTGGTCGACGCGGATCTTGTCGCCTGCCGATGTCGGCAGCGGGCTGCCGCTGAGCGCCGCCATGATTTGGTCCCAGCCTGCCACGTCAGACTCCTTGGTTTTCGCTGGCCATGGCCACGCGTTTGAGTTCACGCCATGCTTTCGCAGAGACGGACATTTTTGCCTTCACCTCGGCACTCGTGACGCGTTTCGGCAGCGCCGCGTTCTGTGCTCGCTTCGTCGCGGATATTCGCTGCCTGACTTCAGTGGAGCGAACTCTGCCGCTGTTCGCCGCCGATATCCTCGAGCGGGTCTCGGCGCTCTGATTGCGTGCCAGTGCCGTCATGCGTGCGATGTTCTCCGGATTGCGCTGGCGCTCTGACATCTTCGCGCGCCACTCTGCGGACTTCGGTACGCCTTTTTTCGACGCCGACATCTTCGCTCTCGTCACCTCAGATACGACGGTTCCTTGACCGCCCCCACTTGATAGGTTGTAGCCGTGTGGGTGCTGCGTGTTCAGATGCGCGATCCATCGTCGCTCGGCCTCATTCAGCGCACCGCGCTTGCACTGCTCGATTACTCGCGTCTCAAACGCTGGCCACCCATGCTTCGCAATCGCAGCACTAAGGTGCCCCTTGCTACTGACATGCCCTGTTGCGTGTTCACGCCATCTCCGAGCGATGTCGCTACTCTGACCAACGTAGGTGCGGCCAGTAAGGATGTGCGTGATCAGGTAGATGCCGCAGCGCTTCATTTGCTTCAGAACAACGTTCCTTGATTGAGTGTCGGCAGGTCTTGCGCGAGAGACTTCTCAATCTCTGCGAGTGCAGGACCTTCAAGTTGTGTAGCGCCGATTTGGAGAAATGGACGTGGGTTTTGATTCGTCTTTGTGCGGAACATCACCCAGCGCCAATAGTAGGGGTCGTTCGGGCTGTATTTGCCGCGGTCGCCGCCCTTGGCTGGCTTCACGTTCACGAACACGCCAACGTCGCCGGTCCTGTTCGTGTCCTTGCTGTTGCGAATCTGGATGGCATCGCGCAGCGTGCCGGGCTTGCGGATCATCACGCCGCGCCGGTAGATGGGGCGACCGAGCACCGGCACGACACTCGGCGAGGCCGCCAACTTCTTGACGAGCTCGGCGCCCTTGCGCAGTGCCTTGCGCGCGAACTTGCGGCGGATGGTCGGCGCCATGCTCAGCAGCCGCGCACGCGCGCTGTCGAGGCCTTTGACGACGACGTCGTAGAGCTTCGTCACGACGTCACCCGTCCGTCGCGCACGCCGGCCTTGCAGATGAGATCGACAAACTCCTTGCCGCCGCGCACCGGATTGATCACGGTGATGTCGTATGGCTGCCCGTTGTGCAGCAGGCGCATCTTCGTCGTCACGTCGGTCCGGTACCGGATCCGGAAGGCCAGCGTCGCCTCGGCCTGCTCCTGGCCGCCGGCGAAGAACTCGCGGCCGCGCGGTGCGAACGGCCGTGACGACCAGATGCCGTTCGGCGTGAACATGACCCAGCTCTTTGCCTGCTCACGCAGCGCGCCTACCGCGGGATCACGCTGCTGCAGGTAGATGCGCTCGGTGAGATCGCCGGCGACTGTCACGCGAACCCCAACTTGAGGCGGAACGGAAACAGGAAGAACTTCACGCCCATCGGGATCTCCGCCAGCGCGACCTCTGTGGTGCTGTCGCGATGCTTGTAGAGATGCGACGTCAGCAGCAGGATGGCGATCTGAATCGACTTCGGCAGCGGCGCGTCTTGCGGGCTCGTTCCCGGCAGCGAGTAGCCGATCGAATACTGGATGCTGACGTTGTTGTTGCTGGCATCGGTGTCCGGCCAGCTCTGGTCGGCGCGCAGGCGAATCACCGCGACCTGGCCAGTCGAGTCGAGCTCGTAGACGGTGTCCGGTACCAGTTGCTCGGCGCTGTCGACGTCCAGATAGGTGATTTGCAGCACGCCGAGCACCGGGCCCGACTCCAGTGTGATCTCGGCGGTCGGGAACGCGGACAGGCGAATCTCGGCGGTTGCGGGCGCGATGTTCGTGCCCAAGTACATCTCGCACCACTCGCGCGCCGCGCTGACGTACATCATGATCAGGTCGTCGTCGATGTGCACCGGCGGGCTGCCTTCTGCATCGACCCGACACTGCCGGCGCGCGAGCTCGAGCGAGATCGGCTCAGCGGTTGCGGGCGCGATGATCTTCATGGTGCTTCCTTCTGCCACTCGGCATCGAATGAGCCGCCCTGCCAACCGGGCAGCCAGGGGCCGCCGAGAGTCATATGGGCGATGCCGAGATTCGCCGGCCGCGCCTGGCAGTCGACGAGCCAGTTCCAGGCCGGGTCCAACTCACCGATCTCGTGGTCGTTGAGCCAGTACATCCGGTGCAGGTCGCGGCCCGGCCGGGTGTTGATGTCGTGCAGCGAGAGCCGGCGGTTTGCCGGATGGTCGACGTCGAACAGCATCACGCTCGACCAGTTCTTGCGTGGGTAGACCGTCTGCACCTGGTCGACCATCTTGGTGTCGCCGGCCGGCAGGTACTCATGCTTGACCACGTAGACCGCCTTGCCGGGCTCGATCTCTGCCAGCATCTCGTGCGGGTCGCGGGCGAACACGACGTCGCAGTCGGCGAACAGTGCCCAGCCGCCCTGGCAGAGCAGTGGCGTCAGGAAGCGCGAGACAGCGAACGACGTCGATTTCGGTGCGTTGCTCACCAGGTCGTACGACTGGCCGCCGCGGTGATCGCTGATGCGCGACAGCATGCCGGCGTCGCGCAGCCGGTCAGCGCACAGCAGTTCGGCTTCGATGCCGCTGACCTTCAGGAGCGTGCGCAACGCCACGTCGACGGCCGGTTGCTCGCGGGTGTCGTGACCGATGTAGACCTTCATCAGTCGGTCTCGTATTGCCAGCGCTCGAGATCGTTGTCCCAGCAACGGTCGACCATCTCAAGCCAAACCCAGCACTTGTCGAACTCGCAGAAGACGGGATGCCACGCGAACCATCGATTCCACGGATCCTGCGCTTTCGCCCGCCGCTTGAATCTCATGCCGGCACCATGATCAGGTCGCCCGCCATCTCGCGCGCCAGGCGGTAGCCGAGCGACTCGAGGTACGGCAGCGCATCGCGATCGCCGAGGCCGAACTTCACGGCGTGGCCGGGCTTCTGCTCGACGATGACGACTGGTTTCTGGCGCGCCAGCAGCTCCTCGGCACCGCGCAGCACGAACAGCTCGAAGCCCTCGCAGTCGATCTTGACCAGATCGACGTTCTCGAGGTGGAAGCTGTCCAGCGTGTGCATCGGGATGTCGCCGGCACCGTCGACGCGCGAATCGCCGCTGCTCGTTGGCTCGGTTCGGATCTTCACGCTGCCGTAGCGATCGCCGAGCGCGCAGTCGTGGAGCTCGATGTTGGCCAGGCCCTCGGTGTTGCGCGTGAAGCACTCGCGATGCACGGCGACAGGCTCGAAGGCATGCACCTGGTCGAAGGCGTGCGCGAGGTTGAAGCTCCACAGGCCGACGTGACCGCCGACATCAACCGCCGTGCGGAACTGCGTGCAAACCTCCATGGCAGCCTTCTGCTTCCCGCCTTGGTAGGCTGGCCGACCGTTCAAGGCCATGCGTACCTTCGGGTTCGCCATCCATCCAGGAAGGTGGCTCTCGCCGTCCGGAAACCACCACGAGTCAACGTACTTCAAGGATCTGCTCCAGGTTCTCGGACACTTCGTCCACAGTGATCTTTTCCATTGACGCGCGGCAGCCAGCGCACGGCACACGCGAGCCGCAGGCCTCGCCGGCGTGGCGCAGGTTGCGATGGCCGGCATAGCCCGTGATCTCCGGCGAGATGAATTCGCTGTAGAGCACCACCGCCGGCACGCCGAGCGCGGCGGCCGCGTGATGCAGGCCGCCCTCGGTGCCAACGAATGCCCGGCTCGCCGCCAGCACCGCGCAGGCCAGCCTGAATGTCTTGGTCTCGACGAACTCGACGCCGCGCAAAGCCCAGGTGCCGGCCGGGCCGACCTGGACGAAGTCGCCTCCGCGGTCGACGAGCTCCTGCCAGCGCTCAGCGATCCATGCCTTGTTCGAACCGTCGACCTTGGTGTTGGGTTCGATCAGGACACGGCCGCCGTGCGCGATGCCGAACTGCTTCTCGGCGTCCGTGAGGTAGATCTCGCCGGGTGCAATGTCCCAGTGCTTCCACGTCCATCGCGTCGCGGTCTTGCTTACGATGTACGGCCGCATACCGCTGCCATTCGCCAGGCGCTGTGCGCCACTGGTTGGCATGCGCACGATGCGCGGGTTGTTCTCGAAGACCTCGTGCCACTGCGGCCGATTGAAGCGGCCCACGATCAACACCGGCCGGCCGTTCGACTCGTGCAGCTGCCTGGCCTGAGCAGTGGCCATCAGCCAATCACCGGCACCGATGATCTACTCCCCGGAGCCCTTCGATCCGCCGCGATTGCGGCGGCGCCGCGCTCCAGTTGCGTCGGCGGAATCCGTGGCCATCACCGCCACATTCTCGAGCTTGTCGTCCGGCTTGGCCGCGTCAACGATCTCGGCAGCGCCGCCTTCGGCGACGGCCTGAGCATCTTCGACCGATGAGGTTCCGGATGCATCGGCAGGTGCGTTCGACGCATCGCCGGCCTCGCTTGTTGCATGGACTTCGCCTTCCGTTGCATGGGATGGCGCTTTCGTGTCGGAAACCTCGACGTTCGTCTCACCGATGACGACATTCGTCATGGACGTCGATGCGATCGTCTCGACGGGTTCCGATTCGAGCTCGACCGGCTTGTCGGCCTGAACGCGGCGGAAGTAGCCGAGCCATTCGTCGTACGGACCGGCGACCACGGACTCCAGAGCGAATCCGGCGTCGGTCATCACCTGGTCGATGTGGTGCGGCCGCATGCCGGATCGAAGGTCCAGGATGCGCATGCCCGAAGGCGGCAGGCGGATCACGCAGAGGTCGCGCGCCAGCGCGGCGAGCGCGGCGCAGACGGCCGACGGGTCGCGCAGCTTGTGCAGGATGGCCAGCATCAGCACGATGTCTACCTGCGGCTTGTCGCTCAGGTCGTACTGGTTCAGGTTGGCGACGATGAACTCGCATGGCAACTCGCGCTCGCCGGCGAGTCGCTCGCCGATGGCCACGAACTTGCCGACGATCTCCAGACCGATGCACGCCTTGGCGCCGACGGCGGCGAGCTCGAGGGCGATGAGGCCCTCGGCGCAGCCGGCATCGAGCACGGTCTTGCCGGGGACCTCGGCGACCAAGGCCTCGAGCCCCGTCATCTGCTGCTCCAGCGAACGGTCGCCATCGCGGCCCAATCCGGTGAACCAACCCTTCAGGTCCTTCACTTTTGCAGCTTCAGCCATGCTTTCCCCTTTGACATTTCGTCCAGTGACCATTCGTTGTCGGCGAGCGTGCCGACCCAGTTTTCGCGCTCCGGTGTCGGCAGCGCCTCGATGTCGGTGCCGCCCATGAATCGCGCCGCGCAGTCGTTGGCCTCGACGATCACCGGGACCCCCGACACGACAGCCGAGACGGCCGCCGCTGACGACCATGTGACCAGCGCGTGCGCGCCGGCCAGGTCCTGCTGCAGGGTTGCAGCGAGTGCGCCCTTGTTCGCCGACCACTCGCGCACGCGGATCTCCCGCGTCGTCTGTGCCTTGAGGCGCGCCAGCGTCTTCTGCGTCCAGTCGCCGTCGTAGCCGGCAGCTGTCCGCATGAACGCGTTCGACTGCGGGCAGACGACGATGTGCGCACCGCCGGCGCGCCACGGCGCGAGACTGATGCCGAGCGCGCGGAACCGCGAGCCATCGCTGACACCGATGCCGGGGTGCTGCAGCCTGTTCTTCGTCACGCGGAAATGCTGCTGCCGCGCGGAATCGAAATAGGAGTTGTCGATGTAGTAGTAGTCGGAGCCGCGCGCGCGCACCGCGCGCCACACGTCGACGTTCGACTCGTCGACGCCATAGAAAGCCGCGGCGCCGTCGCGCAGCGTCGTGCCGATCTGGCCGCCGCAGCCTCTGACGAAGGCCAGGCAGATCTCGAAGGACTTCCGCTTGCCAGCACATGGGTAGGCGGTCACGTTCACCACGTAGCGCTCCCGATGCTGTCGAGGATCCGCCGGAAGGGTTCGCCCTGCTCTATCTCGGCAACGCGCCACTGCGCATGCGCCATGCGCCGCAGGGCCGCGAGCCGGCGCGCGTCGTCACACACGGGTTCGTGGATCGTGCCGATGCTGTGGCCAGCCGCGCCGGCGCAGATCCAGTGCGGCGCGCAGTAGACGACGGGGATGCCCATCGTCAGCGCCTTCACGCCGGAGGCCGAACTCCAGATGACGCAGAGACCGGCATCGGCGAGGTCCTGCTCGAGCGGCGTCGCCGTTGCGTTCTTGCCGGGGTGCCGCCGGATACGGACACCGGTGAGCTTCTGCTCCTTGAATCGCCGCAGCGTCTTGTCCTCCCACTGCGCCGGGCTGGCCATCTGGCGCGAGCCGATGCCTCGCTGTCCGCAGATCAGGATGCCGGCGCCGCCGGCGCGCCACGGCGCGAGCTGGATGCCGAGGGTTTCGAACCGATCTTCGGCACCAACCGGAAACCAGCCGCTGCCGTTGTGGCCGTGCACGGCGATCGCGTAGAGCTGCTGACCAGCCGCGTCACGCCCGATGTAGCCGTTCTCGCAGACCAGCACGGTTCCGCCTTTGGCTTCCCACTCGCGAGCCCGCTGCTCGTTGGCGCCGTGCAGGTTCCACAGCAGGATCACGTCGTCGCGGTTCTGCGGATCCCCGCCGTTCCTAAGTTGGTAGCCGACCTTCTCGAGGCCGGCGTCGAATGCCGCGCGCCGATAGTGAGGCTCCGCGCGGATGGTGTTCACTGCGATCAAGTCAATTCCTCGGAAAGCGCGGCGCGCGGGAAACATTCCAACCGGCCGCCCGGCGTGCAGTTCACGACGTCGATGCCTTCGGTCTTGAGATCGGCGGCGAGCGGTTTGAACTCGACCAGCCATTGCTCGAACAAGTGAGCAGCGGTGTTGGCCAGGCCGTTCCCATAGCGGCCATGCCAGTGCGTGCCCTGCATGTCGAAGCCGAGTAGCAGGATCCGCGCGGCGCCGGCCTGCCACGCGAGGTTGATCGCCTGGTACCCGCTGTTGCCGCCCTGATGGATGACGCCTGGCGTCCGGCTCAATCCTTTGCCGCGCACGCTCGCGATGCGCCGCACGCCGTACACGACGGCCAACTCATCTTGCGTCCACCGCTCGCCGGCGAACGCCATATCGACTTCCTTGCGAAACGCGATCCACCACTGCGCGTCGCAGGCGTACAGCACGTCAGCCCACGGCGCGCGCCGGAACGTCGTGTTGATCGCGATGACGCGCCGTGCTTCGCCGGCATCACGCCAAGCCTTCACCGCTGCGCACTGCGCCTCGGTCAAGCTGGGCCCGCTGGCCAGGATCACGACGGTCGCGTCATCCCATCGGATGCCATCCCAGCGCACGACTGGCCGCTCCAGTACCGCGCTCACTTCGGCAACTTGACCGTCGGCGGCGGGCCGGCGCGCGGCGCGACGCCGTCGGCACCATCGCGGCCGCGCTTGGCGGCAAGCGTCCAGTTGCCGCCGACACCGGGCTTCTCGCCCGTGGGTTCATTGCAATGCCAGAGCGACCCTGCCCATGTCGCGGTGTCGCCCTTTTCGTAGCCACCAACGCGGTTCTCGTCGTAGACGCCGCGGTAGATCTGTGCGGGGATGCTCACGCGTTTCTCAACCACGCGGCCACTGGTGAACGTGCGCTTGAAAGCGAACGATCGCTCATTGACCTGCTCGATCTCGAAGTCGGCCTCGCCGTCGACGTGCACGACCCAACCGGCGGCCTCGATCGAGTCGGTGACGGGGTCGGTCGTGCGCACCGAGCGCACCACGCCGCCGCGGTAATTCGCATACGTGGCGCGCGGATAGCTGCGCGTGACATCGACGGCCGGCAGGACCTCGATCTGCAGCGCGTCGCGACCGGGATCGCCGACCTTGCCATCACGACCGTCGCGGCCGTCAACTGGCAGAGGGATCGAGTTGATCGCGGCCTCGATGGCTTTGTGGATCGACTCGGGATCGGCATCGCGGCCGTCACGCGGTTTCGGCATGGCCTCCATGGCCTTGGCCACGAGGTCGCCAAGCAGCCTGGCGATGGTTTGCTCGTCGACGCTCTTGCCGTCAACGCCGTCGCGGCCATCCTTCGCAGCCGGGATCTTCGCGACCGCCGTCTCGACAACCGACTCGACCAGCTCAGGCACGCCCGCCGTGGCCGCGCGCACGAGTTCGACTACTTCATCGCGATCGACGGACTTGCCGTCCAGGCCATCCTTCCCGTCGCGGCCATCCGCCGGCTTCGGGATCTCGGCCACGGCGTCGGACACCATCTGTCGAAGCACTTCAGGGTCGGCATCGCGCCCATCGACGCCGTTTTCAGGCTTCGGCAGATCAGCGACAACCGCCTTCACCTTCGCCACGACCAGCGTTTCGAGCTCGACGGGATCGATGCTCTTACCGTCGACGCCGTCCTTTGCCGGCGGTAGCGCGGCGACCGACTTCGCGACCTCATCGTCGACCATGCCGCGCACGACCTGGCGGTCGACCGACTGCCCGTCGACGCCATCGCGGCCGTCCTTCGGAACCGGGATCAGCGCCACGGCCTTGGCCACGGCTTCCGAGATCTGCTCGGGACTCGCGTCCTTGCCGTCGACACCGTCCTTCGGCGGCGGGATCGTCGCGACTGCCGACCGCACCAGACCTGCGATCTCTTCCGTCGACGGCCCGTCGGCACCGGCCACGCCATCCTTGCCGTCGACGCCGTCCTTCGGCGCCGGTAGCGCGTCGACGGCGCGCTTCACCTCTTCGGAGACGAGCCGTGCGACTACCGCGGAATCGACGCTGGCGCCGTCGACGCCGTCACGGCCGTCTTTGCCGTTGACCGGCGCCGGGATGCCGTCAAGAAACGCTGCGATCTTGGCGAGCACGGCCTGCGTGATGGCCTCGGCGTCGGCGTCCTTGCCGTCGGCGCCGTCCTTCGCCGGCGGCAACTCATCGATGGCCTTGCGCACCGCGGCTTCAACTTCAACGGGATCAGCACTCTTGCCGTCGACCCCATCCTTTGGCGCCGGCAGTTTGGCGATGGCTTCCGCAACCATCGCGCGCACCACCTCGGGGGCGACGGGCTCAGCGTCGCGGCCGTCCTTCGGGAGCGGCAGACTTTCGACTGCCTTGGACAGCGCTGCGTCGACAACTGACGTGACGTCTTCGATCGAAGCGTCGCGGCCGTCTTTCGGCACGGGGATCAGCGCGATGGCTTTCGCCACTGTCTCCTGCACGAGAGTGGAAACCTCTTCTGGGTCGGCGCTGCGACCATCTACACCGTCCTTGGCCGGCGGCAGTTCGGCGACCGCCTGGCGCGCGGCATCGGCGGCAGCCGTGCGTACGAGCTCGAGATCCGCGTCTTTGCCGTCGCGGCCGGCCGGGATGGCGCTGATCTGATCCTTCAGCGGGGCGATCGCCGGCTCGAACAGGCGCTTGAACTCCGACGAGCAATAGCCCTTGACGGCCACGAAGAGCGCGTCAGCAAATTCTGAGACTTTGCTCGTCATGCGTGGTCCTGAATTGAAAAGGCCCGCGTGTAGCGGGCCTGGTGTTGGTCGTTCCGGATCAAGGCGCTGGCGCGCTCGGCGGCCGCTTGGTAAGCGTCGCTATCAGGTCCCGGAAGCAGTTGGTGTTCTTGTCCATCATCACCGCCTTGGTCTCGGCGTTGCGCATCTCGATCGATGCATCCCAGCCGCCGGCGATGCCCCAGTCGAAGTCGCACGCGAAACCGGCGTGTGGCGCATTCACGGCGCGCCATTGCTCATTGAGGTAGAGCGTGAACCAGCTGCTCATCGGCGGCCACTGGTGCGTCGGATCACCGTAGGCGCAGGAGTGCGACCAGTTCGGCGTGACGATCTGCGCGGTGGCGCCGACCTTCATCACGCGGTACAGCTCGCTGAAGAAGAACACGCGTTGCTCGCCGGTGAGATGCTCGACGAAGTGCGAGGAGCGAACCTCGTCGACGCTGCCATCAGCGAAAGGCCACGCCAGGTAGCGCGGCACATCGGGTGGCGTCTCGCGATCGCCTGTCATGAATTCGTGGTTCTGCCGGTACCAGGCCTTGCTCTGCTCGGCGATGTTCAGAACATGCTTCTGGCCGAAGTCGATGGAGTCGATGCCTTCCCAACCATCCAACTTCGTTCGGCCGCAGCCGAAGTCAAGGCGCAGCGGTATGACAACCACTGCTCCGATAGGTTGCAGTTCAGGGGCTCGCGCGGCCTTGTTCTTCATCGTTTCTCCGAGATCACCAGGTGTAGTCTTCAGGACCGAACTTGCCGTCCATGTCGTAATGTCCAACAAGGACCGAGCAATCAACGCCACAGCGATAGCCGTTCTTGCGAGCGTCGGCCCAGAAGTACAAGTCCTGCGTGCTCACGCCGCCTTCGGTCTGCGTCTTGAACCAGGGCCGGCGCAGGTCTGCATCCTTGAACATCTCGAGCCGCCACAGCGCGAACCCCATGCCGGTACCGCAGCACTCAACGAGCTCGCCGGTGCGCGGCGGCTGCGGCCGGAAGTTGTTCACAGGGTCGCGCGGGTCGCCCCAGATCTGCGGCATGCCACCGTCGCCCTTGGTGTAGTACAGGCCGCTGATGCAGTCGAAGTCCGGGTTGGCCTCCATCCGCTGCTGCAGTTTGATCAAGCCGTCTGGCGGCACGATGTTGTCGTGCTCGCAGGTCAGGATGTACTTGAACAGCGAGAGTTGCGGATGCGCGAGGATCTGCTCGATCAAATGGCTGAAGGCCTCGCCGACCTCCATGTTGATGCTCGCCGCGGCGGGCAGCCGGAAGAACTGGTTGTTCGGCGGCGCGTACATGTTCAACCAACTCAACGCCGTCTTCAGCGGCACCGACTTGCCGGCTGGAATCAGCATGATCGTGTCGAGTTTCTTCCACGCCGAGGAATCGTCGACACGTTTGATCGTGGCCTCGATGTCGGCGTTGTGCCGGCCATAGTCGGGCAAAACAATCTGCGGACTCAAGCTGGTAGCTCCTGTGATTCGGTGACGTTCGCGCAGATTCTAGCAATGCTAAAGTCGCTGTCCATCCTGATCGACCTTCGCGGCATCACGCGACCATCCATGCCACGATCGAAGACGGTATGACTGTCAGCGTTGCCGTGGAGCTCGTCACTGTGCCGTTGTCGTCGGTGACGTCGCATGTGATCAGCGCAGCGTTGTCAGAAAGGGCGGCTGTGAACGACAGCGTCGTGCTGTCGGTGCCGACGTTCACGCCGTTCTTCTTCCACTGGTAGCTGTTCGTCCCCGAGCTCGCCGTGGCGGCGATCGTGAAGTTCGCGAGAGCGTTCTCGTAGACGGACAGATTCGCCGGCTGCGTGTTGATCGTCGGGGCAAAGACCAGGGCGTTCACACCCGTGACCATCAGACCGGCGAGGATCGTATAGCCGGCCGCCGACAGATGGACTCCGTCGGCAAAGTTGCCGGGGAAGTTCGCCGCCGCCGTCTCGACGCCGATGTTCGCGTCGGCGTGGATCGCCACGTAGGCGTCCATCGTCGCCGACGTGTTATTTGCGTCGAAGTAGGTGTTGTAGTCCGCGCGATCCGTGTCGGTCGTCGCACTCGTGTCGGTCGACGTGCCGAAGCACACCTTCACCGTCGATGACCGCCGATTCGACAGGTACGTCAGCGAGTTGTTTCGCGGCGTCGGGCTGGCAGCGCGCTGGTTGTACCACTCGAATGCCGCCAGCTTGACGGGCTTGCCGATCAGCGCGTAGACGTCGTCGACACCAGCTGGCGCACGCGTGTCCATCTCGGTGATCGTGTCGCCACCGATCCCCAGGTTCGTCCACTGGCCGAACGACAGGCCCAGCGTCTGCGCGACCTTGTATGGATACGAGTCGGCTGGGCTGGAGCCGCCGAGACCCATCGTGATCGAATCGCCGTCGAAGACCAGCATGTGATCACGCGATGCCCACGGATAGGACTGACCGTACTTCTCGCAGGCCCACATGTGCGCCTGCATGACCTCGGTCGGCGTGAGCGCTTGGTCCCAGAACAGGATCTCGTAGATGTCGGCTTCGCAGTTGATGAACGCGCCGTTGTTCGCGTTCGCGCCGATGCAAAGCGACACTGTCGCGCCCGGGCCGGCAGATGCCGAACTGGCGTGGCCGACGCAACCACCGTCGACATGCCACCGCTCGAGCGGGAACGTGCCCGTGCCATTCGTGTACGACCCGATAGACGTCGCCAAGGTAGAGAACGCCGACTGCGCGGTGTTCGGCACCTTCATGAAGCTGTCGGCGAAGCTGCCGACTTGGTTGCCGTCCGCCAGCATGAAGTTGCCGGTGTCGTCGATACCCAAGTCGACCAAGCAGCCGCCGTTGCCGGATGGCGTGATCGTCTTGTAGACGACGAAGGTCGTCACGGCCTGCGCATTCAGCGCGGCGACAACCGTCGCCGGTCGGCCCATCAACATGCTCGAGCCATTGCCAGAGGCCTGGAATCGCACTGACGGCTTCCCACCCGTCGTGTTGGTGCGGTACTTCGGGGCTACCGATGGGCGGCCGCCTTGACCTGTTGTAGACCAGGTGGCGCCGTACCCGTTGACGCTATCCGTCCATGTTGCAGTGACGTCGGTGTTGTCGGTCTGCGGAGTGAGCGAGTCTGCCGACCATTGCGCGATGAGGTGCGCGCTTTGTGGTAGTGACGTCGCCATGGCTGCTGGCTTAAGCTTGGTTCACGAACTGGATGTATGGGACAACGTGCGATGCCGACGAGCTGACCTGCGACAGGTTTAGGCTGGCGCTTGTGCCGCCGCCGGCGACAGAGAATGAGCCGATGCCCTGTTGGAATTGGATCGATGCGTTGTTCGCGGAGCCAAAAAAGCCCAATGTATTGTTCGGTTGCGACATGCCGATTTGACTGTGCAGAATCCGGCAAGCGCTCAATGCCGCCGTGCCTTGCGTCGTCTGCGTCGTGGACTGCCCGTAGGCCATGAACAAGCGGCCTGTCGGAACGGATGCCGCGAATTGTGTGTCCCACAACTTCATCCCGCTCAACGCAGTCATGTGCGTCGTGCTGACCTGCATCGTGCTGTTCGTCGCCGCATAGCTGAAGCTCAGCGAGGATGTACCGTTGCTCACTGGGTATGTGAGGCCATGAGTGACGCTGATGTTGTTCGTCGTGTTCTGGCTGACATTGATCGAGTACCGGAAACTGACGGAACTCGATGAGAATGACCGCAAGCTCATCGAACTCGCGCCGGTCCCCAGACTGTAGAGAACGACGTTGTGGGTCTCTTGCTGGTTGTAGCTGTACGCGCTATTGGCGGTCGATGCGAATGACGTGGATGCCAGGCTTACGGTGTGCGCCATGCGCATGTAGCCCGCCGAGAATGCCTCTCGCACCTGCATCGGGAACATGACAGAGGTGCTTTGCTGGACCGTCTGCGTCTGGCTGTTCATCAGGTATGGCAAGCCGTTCGCGAAGTAGCTGACGAGCGGCTGATAGATGCTGATCGTGCTGCCGTTTGTGCTGACCAGAATCCCCGATGCACCGACCAGCGACGATGTCTGCGGAACCGAGAAATTGAAGCTCTGCCCTGTCGTCGATGCGATGGTCATCGCTCCGCCGACCACGCTCATGATCGCATTGCCGGACGTGTAGGTGGTCTGGCTGTTGCCGAGTCCGATGCCGCCGCCAGCCGCGCTGGCCGTCACCGTTGACCCATTGAGGCCGAAGGACACACCGTTGGCATTGCTGAAGACAACCGACCCGAGATTTCCCGACGTGGTACCCGCACTGAAGTTGACCGGTGACGCCGCAGCAGCTGGCGCGCTGATCACGATCGATCCATTGCTCACGCCGACCGATACGACACCGGCGCCGGCGATGATCATCGACGATGCGTTGAACGTGCCCGCCGTGCTCTGCGTGGTGTTCGATGCCGCGAATGCGCTGACGACCTGGTTTGATTGCGTCGTCAAGCCGTTGTGGCTGGCCGTGATCTGGCTCGAGCCGGACATCCCGAAGGTGACGCCGTTCGAGTTCGAGAACACCATCGTGCCAGTGCTCACCGACTGCGTGCCCGCCGACATCGCCACGCCGCCCGCGCCAGCCGCGCCGCCGCTGATGATCAGCGAGCCCGCCGACATCCCTGCCGACACGCCGCCCATGCCGACGATGGTCAGCGATCTCGCGTCGACCGTACTCGACGAGCTCTGCCCGACGGTCTGGCTCGAGGCGTACAGGCCGATCGTCTGCGCCGACTGCGTCGGTACCGTGTACGAGGCGGTGACGACGTTGGCGCCGTTCGAGCCGAAGCTGATGCCGTTCAGGTTCGAGAACGAGACGTCGCCGGTCCGGTACGTGGTGTTGGAAACCACGATCCCCTGGACGTTGGATTGCGTCTGCGCTGACTGTGCGACCGTGGTCTGGCCGCTGATCAGCAACGATCCCGCGCTCATGCCGACCGAGACGCCACCAGATCCGACCACGCTCAAACTGCGGGCGTCGATGGTGCTCGACGAACTCTGCCCATACGTCTGAGAGGACCCGTAGAGTCCCATGGTCTGCGCGGTCTGGGCAAACGTCGCGGTGGCCGTCACCGTCGAACCGTTGAGCCCGAAGCTCACGTTGTTCGAGTTCGAGAACACCGTCGCGCCTGGCACCGTGTAGCTCGCCGTCAGCGTGTTCGACCCCGACAACCCGAAGGAGATCCCGTTGGAGTTGCTGAAGACGATATCGCCCGTGCGTCCGACCTGCGTGCCGGCGCTGATGCCCTGCACGTTCGACTGCGTCTGGACAGTCTGGCTCGTGAGGCCGTTGTGACTGGCCGTCACGGTGCTCGCGTTGAAGCCGAACGTGATGCCGTTCGAGTTCGCGAAGCTGATGGCGCCGGTGGACCCGTTGATCGCGACCGTGCTCTGCGTCTGAACGCTTTGCGCGACGGTCGTCTGGCCGGAGATGAGCAGGGAACCGGCGCTCATTCCAATCGACACGCCGCCGGAGCCGACAACGCTCAGGCTTCTGGCGTCAATCGTTGAGCTGGAGCTCTGGCCAAAGGTCTGCGATGACGCATACAGGCCGATCGACTGCGCCGTTTGAGCAGCCGTTGTCTGACCGCTGATCAGCAGGGATCCTGCCGACATGCCCACGGAGACGCCGCCCGACCCCACGATGCTGAGGCTGCGCGCGTCGACCGTTGAACTCGACGACTGGCCGTACGTTTGCGAAGACCCGTACAAGCCTATGGTCTGTGCGCTCTGCGCGAAGCTGGCCGTGGCTGTCACGGTCGAACCGTTCAACCCGAAGGTGACGTTGTTCGAATTGCTGAAGACCGTCGCGCCGGGAACGGTATAGCTCGCCGTGATCGCCTGGCCGGCGCTCGATCCGAAACTGATGCCGTTGGCGTTGCTGAACGAGACGTCGCCTGTGCGGTACGTCGTGTTCGAGACGATGATTCCCTGGACGTTGCTCTGCGTCTGCGCGGTCTGCACCGGCGCACTGATCTGGATCGAGCCGTTGCTGAAGCCAACCGTGGCGGCGCCGAGGCCGTTGAACGACAGCGACCTCGCGTCAAGCGTCGTCGAGCTGTTCTGCGTCGTGTTGCCGGTCGCATACAGGCCGACGCTCTGGTTGGTCTGGGCTGCCGTTGTCAGGCCGCTGATCAGGATCGAGCCAGCGCTAAGCCCGATCGAGATGCCGCCGGAGCCGACGAAACTCAGGCTGCGCGCATCGAAGCCGCTGCTGGAGGACTGCCCGAACGTCTGCGACGACGCGTAGAGGCCGATCGCCTGGTTGCTCTGCGGCGCCACGCTGAACTGCAGCTGGTTGCCAGTCGTGCTGCGGATCGTGATCGCGCCGAGCTCCGAGAACCCGACGGTGCCGCTGGAGAACGTCGTCTCGCTATTCGCGATGCCGCTGATACCGGTCTGCGCGCCGGCCACGGCGGCGATGCTGGCCGTGATCACCGAGCCCGCCAAGCCGAAGGTCACGCCGTTTTGGTTGGAGAACGTCAGGGCCGACAAGTTCTGTGACGTCGTGCCCGCGCTGAGATTGATGGCCGACAGCAGGCCGGCAGTGGACGGCACCGAGTAGCTCGCCGTCAGTTGGCTGCTGCCACTCAGCCCGAACGTCATGCCATTCGAGTTCGCGAAGACGATGTCTCCGGTGCGCGCGACCTGCGTGCCAGCGCTGATGCCTTGGACGTTCGACTGCGTCTGCACCGATTGCGCCGCTGAGGCCGTGATCGTCGAGCCGTTCAGCCCGAAGCTGATGTTGTTGCCGTTCGAGAATACGAAGGCGCTGGCGTTGTTCGATGTGGACCCGGCGCTGATGTTGATCGCCGACACGGCCGGCAGGGCCATGTTCTCCCACTTCGAAACCGCTCCGTTGTACTGGACGACGTCACCGTTCGACGGCGACGCGATGGCGACATCAAGGTGGTCCGCGAAGTTCGCGAACTGCTGCAGGCCGAGCATGATGTTGCCGGCCGTGGCGTGCGAGCGGATCACGCGGGCGATGAGCACCGACCGGTTCGGCGTCGTCGGCGACACGTTGGTCATCTCGCCCGGCGTGGCTTCCGACAGATAGAGCTGGTCGCCGGCAGCCCATGCCGACGTGTCGAGCGTGTTGACCAGGCCGAATGCCGTCACGAAGCCAAAGCCGCCGTTCGGGATCAACGTGGTCGAGACGCCGAGTGCGTCTGACGTCAGAACCGAGTTTGCCTGCGCCAAGCGGACGGTCGGGTAGTCGCCGAACTTGCCGGACACGTATTCGATTCGCGCCGACGCATTCTGATAGACGACCTGGCCGTCGCCGATGTCGGAACCCGAATCGTTGTAAACAATGATGTAGAGCTCTTGCCCAATCTGCAGCCGCGCGCCACCGTACATGTCCAGCGTCATGCACAAGTTCTTGAGGTCGTAGCCGAGCTGGCCTTCGGCGTGGGCCGGAGCCGTCAGGTCGCCGACATCGAAGGCGAGCCCGCGCACCTGGCTCAGCCAGTGCGCGCCGAGGTTCAGATCGGCGGTGGCGCCGGTGTACGGCACGAGCCCGGTCTGGCTGGGTACCGAATAGCTGGCGGTGACCACCGAACCCGCGAGGCCGAAGCTGAGGCCATTGGCATTTTCGAACGTCAGCGCCGAGACGTTCTGCGAGGTGGTACCGGCTGACAGGTTGATCGCCGACAACAGGCCCGCCGTGTTGGGGACGGTGTAGCTCGCCGTGATCGTCGACGCGCTCAATCCGAACGAGATGCCGTTGCTGTTCGAGAAGACCAGCGTGCCGGCGCTGACCGAGGATCCGGCCGCCGAGATGGCCACGCCGGCCGCCGGCGCGGCCGCGCTGAGACTCAGCGTCAGGCCCGCCGAATTGCTGGCCGTCGATCCCGACAGGTTCGTGAGCGCCAACGTCGGGTTGCCGTGGCTGTGATTCGACAATGCGGCCGTCGTCAGGAAGGCCGATGTCTCGGGAACCGTGTAGCTGCCAGTGATCTGCGAGCTGCCGGACATCCCGAACGTCAGGCCATTCGAGTTCGCGAAATTGATCGTGCCGCTCGAGGCCGTCTGTGAGCCGGCGGCGGCCGATATCCCGATGCCGTCTGGCGGCGCCGCCGACAAGCTGATCGTCAGGCCGGCGCTGTTTGAAGCCGTCGATCCGCTGAGGTTCGTCAGCGCCAGGGTAGGGTTGCCGTGCGAGTGGTTCGACTGCGCGGCGGTGGTGAGGCCGTTGTGCGATCCGGTGACAGTGCTGCCGTTCATGCCGAACGACAGCCCATTGCTGTTCGAGAAGACGATCGTGCCGTTGCTCTGCGACGAGCCGGCCGCCGAGATCCCCGCGCCGGCGCCGGGCGCGGCCGCCGATAGCGACAGCGTGAGGCCCGCGCTGTTTGACGCCGTGCTGCCGCTGAGGTTCGTGAGGGCGAGCGTCGGGTTGCCGTGCGAATGGCCGCTGAGCGCGGCCGTGGTGAGGTAGTCGGTGCGCACCGAGGCCGTCAGCGTGGCGCCGTTGAGCCCGAAGGTCACGCCGTTGGAATTTCCGAATGACAGCGTGCCGGCCGTCAGATCTGTCGTGCCGGCGGCGATCGCGCTGATCGCGGCCAGGCCGAGCACGGCAGCCGCGAGCGCGCTGTAGACCGAAGTCTCGACCTTGTTCTGCGTCAGCTGCAGAAAGTTGCCGTCGACCTCCGACGCGCTGAGGTTGCGCGTCTGATCTGAGCGATAGGTGATACCCGTCATGCGCTACTCGTAAACGGTGTATTGATCGGCATAGTCATCGGCATACCTCTGTCCTGTTGGCGGCGGAGCGCCGACGAGCGCGAGGAAGTCGTCCCATCGCATGCGAAGCCACACGCCGTTCTGTTTGACGATGGTCTCTTCGGGCGTGACCAGCGGATCTGCCAAGCCGAGTGAGTCGAGATCGAACGGCGGCGCCGTAGGTTCGGCCGGTGCAGAACCGCCGCCACCGCCACCGGATAGCCCACGCGGGCCGCGAAGGTCGACCCAGTCGCCCCAGACACCGGGCGACTCTTCGAATCGAATCCTTGTGCGGTCCCATTCGTGCTGCGGCATAGGCCCCATGGGGCCCGTCGGTCCGCGCTCGCCGTTGTCGCCGCGCTCGCCCTTGAAACCACGCGGGCCGCGTTCGCCGTGTTCGCCTTTGGCGCCGTCGTCGCCCTTCGGCCCGGGCGGCATTTCGATCCGCGCCACCGCGGCAGCCACGAGGTCCCGGATCTGCGCGAGCAGGTCGCCGTTGTCTTTCTGCAGATCCGCTGGCGTATCGGCGACGATGCGCTCGACGAGCGCCTGCACCATCGGTCGCAGATCTTCGGGCGTGACACTCTTGCCGTCGCAGCCATCTTTCCCTCGCGGACCGGTATCACCCAGCGGTCCCGGCTCGCCATCCTTCCCGTCGCGACCGTCACGGCCATCGCGGCCATGACGGACTACTCGGTCGCGCGCATCACCGTCTTCATTGCTCACGCGCCGCCTCGGTGAACTTCGCGATCAGTGCCTGTGCGAGATCCTCGGCATCGACCTCATGGAGATCTGCCGACGCGGCGGCGACCCGCTTCTCGTCGGCGACGCGCGCACGCTCTTCGATCAGCGCCTTCCGCTCACTCTCGATCTCGTCCTCGACGCGGGCGAGGATCGCGAGTTGATCGGCATGGCGACGCTCGGCTGCTGTCTCGAGCTCAGCGACGCGCGCGGCGGCCCGCGCCGCTTGCTCGGCCGCAGTCTCGGCGGCGCGCGTCATGATCTCTGCGACGCTGGCCGACACGCGGTCCATGGTTGCCGTCACAGCCTGCTGCAGGTCGTCGACCGACTTCGCGGCCTGCGCGGCCGCGGCTGCGGCTGCGGCGGCATTCGGATCTGGGACCGGATCTGTTGCCGGCGCCGGTGCTGGCGTGCTGCCAGGAGCTGCCTGCTGGATGAGCACCGACAACGGGAACTTCTGCTGCTGCATGAAGGGCTCTTTGCCGGCACCACCGGCAACCGGCGGCAGGTTCTCCGACGCGCGGGCTTCGTCTGGCGCCATGTAGCCGGCATTCATCGCGCTCTCGTTGCGCTGAGCGCGCTGCACGGGATCCATGCGCAGCAGGCCCTCGAGGTCGAGCTCAACGCCGAGCACTTGCGGACCACCGGTCAAGCCCAGGCCTTCGTCGAGCAGCAACTCGATGCCTTCGATCAGCTCCTGCAGCGTCTGGCTGTAGTAGTCCTGATTCATCGCCGCCATGTTGTTGAACTTGACGCCGGTGTCGCTGGCGATCTTGTGCAGCGGCACGTGGAAGCAGCGCGCCACGTCTTCGACGGTCCACCGCAGCTGCTCGATGAGTTGCGCCTGCTCTGCGGGAATCGTCATCGCCTCGTACTTGAGACCGTCGCCGGCGACGAGCAGGCGGCCAATATTGGCGCCGCTGAAGTTGGCTTCGAACTCCGCCTTCAGCCGCAGTGCGACTTCATCGCTGATGGTTTCCGGCGCCGTCAGCATCCCCGACGGACGGCTCATGTTCTCGAAGAACCGCGCCGAGTTCTGCTGGATGCGATTGCCTTGGGTCGCACTGATACCGCAGGCGTACAGCGGGCCGATGCCGACCAGCGGGTGGAAGAAGCACACCGCGCGGTCGTGGATGATCTCGCTGGCCGGCACGGTGAACGACGTGATGCGGCCCAGCAGGCGGTCGGTGCCGACGTCGTAGAAAACCTCGCCGTTGTCGGTGACCAGCGCTTTTACCAGCCGCGGGTCCAGGCAGTACATGGCGACGACGATGCCGCGCGCGTCGCGCTCTTTCAGGACGTACGCATTGCCGTAGATCAGCTTGGATTGCACCCACTGGCTGATGAACTGGATGCGCGTCTGATAGTTGTTGGGCTTGCGCAGCACCGGGCTGAAGGCCCCGTTCTGCGTTTCCGTCCACACGCCCTTGTCGAAGGCGACGAGCTTGATGCGGAGCTTGCTGATGTCGGCAGCGATCAGCGTCACGCAGGAGTAGACCGCGGAGAACGCGAGCAGCGTGTGGTGCGGATCGGCAACGATGGCGTTCTGCTGCCAGGCGCCGGCGAACGACTCGCGGATGCTGCCCCACCAGCTGGGGCTCTGGCTGACGGAGCTCGCCGGCGGCCGCGTGACTGGGACGACGGCCTTGCTGATCGACGAGAGGCCGCGCGCGAGCGCGCTGAACAGGGAGTTTCTAGCGGCCACGCTTCACCCCGTTGAAGAGAATGACTGCCAGGAGGATCGGGAGCGGAGCCGCGGTCAGCAACGCCCAGCCGCGGCCGAAGAGCATGTCGACGCCAACGACTGCCATCGCGACGCCAATGACGAGAAGTGCGAGCGCGACAAGGACCACGACGCCCGAGGCATCCGGCTTGGCGGCGCCGCCGAATTCGACCGTCTCGACCTTGTTCATCGCGCCGTCGAGTTGCGATGCCGGTACCCGCGCTTCGCCTGCGCGTCGCCGGAAGCCGCGGGCGCGGCGGTCGACGCGGTGAGGACACGCGTGTCGTACGTCTGGGCGGTAACTGACTTGCCGCGCTGCGCGAAGCCCTGGCGAATCAGTTCTTTGGCGTCGCGCTCGTTGGCAACCGTGAATTGGTCACCCGCCTTGAGCCAGACACCGGCGTAGCGGTGCGAGCCGATCGAGATCATTCGAATGCTCATCTGGGATCCTTCGTCGCGCTAGCGCAGAAACGGAAAAGCCGCCCGGGGGCGGCTCTTCGATTTCGACGCGTTGAGGCGGTCCGGATGGACCGCCTCAGTCAGGATCAGGCGTACGAAACGCCGTCGATGTACGCGACGCCCGCCGCACGGCGACGCTGCCAGTTCATCTCGCGGATGGCGCGCAGGCCAACGAGATCGTTCTGGAACAGCGACACCAGCGACTGCGCGCCAGTCGCCGGGTTGGTCAGCATCTGGACCGACGCCTCTTGCGTGTAGTCCATGGTCATGCCGCCGTCATCGGCGAAGTACACCTCGCTGGCCTTGACCAGCGCGATGATCGAGCCGCCCGACACCGAGGTCGGTACCGAGTTCGACGTCACCACCGGCAGACCGAACCAGCGACCACCGTCCATCGTGATGTCCGGGAAGATCGGCAGGTCCTGCGACGTGCGCTTCATCTGCAGGTCCAGCGCAACGTCCGGACGCATCACCCAGACCAGGTCGTCCATGTCCAGGTTGGCCGCGGTGAACAGCTTCTTGATGGTCGACACGTCGGTGTAGATGTTCGCCACCGAGTTGCCGGCAGAGGCGACCGCCGTCGCACCGTTGGTGATGGACGCCGGGCTGACGTTCGCGCTGGCCGCCACCGCGGGGTTGATGAACTGCTCGTCGGCGAACTTCGTCATCGTCGACAGCATGTCGTCGCGCACGACCATTTCGGCCTGCGGATTCGACATCGTCGCGAGTTCACGCGTGAACACCACCAGGCTGGCGGCCTTCGCGTGTCCCAGCGTCACCGAGGTGAACGCCAGCGCGCTGGCCGGGATGGGGTTGTTCTCGCCGACCCACGCCGAGCTCGAGCCCGACGAGGTACCACCGATGCGGACGTTGAACGGGATGCGACGCAGGCCGGGGATGCGACCGATGATGGTCTTCGGGTACAGCAGGCCGTAGAACTCGCTCGCCAGGTCGTTGTAGTAGACGAGTTGGCTCGCCCAACCCGAGGTGTTGCTGTCGCCGACGGCAACGGCAGCCTTCAGGTTGGTGGAGCCGGCGCTCGACATGGCGTGCAGCACGCGCGAGATCTCCGGCGCGTCGGACCAGCGCTTGGCGATTTCCGCGGCTTGGCCGATGTTGCCCTTGGAGTGCAGGATGGCCTGCGCGATGCGCGCGAAGCCGATGCCCTTCGGCAGGTTCGACTTGACGGCCACGACGACGGCGCCCGGGCGGTCGACGCTGGTGCCGCGCGGCGTGGTGTTCGCCGGCGTCACTTCCGTGGCGGTGGCCAGCATGTCCTTCTCGTGCTGCTCGAGCATCGTGACGTGCTCGTCGATGGTCGTGTTCTCCGCGCGGAGATCGGCCTGCTTCTGCTTGGTCTCGGCATCCAGCGTTTCGCCGGACTCGAGGGTCTTGTCGACGATGACTTGGAGGGCCTTGAGGTTCTCGGCCTTGCGGGCCTTGAACTCGGCAATACGTTCAGCGAGGGTCTTCATGGTGAGCTTTCCTTCGGGAGTGGTTGAGGCAACAAAAAGCCCGCTTGAGGCGGGCTGTGCACTGGTCTTTCCCGAAGCGCCGGGAGGGTCTGCAAGACGAACGACACCCTTTCGCGTGAGGCCAAGCGCGGCCCGCGTTTCCGTGTCGACGGACTTGATGGTTTGAATGGAACAGTCGGCGTTGGCCGGAATCGTCACGGCGCTCAGCTCGAGCCAGTCCCACTTCGTGAAGCGACGGCCCCAGGTGCCTTCGATGTCGATCGACTCGAGGGCACTGAAGCCGATGGAGAAGCCGCGGACCAGCTTTGCCTTGACCTGCGCCCACGCGCGGTCGAGGTCGTCCTTCAGGCTCGGCGGTTCGTCGACTTGCGCAAACTGGCAAGTCACTTCGATGCCGGCCTTCGTGGCCTTGGCGGCGATGACCTGACCGACCGGGCAATGCGAGTCGTGCTGCCAGAGCAGGGGCAGCGGCAGCTTGAACTGCGCGCCCATCGGCTCGACGATGTCGTCCATGCGATCGACCGACGGCGTCGACGCGATGCCGGTGATGATTCGCTTGTCCTCGCTGATCGACTTGATGTCGAACGTCGAGTACGCCCGCGTCGGGTTGGAACGGGTGCTTTGGGGCATGTGAGCTCCAGAAATGCAAAACCCGCCTCGAGGGCGGGTTCGTATGAGGTTGGTGTCTTCGTCTCGGCGGCGTCAGTGCGCTATCGCCCGCCCAGCGTGAACAGCTGGAACTCGCGCTTCTTCGGTGGCGGCGCGTCTTCGTGAAGAAGTCCCGTGGCCATCGCGGCTGCCACGAGTCCGTCGATGCGGCCTCGCGACTTGCGCTTCGAGAAGATGCGATTGTTTTTCGAGTCGGCCTCCAGCACGGCCGACGCGCTATTCCAGGTCAGGCACGGGTTGCGCTGAACGCGGAAGCGCTTCTCCGGGATGGCCTTCTCGAGCAGCTCGATCGACCGCGGCATCCACATGTTGGGCCGCGGCTTGTCGCCGGCCTTGGCCTTCTTCTGATCTTCCGACGGCTTGTCGTGCGCCTTGTAGTAGCCCTGCCCGTGCGGGATCAGCTCAATCTCGATGCCGAGCTCATCGAGCTCCTTCTCGAGGTACTTGATCCGGTACGGGTCGAAGCACAGCCTGCGGAACGACGGCAAGATGACCTGGAGCTCGCTGAGGCGCTGGGCGACGAAACCATAGTCGACGTTGCGACCTGGCGTCGCCGTCATGTAGCCGTCCTCGACCCACGAGTCGTAGGGAACGCGATCGGTGCGCGCGCGCTCGATCAGCGTGTCCTTCGGCGTCCAGAACTCGACCACGCAGGTGATGACGGTCTCGACGAGACCTGCCAAGGCCAATGCCGTCAGATCTCGCGTGCCCGAAAGGTCGAGAGCACCGACGACCTCGCTGCATTGCTGCAACTCTGAGATCGCGTCGAACTTGTCCTCGCACGCCATCCACAGCGGACCCTCGATCCACGGATTCTCGGCGTCGACCCAAACGCAGAAGTTGAGGCGCTTGACGATCGATGCCTTGGCCGGCATGCCGATGGCTTCGCGCACCTCCTTGCGCAGGTACTTGAGCGTGACCGAGACGCCGAGGTTCGGGTTGGCCTTCGGCCAGCACGACTCGTCCTTCATCGGATCGTCGCCCTCGTCCAGCCCGCAGACGTACGCGAACCACTCGTCGTTTTCCTCCATGCCGGAGGTGACGCGGCCGCTGTACTCGTGATGCTGGAAGCAGATCGAGGTGCGGTCGAACCCGCTGTTCGTGATCTCTACCGTCAGTGGCTGCCGGCGCCCCTTCTGGCCCAAGCCGAGCATGTCAACGACGCCGGAGTTGGTGTGCTCGTGCACCTCGTCGATCAGCGAGCAATGCGGCCGCGGCCCGGACTGACCGTCGTCGGAGCTGATGGCACGAAAGAAGCTGCCGCCGTAGCTCAGATTCCATGGGTTCTGGCCGCCGGTCTGCGCGATCTTCGCGTGAAGCTCGGGCGACTGGTTCACCATCGCGACGGCGTCACGGAACAGGATCATTGCCTGGTCCTTCTTCGTCGCCGCCGCGTACACCTCGGCTCGCGGCTCGTTGTCCGCGCACAGGCAGTACAGGCCGATGCCGGCGCACAGCGGCGACTTGCCGTTGCCCTTGCCGATCTCGATGTAGGCGGTGCGGAATCTGCGGAAGCCGTCGGATCCAAGCCAGCCAAAGAGGCTGCCGACGATGAAGGCTTGCCACGGTTCGAGGTGGAACGGCCGGCCCTCGTGTTCGCCGCCGTTCAGGCGCAAGACATCGCGGAAGAAGCCGATCGCGCGGTTGACCAAAACCAGGTCGAACCGGAGCCCGCGCGCCTTGCCCTCCTTCAGATCCGCGAGATGGCGCCGGCAGGCTCCTCTGACATTCGGCCCGGCGAGCGTCTCGCCGTTGACGACGGAGAGCGCGTACGCCGTGACCGGGTCAGGTAAGGTAGGCCGAGGCGGGCTGCTTCGGGGCTTCCGCGGGGTTCTTGTTGCCACCGGTCGGGACCGTGTGCACCTTGGTGCGGGATGCGGGGCTCAAGCCGAACTCGGAGCGGCTGTGACGCAACTCCACGAGGATGTCCTTGAGCATGTCGGCCGCCGGGTGCTTCTTCCACACGACTTCGCCGTTCGTCGCCTTGACCTGGTACGTGCGACCTTCCTTGGCCAGGATGCCCTTGAGGGTGACGCTCTCCTGGTACAGGTAGACCAGTTGCTCGAGCGCGATACCGTCGGCTCGCGTGAGCACGCCCATCATTTCCAACTCGACGCAGACGCGACCCCAGTACACCTTGCACTCGTCGCTCATATGCGCCGGGCATACCGGCGCTACCTTGTCTGGTTTCGGCTCGGTGGGATTGGATCGATCCTTCCGCGTCGTGCCCGCGACCAACTTCAGGTCAGTGGGCTTTCGAGGATTCGCCATTCGATGTCACTTCACATTCCACGGGTGGTCGATGCCTTGTGGCCAGCCGGTCACGTCGCATCCACCTTTGAGTCGCAGGCCCATCTCGATCGCGGTCTTGCGCTTGTGGCAGTCGCGATTGATGGCCTGGAGGTTGGTTGGGTCGTCAACGCCGACCAGATTGCCGAATCTCTTCAGCCATTTGGCTTTGCTCAGGACGTGATCAACCTCGGTTGCCTCGGTCACCAGAAACGCCGATTTGCAATCTGAGCACTGGCAAACGAAGCCGTCCCGCTTCAGGATCCTCACGCGCAACTTGCGCCATGCCGGTCCATAGCCGCGCGATTCGGCGGTGCCTCGATTCCAAACCATCTGGCGACCCCTTCGACCCCCTGCAAAAAATACCTTCGCAACTGACGCGATGCGTCTGACTCGGCACGACCGGTGTTTTCGCCCGGGCCCGCGCAGTTCCGAACCCACCCCCCCGGGTCCTGAGCTGGCGCCACTCGGACCAATCCGACCCGGCCCCCATGCCGTTCCGGCCCATATGAAACGAAGCGACGCGCTTTGCATGGCGGACGAGCGCAACCCGACGCGCGGCCATCGGTTCGCGATGGTCGGCACGGTCGGTCGTTGCGGGGGTCAGCGCATGGCGTGCGCGCGCTGCTGCGTGAGACACACGGGCAGAGCTGCAGGGGAAAGCGGCCAGCGCGCTCCGATCTGATCGGACCAGGGAGCGGCGCGCATGGCAGTGCAGCGCGCCGAGTGGGCGCGCTTGCGAGGGTCAATCTAGTGGGGGCTGCGCGAACCGGAACCGGTCGCAGCGGGCTTGCCTACTGCAGTGCCTGAGTGGCGACTAGCTGCAGACAATAGCGGAAATGTACTGTATCTGGGTCGATCGGCGCCATTGTCTGTAGGACAGCAGCGCGCTTGCACTCCCATTCAGATGCAGGGGAACGCGCAACTATTTCACGTTTTAACTTTAGCATTGCTTGCGTTTCGCCTTTGCGCTGCTATAGTTCATTCATGCGCTAACCGACAACTAGTGCAGCGGCCCGGCGGTTCCGGGTGATCCAAAGCGGCATGCACTGCAAAGCCCGCAGGAGTTCTAAAAATGTCACGCACCATTCGCACCGAGGTCTATTTCAACGAACAGCAGGCAGTGCTTGCCATTCAGCAGCAAGCCCGCTCCATGGCCCTGCAATCGGAGCGCGACGACTGGCGCCGCGTGCTCGAGCGCCGCGACAGCAAGCGCGCCGCGCCGCGGAACGCGCCGGCCCGGGCCCAGTCGGGTAACACCCTGGCCGCGGTCCTGTTCTCGGTGGCGCTGGGTGTGGCCGGCGCGGCTTCCCTGTTCCTGATGTTGGGGGCCTGAGTCATGACAACCCAGACCCAGACCGCCGGCGCGCGCTGCGCAGCCGACATCGCCGCGCTACTGCGCGCACGCAACCCGCTTATCTGGCTCGTGACGCGCGAAGAGGCACGCGCCGAACGTCTCGTGATCGACGCCGCCGCATCGGCCGGATATGCGCCGATTGCGTGGGACTGCGCGAACGGGATCACGCAGATTGTCGGGGGCGGCGACATTGACTCACGCGCGACCGACCCGGCGCAAGCCCTGGCCGCCGTGCGCGATTCGCGCTCGCGTTCCGTCTACGTGCTCCGCGATCTGCCGGCGTGGCTTCGCGATCCCACGGTAACCCGTGCGCTCCGCTCGCTTTGCCGCTCGCTTCCGCTTGCCGCTCGCGACTCCGCGCGCGCCGTCGTCGTCGTGACGCCTTCGGCAGAGGTTCCGCCGGAACTGCAGGGGCATGCAATCGTGATTGATGTCCCCTTGCCAGACCGCGACGAAGTCGGGCAAATCCTTGACGCGGCAATTGCAGCGCTTCCCGACGAGATGCGCGCCACGGCCGCGCCGGACGGCACGCGAGACGCGGCAATTGATGCGGCCGTCGGACTGTCGGCCGAAGAGGCGCAAAGCACGTTTGCGCGCTCCATCATCGCCACGCGCCGGATTGACCCGGCCACGGTAGCGCAAGAGAAACGGCGCGTGATTGCCCGTGAACGCGTGCTTGAATGGTTCGATCCCCTGGCATCTGGCCTCGACGGGGTCGGCGGACTGGAAAACCTCAAATCCTGGCTGACGCAGCGCCGCGCCGCGTTCACGCCGGCCGCGCGCGCCTATGGCCTGAGCGCTCCCAAGGGGGTTTTGCTCGTCGGTGTTCCGGGCTGCGGAAAGTCGCTCAGTGCAAAGGCAATCGCAGCGGCTTGGAGTATGCCGCTGCTGCGCCTCGACATGGGCGCGCTCCGCTCCAAGTGGGTCGGCGAGTCCGAAGGCAACATCCGCAAAGCCCTGAAAGTCGCCGAGACGGTCGCGCCGTGCGTCCTCTGGCTTGACGAGATCGAGAAAGCCATGGGGGGCGCCACGCAGGGCGCGGCGGACGGCGGCGTGAGTGCGGACGCGCTGGGCGCGGTTCTGCAATGGATGCAGGATCGCGCCGGGTCGGTGTTCGTCGTCGCGACTGCGAATGACGTTTCGAAGCTTCCGCCGGAGCTCATGCGCAAAGGTCGGTTTGACGAAGTGTTTTTCGTCGACGTGCCGACGCCGACGGAACGCGCGGCCATCGTGCAGACCGCGCTCCGCGAACACGGCCGCGACGCCGATGCCATCGACGCGGCGGCCGTGGCAGCTGCGACCGCGGAATTCACTGGCGCCGAGCTGGCCGCGCTCGTGCCTGACGCCATGTTTACGGCATTCGCTGACGGCGCGCGGCCGCTGCAAACCGCTGACCTGTTGAGCGCGGCCGGCGCGACCGTGCCGATAGTGCGAACCGCGGCGGAGCGTATCGCAGCGCTGCGCCAATGGGCAAACGGCCGGGCCAGGATGGCAAGCGCGCCGGAAGTCGTGCCGGGCGCCGATGGTCGCCGCACGCTGGACCTTTGATCCCTGACACCACTACGGAAGGAATTCGATCATGCAAACTTCAATCATCCGCCCCGGGCTTCTCGTCTCCCTCAAAACCACTATCCGCGGCGGCGTCTCGTATCAAACCGAGACCATCGAATCCGATCACCTGCAGGGCGAGGCACGCGTGGCGGAGTGGCGCACGCGCCGCGAGATCGCCGACGCCGCGGAGCACGACTCCGCAGTGAGAGCGCGCGGCCTCGCGCGTACCGCGATCCTGCGGACCTGCTGTGCCTCGACTTTCGGGCTTCTCTGCCCGTCGTCCAATGAATCCGCACTTTCTGACGGCATCGCGGAAGCGCGCCGCGTGGCTGACGAATTCAACCGCGGCGCGCGCTTCTCGCGTCTCGACGTGTTCGTGATTGCCGGCCGCATCGCCGACAGTGATACGGAAGCCGCGGCGGCCATCGGGTCCGAGGTGCGCGACCTTATCGAAGCCATGGAGCGCGGCGTGCGGAACGCAGACCCGGCCGCGATTCGCGAAGCCGCGAACAAAGCCCGCGAACTGTCGGGCATGCTGTCGACCGACACCGCGGCGGCCGTGAGTGCAGCGATTGCCGAAGTGCGTAGCGTGGCGCGCGACATTGTTCGCCGCGTCGAGCGCTCCGGGGAAACCGCGGCAAGTGTCGTGCAGGGGCTGCAGCTCGAAGCCTTGAAAGCCGCGCGGTTTGCCGTGCTCGACGTGGACAGCGTGCCGGCCGCGGATGCCGCGCCGGTTGACATCTTCGCGCCGGCCATCGATCTCGCGCCCACGGATGATGCGCCGGCCGTGGAAGTCGGCCCGGTTCCCTCGATTGACTTCGAGACGCCGCCGGCCGTGGCATGGTTCCCCGTTCCCGTCTACGCGCCGCAGGCCGCGCTTGAAATCTGAGGGGCCGGCCATGCCATGCATTACACAGACAAATCTGACGCCGGCCGCAAAGGCGCGCCAGCGCACCGCGCTCGAAAAGCTTGTCGCGGCCATCGGGGCCGGCGCCGTGAAAGTGGTTATCGGCCGCGCCGGCTCGGTTTCGTTCGCGGGATGGCTTGACGCCGACCGCGAAGGGGTTTCGGACCTCTGCGCGTACCGCGCGGTTTCGCACACGCCGGAAGTGCGGCGCGCCCTGCTCCGCGCGGAAGCGCTGTCCGGGAACCGCATGGACCCGCGTGCGATTGCCTCGGGCTTGCACTCGCACGACAGCGGCGCGACATGGAGTCGGCACTAGACGCGCGCCGGCCGGCCACGCGCCGGCCGCACTGGCAAGCATGGCGCGCCGCGCTTGCCAGTGCGAAAGCACTATCCCGGAACCCTAAACCCTGCACGCGCGCACCGCGCGAAGCCTTCAAGGATTCGAAGCCATGACAACCACTTTCACCCCCGCGCGCAGCGCGAACACCTCCGCCACCCTGGCATACGCGGCGACGCGCTACAGCGGCGCCGCTGCACTGTGCGCCGCGATTCGCGCCGCTGCAGAGCTGGCGCCCGAGTTCGCTCCGGAATGCGAATTCCCGGACCGCTACGCGCCCGGGCTGTATCCGTTCACTGTTCCTGCCGAACATGAAACCGGCGCGGTCTTCTACATGCCAGTGCTCGGCGCGGCATCGATCGAGATCGAAACCGAAGGGCCGGCCAGCAAATGGCCGCGCATGCTGACGCATCCCGAGAAGCCCGGGCCGTTCCTGGCCGCACGCGATAACGCGCGGGCGACATTCGCCTACGGCACGCCGGACGGCGCGCGCGGTTCCCTGACGGTCGCGAATCTGCGCGGCGCGCTTCTCGTCCTGGCTGACAAGGTCCACGCGAACCGCGGCGCGTTTGATGGCAAAGCGCGGCGCGCGGCGAAGCCTTCGAAGCCGGCCGCGTCGGCGCCGCACGTGGCCGCGCGTGCCATGTGGGAAGCCCGCGACTATGCCGGCGCGCTGCAGCTGGCCGCGAGTCGCGGCGCGCTGTACTTTGGCGTTTCGTCCGGAGCCGGCCCTCGGCCCTACATGGCCGCCGAATCAGTCGAGATCGGCGGCCATGCGTTCACCCTGGCACGCTCTATCGACGGCGGGAAGTTCCACGTGATGCACACGCCGTCGGGCCTTGGCGTCGATACCGTCAAGACTGGCGCGCCGGCCGACGGTTTCAAGTCACATTCCTTGGCCCTGGCATGGATCGAATCGAAGATGGCCGAAGACGCGTTCCGCGAGCGCGTGGCGCGCGCGGTGGCCGGTTTGGCCGCATTCGATCAATCCGCCGCGCTGGCTCACTACATGGCCGCCGATGCCGACGCCAGCGACGAAACCGCGGCGCCAGTGCACGCCAGCGCGCCGGCCGATATCGTGGCCGCGCAATCCGCGCCGGACGCGCCCACGGCCGCCAATGCCGACGCGCCGCGGTATCGGTTCGAACTCCATCTGATCGGCACCGATTCGCAGCGCATCGAATCCCGGTTTTTCGAGTGCGCCGGCCCGGGCTTGACTGGCGCCGACAGTGAAGCCGGATTCGCCGAGCTGCGCGCCATGGCCGCCGCGCGCGGCATGCGCGCCGTATCGGCTCAATTCTCAGACTATGCGGCGCGCGTCTGGGCGGAACCGCTTCCGGAAGCCTTCCGCGGCCATCCCGGCGCCGCGCTGCGCGAATCCGCGCGCATGGACTGCGGGCCGGCGCGCGCGCGCTGCAATGCGCCCGCCATGGCCGGCGCGGTCTATCGCGTGCACTGCCAGACGTTCACCCGGGCCCGCGCGCTACTCGGACGGTTCGAAACCGCGACGCCTACAGATGCGGCCGACCCGCTGCAGACCTTCCGCGCTTTCGCCGAGTACCGCAGCGACGCGGCCAATGCACTCCGCGCCAGCGTCGCGCGGGCAATCCTGGCAGATCGCGCGGCGAAGCGGTTCGCGACGCGCGCCAATGCCGCGGATTCGATCGGCAACCATCGGCGCGCGGAAGTCTTGCGCGAGCTGGCCGCCGAGACTCTCACCCCCCTGCCTACGCAATCCCGGCCGGTGGCCGCACCTGCAGTGACAGTGCACCACGTATCCCCCGCCGAGTTCGCGCATACCGTCGCGGTCGCGCAGATGAAATCCGCGGCGGCGACGCTGGCGCGCGCTTCCATGGTATGGGCTCCGGACTCCGGCCGCGGGTCAGCCATCGCGGAAGCGCGGGCCGGCAATCTGTCCGCCGCTCCGGCCGTCCTGGCGCACCTGCAGCGCATCGCTCAGCACGGCCGCGCCGCAGACCTGCGCGCCGATGCCGCAGATGAAGCGCGAGCCCTGGCCGATGCCCTGGCGGAGCATGCGCGCGAGTCGCGCCCCCCGGCTACGCAATCCAATGCGGAAGCCATCCCCCTGCCTACGCAATCCGAGCCCTCGCAGCCTGCCGCCGACGTAGCAGCCAAAGAGGTGTTCGGCGCCGATAACTGGTCCGAGTGGCTTCGCGTTTCCGTATCCCCTGCCCGGGAAATTGGAACCGCGACGCCGGAACCCGAGGCGCTTCCGAATCTCGACGGCCTCGAGGTCTCCGAGCTGGGCCCCGATGCCCTGGCCGACTTCGACCGCGAAGCCCTGCGCGAGCGCGCACGCGCCGCGGTGTCGGCTGCCCCCCGCCTACGCATTCCGCCCGGTGATCCCCGCCTACGCATTCCCGCGCGCTTCGCGCCGGTGTACGTGCTCCGCGCCGGGGGTGCGCGGTGAGCACGGCGGTCTGGATCATGCGTACGCATCGCGGCGGCCTGCAGGTTCCCATGCAACCCGCGGCCAGCATTCCGCCGCACGTGCTGAAGACGTTCCGCCATGCCTGTGACGTGTTCGCGTTCCTGATCGAACCCGGCGAGCGCGTCACGCCGCTGGACTGGTGCGAGCGCATCGAGGCGCGCTACCCGCCGCACCATCGGCGCGCCCGAGTGATTGCCGCGATTCAAGCCTGCACGCTCGACGCGCCGGCCGCTGTCAACGAAACCGAGGAGAGGGCCATGCTCAAAAGCTACGACTTCCCGAACGCGACGATCAAGGTTTACGCCGACCGCAAGTGCCGCGAGTTTCCGAAATGGTGCCTTGCAATCAACGTGGAGCGCTCGCGCGCATACGTCGCCGATGCGCTGCGCGAACTCCGTCGCTATCGCCGCACGCAACGGGCCAAGGCCTGAGCCCCTGGCTACGCATTCCGCGCCCCCCGCTACGCATTCACAGGAGGAACCCATGCCCAACTTCCGCACGATTCTCGAACTGACCATCAAGGCCAAGACGCAGGCCGAAGCCGACGAGACCGGCGAAGGCGCCGCGCTGCATCTGCTCGATACGTTCAACGACGACGAAAGCATCCGCTCCGGTATCCGCTACGTGAGCGGCGGGCCGGTCAATGTGATCGTGCCGGTCGCGCTTCTGTCGGCGTTGATCGATGCTGCCGACTGCGCCGCAGATGAACAGGAGTACACCGCCGAGCGCAATCGCAAGGATGGCGAGCACGAGGGCGCCAAGGCATGCGCGAAACGCGGGCGCGCGCATCGTCGCGCGTTCCGAGAGGCGCGCGCGTTCCTCAATCGCGCCGTGCCAGCGCCGCGCACCAAGCACACGCCGGCTGCCCCAGAATCCGCGCTGCCCTACCCCTGCCTACGCAATCTCAACGCCGCCACCACGGCACAACCCAAGGAAGACTGATGACTGAATACCTCGTGATCGGCGCCGCTGCTGCGGCCATTCTCTGGGCCGGCATCGCGGTTGCGCGATCGATTCGCGCCGACCGCAAACGCGCCGAAGCGCTGACGCACGACGAACGCCGCGAAGACTGGATCGACCGTCAGTAGCCCTCCGACTACGCATTCCAGTTTCCAAACCCATCACGCGCGACGAGCGCGAAGCATCAAGGAGAACCACTCATGAGCACCAATCGATCCGACATCGCAGACCGCCTGATTCAACTGCTGCAGGCCGCCGGCTATGCCGTGCACGAAGGCGAAGCCGACGACCGGCCGGACCTGGGCATGTCCGCGCGCTGGTTCACGCGTGCGCCGCAGGTGGGCGACATCGAGACGGGTCCGACCTGCACCGACGAGCAAGGCGCATGGCTCAGCGCGGCCGAACAGTTCTTCGCGAACGCGACGATTCCCACGTACACCAGCGACGAGAACGACGAGGCCGCGCCGGTCGCGCTGGCAATCCCGCTGCTGCAGCGCTGCGAGGCCTTCATTGCCGGGTTCGAAGACGACGACACACAGGATGGCGTGCCGGTGCTGCTCGCCGCCGTGCGTGCGGTGATCGGCGACCGCTCAGAGGTCGCGCCCGAGCTGCCGAGCGAGGCCGCGCTCTGCGACGAACTCGAAGCGTATTGCGAGGCGCACGGCCTGCCCTTCAAGAGCGCTGATGAGCTGCTGGCAGAACTCGAAGACGACCAGCACGTTTCCGACGTGCTGCAGAACAGCATCCATCGCGAATGGCTGCGCGACTACTGCGAGCGCTGGGACCGCTGGGAGGAATGCGCGAAGGAACTCGCCGCCGCACTCGGCGCGCTGGGTCAGGCCGAGGGCTGGGCGCTGTTCAACGACGACCGCGACCTGCAGCGCGACGACGAACAGAACCGATTCGCCAGCGACGACGACGCCCACGCCTACGTCACCCGCATGGCTGCCGTCGGCTCGCCGGTGCATGCCTATGCCCTGGCGCGGCTCGCGGCCGGCGCACGCCCCCGCGGCCCGTTCTACGTGATGATCGACGGCGAGCAAACCGTAGCGGAGTGCACGACGCTGAGCGATGCGCGCATCGACGGCCGCGCCCTGGCCGACGCCGAGCCGATCCCCTGCACGTTTGCGATTCACGATGCCGACGGCAACCACGTCGAAGACATCGAGCGCACCGACCACGCCGCACTGCCGGGGCTGGTGAAGGCCTTCGACGCGAAGCACGCGCCGCGCTCGCACGTCTGGGAAGTTACGGCCGCGGGATTCGACGGCGGCACCGACGACACCGACGACCGGGTGTATTGGGTGCGCGCGGACTCTGAGCAGCAAGTGGCAGAGGTCATCGCGGACACCGGCGCCAAGCTGCACGACGAACTGCCCATCGGCCACGCCGACAACGACATCGACTTCGATCTGACGCAACCCGGCCAAGCCATGCAGTTCGGCACGAAGTTGCTCGAATGGGCCAGCCACGAGCGCAACAAGAACCGCGCGGTCTGAAACCCCTGGCTACGCATTCCTGCACACCCCCTGCCTACGCACTCCAAACCCATCACGCCCACCAACGGGCGCAGCATCAAGGAGCCTCACCATGACCACCTATACCGCCACGTATTCGCCCGACGACAACAAATTGCGGTTGACCGCATCGGCTCGCCTGGACGCCGACACCTACGCCCGTGTCAAGGCCGCAGGCTTTGCCTGGGCCCCGAAGCAAGAGCAATTCATTGCGCCGATGTGGACGCCGGGCCGCGCCGATCTTTGCATCGAGCTGGCCGCCGAGATCGAGGACGACGACCGTTCGCTGATGGACCGCGCGGAAGAACGCGCGGAGCGCTTCGGGGAGTATGAAGACAAGCGCGGCGCCGAGGCGGTCTACTTGGCCGAGCACGTGCGCAAGATCACGGACGGTATCCCGCTGGGCCAGCCGATCCTCGTCGGCCACCATTCCGAGCGGCACGCGCGCAAGGATGCCGAGCGCATCGAGAACGGCATGCGCAAGGCCGTGAAGGCGTTCGAGACCTCGGCCTACTGGAAGGCACGCGCGGCCGGTGCGCTGCGCCATGCCAAGTACAAGGAAGACCCGGGCGTGCGCCATCGTCGCATCAAGGGCTTGGAGTCAGACCAGCGCAAGCAACAGAAGACCGTTGATGATCACGAGGCGGCGGCGCGCACGTGGCAGAAAATCCCGCGCTACGAGTGGGACAAACAGACCGCAGTGGCGACGTTTTTCGCCGGTCGAATCTCGGTCGGCTCGTATGGCATCTATTCGGAACTGAGCGCCGGCCGCATGCACGGTGACACCGCTTGGCGTGAATCGCTGGTGCAGTGCGAAGCCATGATCGCGCACGCGCGCCGCTGGCTCGATCACATCGGCAACCGCCTGGAGTACGAGCGCGCGATGCTGGGGGACTCCGGCGGGATCGCGGCGGAGCAATTCGACATCCAGATTGGCGGGCGTGTGCTGATCGGCGCCGAGTGGTGCGTGGTCCTGCGCATCAACAAGAGCGGCGGCAAGGTTGTGAGCCTCACGACCACGGCGCGCTATGTCAACGTGCGCGGCATCGAGGAGGTCAAGGATTACCGCGCGCCTGAGCCGGAAGAAGTGGCCAAGGTGGCGGCCGTGTCCAAGCTGGCACCGCTGTGCAACTATCGCACAGACGACTGCAAGGAAATGACCGCGGAGGAATGGAAGCGCGCGACCCGGTGCAGCGATTCCTATTTCGTGGACAAGATCAAAGCCACGCCCGAAGCGGTCGAGCATCGGCACCGCACCGCGTGCAGCAGCGCGGGCGGCTGGAAGCGCGTTCCGGTGTTCCTGACCGATGCGAAGGAATCCACGCCAGCGGCGCCGGGCGCACTGCCGAAGGGGCGCGCGCGCGGGCCGTGGAACAGCGAGCCGAAGGCCCCCGCCGAGCCGGCGAAGTTCGAGCGCCAGATCGAGCCGGCCGCCCTGCCCCACGTACCTACGCAATCCGCCCCCCTGGCTACGGACTCACAGCGCGATCAGTTCCAAGCCATGCGCGACAGCTTGAAGGCCGGCGTTAAGGTGGTCAGCGCGCCGCAGTTATTCCCGACGCCGCCCGAGCTGGCGGTCCGCATGGTGGAGCTTGCCAACATCACGCAGGGCGACTACGTGCTCGAACCGAGCGCAGGCACTGGCCGACTCGTCGACGCGATCCTCGCCGAGGGCCACGCGAAGCACATCACGGCCGTGGAGATCAATCACGCCTTGGCGGATGGCGTGCGCTCGCGCGTCGATCGGCTCGCGGTCGGTGACTTCCTGGCGTGCTCGATCGCGACCCTCGGCAGCCACTTTCACGCGATCCTGATGAACCCGCCCTTCGCCAAGGGCGCAGACGTCGACCACGTGAACCACGCGTTGCAGTTCCTGGCGCCGGGCGGTCGCTTGGTCGCGATCATGTCGGCCGGTGTTAGCTTCAGATCCGATCGGAAGACCCGAGACTTTCGCGCGCTGGTCGAGCGCCTCGGCAGCAGCATCGAGGCGCTGCCGTCCGGCACGTTCGAGACCTCTGGCACCGGTGTGCATACGGTGCTGGTCGTGCTCGAAGCGCCAGCGAAGGACGCACCCCCGCCCGGCGAATCGGTCAGCGTCGCCGCCGCTCCCGATTACGTCGCCACGTGCGGCCGCTGGTTCCGTGCTGTCGCGCGCTTCCCGGAAGCCGAGGTCGACGCCGCGAATGCGTACATGGAGGCACACCCGGGCGTCGGCCTGCTGCTGATCCAAGGCGGCGAATTGATCCTCGCGCACCGCGACGACCAGGGCAAGACCTCGATGCCGGCCGATGCGCTCGACGGCATGCAGCCGCGCAGCCCGGTGCTGTCGTCAGATCAAGTGGCGGCGATCACGCACAACCAGTTGCGCAAGTGCGAGGCCTGGGCGGACGGAACCGTAACCCGCGAGGAGATCATGCGGGCCGCTGAGCGCCTGGAGACGTGCGGCGGTGCCCTGGCCACGGAATCCGACGGCGGCGCGCTGACGGCCGCGTATCGCGCCGCTGTGAGCCGGTTGCGCGACCTGGCCGCCGTCCGCGGCGACGAACGCGCGGCGATGGTCGCCGTGATCGATGCCGGCGCCGCGCGGTACTTCGCGGCCGCGGACTCGGCGCCGCAGACCTGCAGCGAGGCCGCCTCGACCTGACCCCCCCGCCTACGCATTCGCAAGCCCGCACCCCCTTGCCTACGCAATCCCAAAACAGGAGATCAGACCATGCAGACCACCACACCCGCCGCGCCGTTCCAACTGCTCGACCAGTGGGACAACCACCTGAAGTTCAACGGCCGCGCACCGCGCACGCTCGAAGAGATTTCGGCCGCGCACGCCGATTATCTGCACGCCCGGCGCCTCGCCGAGATCAAGTCGCTCCGCGCAAAGCTCGCGCTGCTCGACCCCTTCCTGCGGCCGCTGCACGACCTCGGTGTGCGGCTGGCCAGACGCGACATGAGCACGTGGGACCACGGCAAGACGCTGCGCATCATGCCGGCGATCTGCACGTGCGACGACAAACTGCACGCGGCGCTCGTCGAACTCGGCTTCCGCGAGATCGAACGCGAGTATGCCGGCAGCAAGGAAGACCGGGTCAAGATGAAGCATGGCCGCAGCCTCATCGTCGTCATCAACGTGACGAAAGCCGCTGTCTCGCCGGCACCTGCAGCCCCCGCTACGCAATCCCAGGTGGTAACGCCGTGAGCGCGCAGCACACGCCCGGTCGTCAGTGCGTCGAATGCGAGGGTTTCTGTCTCGTAGCCCAGAACGCCGGAGTCGCATTGAATCTGCACATTGGTCAGCACGTTCGTCATCGCGACTATGACGGTAAACGCGTTACCGGCACGGTGTACAGCCTCGGTGTCGAAGACCGGGCGCTGATGGCAACGATTGCGCTTGACCTGCCGATCGTCATTGCAGCGCGCGATGGGATGCGTGAAATCAGAATCTACAAGCAGACCGTTCCGACACATGAGCTCACGCCATTCGACGACCGCGACGAGCTGATCGCCGAGATGCTGGAAGCGCTGACCGCATGCGCCGAGGCCCAACAGCCAATGCAGCATGCACACGCCGCAGAGCAAGCGCTGGCCGTCATCGCAAAGGCCACCGGGACCGCCTCATGAGCGCGCTGACCTTCGAAGCGCAGTTCTGGTTCGGGTTCTGCGTCGGCGTTCTCACTGCCATCGGCGCCGGCGTCGCCGCCTTGTTCGTCTATGCGAAGTGGGGTCAGCAATGAGCGCGGTGCACACGCCGGGGCCGCGACTGCGCAAACCGAACAAGACCGAGCGCGACGGGCTGTCACTCGTCAGGAACGAAATGGCCACGATTGCCGACGACCTCAGAACGTACCGCGACGCCGAAGAGCGCAAGCGTGCTCGCCAGATCAACGCTGCACTCGACTACATCGACGCCGCCATCGCCAAAGCCACCGGGAGAACATCATGAGCACGCTGTCCGAGTACATCGCCGCGCATGCCGAGCAATGTGTGCCTAACGAAGCCGGCGCCGTCGACGTGATCTTCTTCGGCGTCAAGGCGAAGCCGACCGCGGATGCCGCTGCGCTGCGCTCGCTCGTGGACAAGCACGAAGGCGAGTTCCACGAGATTCTCGACGTGTTTTGCGGCCTCGAGCTCACCTACATCGAGCTCGGCGCGTGGCTCGGCGATCAGGGCGCGGCTTTGACGCTGATCGGCCTTGGCGGCGCGCTCGGCATGTGGGAGGTGCTGACGCCGCGCACCGCTTTCGGCGAGGCATTGGACCGCCAGACGGCGCGTTCGCTTGCCGGCCACGGCATGGTCGCGCTGAAGGCGCCACCCCCGGCTACGCAATCTCAAGCGGTACCCCCGGCTACGCAATCCGCAACTCAGGAGGCCGACATGCAATTGCCGCAACCCATTCAGCCGCTCGTCGACGTCGACGGCAAGACACGCTTTCAAGGCAACGCTATCGTGCGCATGCTGCTCGATTGGGCGAAGCCACGCGGTATGGACCTCAACGCGATCGCCTGCCTCGAGTTCAGCAACGCCGATCGCCAGCAGTTCGCGCAGCTCATCGGCTATAGCCTCAGCGGGTATGGAGAGCTTCCCTATGTCGACGACGAGGCCTACGAGGCCGCCGCCGAGATGGAGGGCCGTGCGATCAGCGCCGACGCAGCACGAGTCAAGGTCCTGCAGCGGCTCGTCGACGAACTGCGGCGCGATCTGCGCGAGCCCATCGCCAGGCTCTACGGCAAGCATCCGGACGATCTGATGGAACGCCCCGCGCCTCCGGATCCTCATCCTTGATAGGCTACCCCCCTGCTACGCATTCCCGAGGAGAACAACATGGCCAAGTCCAAATCCGTTTCGCTCTACCTGACCGAGCGCACGATGAGCGCGATGCGCGGCGGCGAGGGCGCAAGCGGGCGCATCAATCAGATCGTCGACCGCTACCTGCAGCTGATGAAGAGCTATCAACACGACCTGCGCGCTGAATTCAGCGACGGCGAATGGCAACGCCTGCGGACGGCCTACAGCCTCGGTGCTCTTGGCCTGACAGACCTGGTGCAGATCTGCCGCGTGCTCGTTGATGCCCTCGACGACTCGACTGAGCTGGCAGCGCGGGTCGATGCGCTGAGCATCGCCGAACTGGCCGGCTTGTTCGAGCTCGTCGAAGCGGATCTGATGTCGACTCCCCTGCCTACGCATTCCTGACTATGGCCAGGCTCCCCGCTGCAAGCCCGACGATCGTCTTCGAGGGTGGTCCGGCCGCCGGCCGCATGCGCGTGAACACCGTGCGCGCGCAGGCCGTCGTCGTGCCCATGGAGATCGCCGGCCGCTACTTCCCGATCCGCTACGTCGACAGCGGCCGCCGCAGCGAGTACGGCGCGCAGATCTGGGTGATGGAGGAGTTGCCTGACCCACCGGCTACGCAATCCGACGAATCAGCGCGCAGGCTCGCGGCACGCCTCGTAGAGCAAGCGCCGTCGATGGCGGCGGCGCTCGACGAGATGATCGACCGCCTCGAGCACCGCTGGTGGCATCGCATTCTGCCGTTCCTCGGCCGGCGCGCGCGACTCCGCAGGGCGCAGGATGCAGCAGAAGCCGAGGCGTTTCTCGATCGCATATATGGCGGCGATCAGACAGATGAATGACGTCGATATCTGCCCGCTTTGCAACCTGCCGATTGAGCCTGGCCAGCCGTGGCATACGCGAGCCCGGGCGCACTACGACTGCTTCGCTGACACCGAAGACGGCAAGCGCGAGCTGCGGCTGTTCGCGATGATCCGTGACGGCCGCCAATCGATCCGCGATCGCGAGGCGCGCGAAGCCGCGGCCGACGAGTCCATCGAGCAAGCCCGCACCGGCCGCGGCGAGACATACCTGGCGCGCGCCGCCGGCGGCCACCTGGTGCACCTGGTCGACGCCGGCACCGGTGTCTCGCTGTGCGGGCACAAGCCGGTGAACAACGCGCGCAACATGCGGCCCCGAGCGCGTTGGTATCCGCAGGGCAACGAGACGCCGTTTTTCCGTCGGCCGTGCGACAAGTGCAAGCAGTTCGGCGAGATCCCGTGGCAACCGCGACCCGATGGCGAGGTGTCCCCCGGCGGGGGAAGTTCCTGTGCCTCGGATGAGTAGTCGCGCTTCAAGTGCAAGGCTTGAGCGGGGCCGAAGCCCCGCCGTCGCCAGACACCCGTTGCGCTGCGCGCTTGGGTGTATGAGGCCTCTGCTGCCTTTACAGCCAGGACATGAATGCCGTCGAGGGTGCGCGGCGCCTAGGGGGCTAGGTTTATCCCGGGAAGGCTCGATTTTCCACCAGGTGTCGATGCGTTGGCAAGCTCAGAATGACCAACGGCCTCGAGGCGTTTGCACCTCGAGGCCGTTGGAGCGATGCCATGCGCAAGCACCGCGCGGAATCGTTGCGAGTGGCGGCGAAACTTTGTACCCGCGGGGATCAGACCGCTCGCCGCACCTTGTTCAAGGGCAGGATTGAGGTTTCACTCGTCGTTCCATGGGGCCGGAATGTACCGTTTTTCACGGTGGCGTGCATGTCGGCAGTTGCCGCGGCGCGACGTCCGAGGCATCCTACGAGTTGGAGGCCCCACGTCATGAACAGAACCAAAGTGTTGCGCGCACTCGCGCTGCTGCCATTGCTGATCGCCGCCGGCTGCGCGATGGCGCCGCTACCACCGAACCCAGCCGACCAGGATCCGCGCGCCGGCACCATCGTCTTCTACCGGCCGATGTACTCGTTGTTCGGCCACGGCCAGCGACCGGAGCTGCTCGTCGACGGCCTGCGCGTCGGCAAGTCAGTACCAGGTGAGTGGTTCGCCGCCAAGGCCGCGCCGGGCCCGCACGTGGTGTCGGCGCCGAGCACGATGTACTCGGGTGTCGCCACGCTCGACGTCGTCGTGCGCAGCGGCGAGAAGATCTACGTGCGGACGTCGATGGGCGGACCGGCGTGGGCCGGCCTCGCCACTGTCGAGCTCGTCGACCAGGTCACCGCAGCGCCCGAGGTCGACAAGATCATCGCGGCGAAGCGCTGAGATACTGCGCGGCCCGGTGAATCAAGGTCGCCAGCGCACCAGCTCTTCGGCTCGCCGGCGTGTCTCGCGGTGAGTGGCGCCAAAGTTATGCATCACGCCACCCCGCAGCGCCGCGCCAGTGCTCGATTCTTGGGTGACGCAAAACTCGTGCGAACACATCACGTGTTGTCTATAACAACGTTAGGCGTCATGCAATGCGGCGTTTGCGGCCGCGATCTTTTTAAGCAAAGATTGCTCCGCCTCACGCATCGCATCCTCAGCGCCAAGAGAAGCAAGCTTGTGCCTATCGAACCATGGCGCCCCGCTGAGCAGCCAATCCGTTGGCTCATGGTAGATGTGCCGATGCACTCGCAAGCGAATTCCTGCGCAATCCAATTGCCATGCGTTCGGCACTCGCTCTTTGTCGCCTTGGCTGTGCGAGCTGATGTCTTCCCACTTCATCGTTCTTTCCTCTCTGTTCACCACGCCTAACCCTTCGATCAAGCGGACCTGAGTACAGTCCGCTTATCTCAAACGTTAGGCGTCAACACTGCTGCACCGAGCGAGCCTGTCTGCTCGGGCCTTCCGGTTAGAAACCGGCTGCTCTGCCTGTCGTCCGCCTTGTACTTCGGCTCGCGGCTTTCTGAGCTAGTGCAGCAGTCTTGACGCTTCACGGTCTGTCGCCATTCAATTGAGCGCATAGGTGCATCAGCGTCTCAATCGGCCGGTACTCACGCGGCAGATGCACATAGACCAATTGCCCGTTTGTCACGTCTACCGTGAAGCTGCGGCAGCCGAAGTCTGTCGTGCGGTACACAGCCAGAGCCTCCGCCAAAATCGCCTTCTTGAGTTTTCGCTTGCTCATAGTCCTCTGCCTTCGTTCCACGCGCCTAACCCAACGGTGAAGGCGGACGCCCCTTCGGGTCGCCGCTTACCTTCACGTTAGGCGTCTGCGCGTTCCACAGTCGCTTCATCTCCGCGTTCAGTGCGCGGTCCTGGCGGGCATCCTCGCTGGTGCGCCCGGTGCAGTCCACTGCCGGCCCCTTGTGGGAGCAGTCCCAGCAGCAGTAGTAGGCCGGGCCTTCCAGCGGCGTGGCGCCGGCCTTCGTGGCACGCGCCCATTTGCCCACAAGTTGTGGCACTGTGTCGTCGCCGGCCACGTCCAGCTTGATCGGCATTTGCGGCTTCATGTTGTAGCTGCCGCAGGCTGGGCACGTGGCCATCTGCTGGCCGTACACCCACTCGGCGCGCTTCGCTGGGTCTTTCAGCATGTTCAGCATTCGTCGGTCCTTTCGCTTCTCAACCAGGCGCCTAACCCTTCGTTCCAGCGGACTGCCTTCGGCAGCCGCTGAACTAAAACGTTAGGCGTCTGGCCGATACAAAAGCATGGCGATCGCGCCACCTGTTGCGCTGTACCAGCTTGCACTGAACGCCTCGCCCCAGGTTGGCGCCGATGCGCTGTTCTTTCCGGACCTAAGACGCCAGTAGGTCCACGACCCAGTCCGGTATCCGACAACGCATATCGGGTACATCAGCAGCAATGTTTGCCAGTAGCTCATTCATGGCCCCAGCTTGCGGCGATCTCGCGGAACGCCTCGAACCCAGGGTGCCCGGGTCGGCCACTCAGTTGCGAGATCGGTGTGCCATAGGGCTCGGGACCACCGGGGTTGCATTGCTGGCAGTCGGCGACGTGATAGGCATAGGAGTCGGCTTCGAATACCGCCGTGTCGCCTTCCGGGAGCGTTTCGAGACCGCATGCGATGCGGCCGTTGTCGTACTTGCCGGAGTGCTCGTCGACCCATGCGTCGACTCGGATATGCATCGTCATGTCTGTGTCCTTTCTCGCCGGCACCAGTACCTGCGTGCCGGCTGCTACGCCTACTTCGTCATATCGATTTCTTTCTTGACCTGCAGAACATGAGCCAAGTTCAGCGCCGCCTGCGAATAGTGCATGGCTTCGTGCGCTTGCGCGGCCGCAGCCTTCTCGGCCAAATCTTTGATTGCCTTGGTGACTTCGGTTTCCATTGGGTTTTAACTCCAACATGCGCCGGCGTTTGGAGGGTCCGGCTAACCCTTAACTGCAGTCAAGGCGTACTTCCGAAATTCTTGATCACCTGTCTCGGTATGCTCCAGGTTGCCGTTTTTGGCCGTGCGGAACACTCCCATCGGCAGAAACACGCGATCAAAGCGGCCGTGCCAAAACCCGAACTCGGTGGGCGTGCCGTCGCTGTACTTCGTGGGCGCGCATACGCTGCAAAGCTGCTTCCCACGGCGGTCCTCGAAGTCTGTCCAGTCAAAGAAGCTCTCCGCGTAGCCGTCGCAGCCTTGGGAGGCCAAAGCCGTATTCTCGCAGCACCCGCAGTGACCACACTGGAACAAGCTCATCGTTCCTTCCTTATGCCTTGCGGCGGCGCCGCCAACGCTCAGCCAAACGTAACGGCTCCGCCGTCAGCGGCCATCTCAAAGCAGCGCCGCCACTCGGCGTACTTCTCGTAGAACCACGCATCGCCCGTTGCCTTCGCGCGGTCATCCCATTCGGCGAAGTCACGCGCCAGCTCGGCGGAGACGACGGTGCCGATACAGCCTTCACAGTCGCTGAAGCACACGAGTTCATGGAACGGGCCGTCTTCGACCTCAAATGCCCCGACCGTATGGCTCATCACTTCCGACGGCTTGAAGCCCGGAACGCGCTCATGTAGAACCGCCGTGTAGCCGGCTAACTTCGCGAGCGTCTCCCGCCACCTCCCGTAGTGCCCATAGCCTCCAGACCAAAAGTGGTCTTCGTCGGCAAAGGCATAGACGCCGCGATGTTCGACGCCTTCAGCCTGACTCGGGAAGTCGCTGTTCACAGTCGCTCGGAAGTAGTCGCCTTCCACCGGCGCTCGTGTCAGTGGATCCACGGGCTGCCCGTCGGCATCGAAGAGCACGTCCAGCTTCCTGATCTGCCGGTATGCGTGTACGTTAAGTCCCATGATCACGGTCTCCATCGCATTAGTTCTTCAGCACACCGGCGCGTCTCGCGATGCGCCGCGCCATAGCCGGATGTCTCACGCTCGAGGTGGTCGATGTCCGCCTGCGCTCGCTCGATCGCCGCCAGGTAGAACTGCTCGACCCATGTGTGATCGAAGATCGTCCGGCCTTCGGAGGTCCCGTGATTTCCGAACAGATTCTCCGGATGATGTGGATCGATGACGATGCATTCCACGCTTGCCTTGCGTTCAGCGCATAGTCGCCTCACGCGCACGGCCTCGCGTCGATCCGAGAAGACGATCCGATCACCATCCTTCACGCTCTCGACGAGCGACGTCGTGCGGCCGCTCCTCCTGGCGGAGTGCTGGTAGATCTGCATCATGGCGCGGACGGCAGCGCCGATTCCAAAATGATCCATGGGGTCAGACCTTCATTCGGCCAGGCCGTTTTCTTCGACCTCTATCACGAATTTCGAGACCAGTTTGTCCATGGCGTCGAAGCGATTGCGATCATCGAAATAGGCGGCGAGGATCGACCGCAGTTCGCCCTTGGCGCGCTCCCACGCCTGCGCGCGCATCACGCCGACCAGATCCTGGTTGCTGACGTCGCGTGAGTTCATGACCACCACAGCACAACGCGCGTCGATGGCGGCAGCGCCTTCACGAACGCCAGCACAGCCATATCCCACGCTTCCATGCCAATGCCATCGAAATGCTTGGCCAAGCGGTGGGCAGTCAAGAAGGTCAACGGCGTCCCGTAGGGGTCGTCAGATCGATCCTTGATGCCTTCGTCCTCGTACGACATGAGCATGCCGTCGATCGGCGTGGCTTCTGCCTTGATCCGATCGAACAGGTCGTAGTCCTGATAGGTCAGGCTGAGACGTTCGTAGCCGAGGACGCGACCTGGGAAGTGCTCCCACTTCGCGAAGATGCAGGCAAGGCTGACGCTCATGTCGGAGGCACCACGGTGAGTTGCGGCTGCCACCATGTGGGCCGCGGGAAGCGTTCGGTGAATGTGATGACGTCGATTTCGGTGGTCTCGACGTCTTCGGCGTCAGGCCACCATGTGGCGAGCGGCTCGTCCTTCGGCAGGATCGCGATGACGATAGCGTGATTGTTCCGTGGCTCGTCGTCGTCGAAGCGGTAGCCGCTGCACCAGTAGGGACCGGGAGGCGGAAACTTGACGGGCCTGAAGTCGTCGGCGTTGGTCATGAAGCGGTGGCGCTCGAAGGTCATCCGCCTATCCTCCATTCTTCCGACCAGTGCTGCAGGTAGGTTTTCAGCATCCAGCGCTCGACCAATTCCGAGTTCGGCCGATCTGGCAATGTCGACGCCGCATAGGCAGCATCCAGCCGCCGCTCAGCGTCGATGATCTGCGTCGATGCCTCGGCAAGCGAGAAGCCGCCAGTTCGCACCTTGAGCACGAGCTGGCGATCGGCGTCGCGCATGGGTAGCGAGATCCTGCCAGTCTGCAGCAACTCTTCGCCTTGCAGCCCGAGCCGCACAACGTGGCCGGCATACTTCGTGTCATAGCCGTACTTGTCGACCAGCTCGGGACGGGTGATGTTGCGCTGGCCGCGAAGTCCCAGAAGGCGCTCATGCTGCTGACGCATGTAGCCTCGGAATGGCATGTAGGCCTGTTTGCTGACGATCTGTGGCGCCAGCGCGCGCAAGGCGTGGCCGTACAGTGTGATCTCCCGCACGTGCTCTCCGGGCACGAAGAGCGCAAGCAGGATCGACGGGTTTCCCTTGAGTGCCAGGCTCAGGTACTTGCGCAGACCATACGCCACATGATCCACATCGCCAGCCTCGGAGCGCACGCCAACCGGCTTGGTTCGGCTGACCCACGTGTCGGCTGCATTGAAGCCTGCAAAGGTCTTCTGGTCTTCGACGACGACGGCCATGAGGTCAAGGTCCTCGAGACCATCGTTCACCGCGGTACCGTGAACCGTCGAGCCAACAACGGCTTCGAGGATGGTGGTCTTCATCGTTTTGCCTTCGGCTTCTGGTCCCACTTGCGCGACTGGCACTGCGGGCACTTGGCTTGCCGGCCGGTGATGCGCGGCAGCCAGCGATAGGCGCAATGCAAACAGGCCACCTCTTTCGGGGTGGCCTGTTTTGGCTTACTTGCCGAGGGCATCGTTGAGACGCGCCAGCTCGGCCTCGGCGTCGTGACGCCGTTCCTCGCGGGTGCGGAGCTGCGTCAGGTTCGCCTCGATCTCACGCTTGCGTGCGACCAGGATGTCGCGGCGGCGGCGGTTGATCTCGGCGTCGAGCGTCTCGATCGCGGCGGTCAACCAGGCCGGCGGCGTCACACCGTAGTGGTCGTAGCCGTTCGCCGACGCACGCGCCCAGGTAGCCATCGCGATCGCCTCGTCGACGTCGATGCGCTCGACGTTTAGATTCTTGAGTTGCTGCAGATACATTCCTCTTTCCTCTCTGGTTGCAGCTTCAGTTGAAGCCGTTGATGAACTCGCGCATCTTCTGCGGGTCGCTGAGTTGACCCGTCATCGGCATCAGGCCGCCACCAACTCTGCGGCAACCACATTGCTGCGCAGCACGTCGGCCAGTCGCAGCAGCGGCATCTCGAGGATCTCCTCGGCCAGCCCGAAGCGATTGGTGCGCATCGTGGTCACGACAGCAGGCAGTGAGTAGAAGTCCACGCCGCCACGCAGGTCGAAGGCCTGCATGGAGATCCCATCGGCCACCACGCGATCCGTGAACGTGTCGGGGTCGCCGGCGAGCTTGTAGAAGTACACCGGCACGTCCTTGCCGGCGAAGTCGCTGTACTTCTGATACGCCCGGCTGAAGCCACCGGCACGGCCGTCGCCGCCGTCCGAGACGACTGCAATGCCGTCGACGATGAGCTTCTTCTCGAGCGCGTATTCGAGGCCAATGCCGATGTCCGTGCCACCGCTCACGGTGATGCGCTTCGTCAGCTCCATGATCTCGTCGTACGTTTTGCCGGTGACGTTGAAGTACGTCGGCCCCGAGTCGAACCACACGAGGTGCACGTCGCCCTTCGCGGCGCGCGCGAGCACGTCGGCGATCTTGCGGCCGACATCCAGGGAATCACGCATCGAAGGCGACTTGTCGGCCAGGATCAACCAGTCGCCTTCGACGGCGATCTTGTCGATCTGTTTCTCCTGCACGCCGCGAAGCTTCTCGCCCGTCGACCCGCCGATGGCGTCAGCGGCGCGCGTGGTCTTCAGCGTGGACGCGCCGGAGTCGGCCGCCTTCATCAGGCCAGCATCGAAGGCAGCGCGTAGCGCTGGGTCGGTCTTCACGCCGAGGCGCTCGAGCATCTTCGCGTTCGTCACGAGTTCCGTCGGCGTCATGGCGGCGATCAGCGCCTGCACGACGGCCGGGTCCTTCGACTTCACGCCGAGCGCGCCCATCGCCGTCAGGAACGGGATGCGCTTGCGCATGATCAAGCCCGCGGCTTCCGTGGGATCCAGGTCCTTGAGGCGTGTGACGTCGGCGAACACGCCGACCTTTGCGCCGTCAAAGAGCACCTTCTGCGCGTACTCGCCGGGCTTGATGTGCAGCAGCGCGTAGAGTTCCTTCATGGAGGCGCGGTGCTGCAGCGCGGCGCGCTCGAAGCGGCCGGGGTTGGCTTCGCGCTCGCGCAGGTACTGCTCGACGGCGCGCGAGACGCGGCGACGCTCCTGCACGGGCTGCGACTTCGCAAAGCGCACGGCGCGCACGAGGTTGCGCGGATCCAGGCTGACGATGTGCGCGATCGCGTTGTCGCGCAGCTCGACGTCATCCCGCAGCGCGGCAGCCGTCAGCGCAAGCACGGGAAGCGCGACCTTGGCGTCGCGGATCTGGCCCTTGCGGGCGTTCCAGGCGACGAGGTGAGCAAAGAAGTTCGGATCCTCAGCGGCCGCCTGCAGGCCAATCGGCGCGTACTGCGCGAGGTCGCCGTGCGGGCTGCGGGTGAGTTCGCTGATGACGCGGTTGCGCGTGAGTCCAGATTCCATGTGTGCTCTCCTCTGTCGAAAAATTGATGCCGCGAAATCGATCTGCTGTCCTTGCGGTTGGTAGGGGAAGTCGGGTTCGAACCGACGACCTCGGGGTTGACCCCGATGCTCTAACCAGCTGAGCTATTCCTCTGATGCGTGTATGCAGATACAGTGCGCGGCAACTCTGAAAACTATGTGTGACGAGTCGGAATGGATATTTAGGTGCTCTACCGCTGAGCTACGTTCAGCTTTCACCGAACGGCAAGATTCGAACTTGCGACAACCCGCTTAAAAGGCGTGTAGCCATTCCAGTAGTCACGAAAACTGTGTGGCGAGTCGATCGGCTTTCGTTCGTGCGCTACCGCGCTAGGCGGCCCGCTTCCGTGCGCCAAAAGCATGTAGGCCGATCAGTGGCCACGAACCCTTCAAAACTAGATTCCTGAGAGTCGCCGAGCAATCCCTTTCGGGACGGTCTTTGCAAGGTCGTGTATGCCCGGCCGTGTCAGGAAACTCTTTAACTCTTGTCTCGGTCTGCTGCGAGCAGGCCCATGAGAAACGCCACGAGCGCGAGAACCGCGAACACGACGAACAGCCCCTTTGCGACGAGGGCCGCCGTGCCTGCGATGCCGGCAAAGCCGAACATCGCGGAGATGAGCGCGACGACGAGAAAGACGACGGCGTAGTGCAGCATGTTCAAGGTCCTCCGCTGGCGTTGAAATTCAGTTCCCGATGAGTCGATGTGCGTTTGACCACCGCTTGCGCGGCGACGACTGGAATCGAACCAGCTACCCAAAGCTTTTTAGGCTTTTGCTCTACCAGATGAGCTACATGTAAAGCACGTCATTGATCGGGAAGCGAATTGCACCACAACAGGAGCGCACGAGTCAAGCATTGCTAATGTTTTCTTTTGCGCACGCTAAGCGTTGGGATCGCCGATCAGTCCGGTCCGCGTGAACAGGTCCTCCAGCTTCGACTGCGCCTGCATCTCGACGGCGTTAAGCAGCTTGCGCAGCATGTCCTGATCGCGCCGCAGTACGCTTCGGCCGATGCCGTAGACGCGCTCCATGCCACGTACCGACCATTCGTTCTCGCGCTTCTTGCGCCGCAGATTGAAGGCGCGCGGATTCTCACCGGGGAACTGCCGAATCCCGGGCGCGTATATCGCCCAGATCAATCCGAGCACGGCTTCCTGGTGCTGGGTGTTGCACAGGCTGCCGTAGTGATCGCGAAGATTGCGCACGCCCACGGCTCGCGTCATCTGGTGGCCGAAGCGCGAGCAGATCGTGTCGCGCTCCTGGCCGGCTAGGTGATCGGCAACGCTCGCGCGGATCAGCGCGCATTGCGCGCGCAGTTCCTGCGGGTTCATGCCACCCATGTTGATGCTGCGCTCGGCCTGCGGCACCGGCGCCTCGCCGTAGCGCTGCTTCATCAAGTCTCTGATGAGCGTCTCCGTCGGGCTCGGCGTCGACGCCGGAGTCACCTCCATCACGTATGCCAAGTACAAGGCCTGCCCCACGGTCTTGAAGACCGGGTCTGTGTTGTCGCCGAGGTTCATCTTTGTCTCCAACGTAGAATGCGCATCTCACCTCGCTTTTCACGTCAGACCAGCGCCCTGCGACAGTTCATCTGTCGCGGGGCGCTTCGCTATCCGCTACCCGGTTTCTGGCGCATCAACTCGATCCACTTCCAAACCTCGGCGCGGCCCGCCTTGTAGTCGTCCCCCCAGATCTCCGCGATGTCCGCCTGCAGCTGCTCCGGCGCGCCGGCCAGCGCGGCGAATGCATGCGGAGACAGTGCGAGGCGCCGCGCTTGGCAGCCCCGGCATCCGGCGTTCGACCGCCCGTGGTGAGGATCCGCGGAAGCAGCGATGCAATGCGCGCACGTCACGCGTGGACCACGAAGAGACCAGTAGATTCGTTGGCCGCTGGATCGGCGATCTTGTCCATCACCAGTTGCCATGCCTCGAACAATGTGCCCTGACTTAGCCGGCCCACAGCCAAGTCATGCAGGGTCACGATGTGACGCATCGAGAACGTCGAAGCCTGACCCATGCGCATCATTCCGGACGGACACTTGACCGCCACGCGGACGCCGTCCATCGCTTTGAGAATGTGCTCGGGAGCCGAATCATCGTCGCACTTGCCAATGGTCACAAGCGCTTCGACAACATTGATCGAATCGCATAGATCAATGATCTCTTCCGTTCTCGCCGTTCCATTGCAGATTTCGGCAAGTGCAGTGAAGGCTCGAAGAGCAACACGCCTATGTTCCATTGGGCGCACTGTGCGCTTCAACAATGTCGGACTAGCGATGGCAGCAGCTTTCAGATGTAGAACCATGATGTCCCCCTCTTCACTGCACCAATCGTGCTGTGGTTTACGCCCAGTTCCGCTGCGATCTTTCGCTCTGATCGCGGGTCTCTGCGGATCGCCTCTATCTGTGCCGCTTCTAGCCTCGCACGATTCGTAGCGTTGCCATGGGGTGCGGTTCCATGGATGAGACGATCTGCTTGATTGCCAACCGGCGTGTCGTATCGAAGATTCGAAGCATGCGCATGGACCGGAATTCCATCGTTGTGCGCGACCTGGAGTCCTGTCGGCCGCGGTCCATTGAAGGCATGCGCGACAAGGATGTGAACCTTCCGAAATACCCTCTTCCGGTCTCTGGACAAGCTGAGGTGCGGATAGCCACTGCTGTCAATAGAAGACGTAGCCATGATGCGTTGTGGCAGGGTTCGAATGCTTCCTAGCTTTCCCGACACTTGTCGGCACTCGGCGCGAACCCGTCCCCAACTGCTAACGGAATAGAAGCCTTCTAATCCAGCAATCGGTCGCCACTCTTCTGGCAGATCACGCGAATCAATCAATTGAGCACCTCAATAATCCAAAAGCATCTGCCGCCGAGATCTAGCTTCTCTCCGACCGCGAACGTGAAAAGATCAAACGGCCCGTCGATCACCAAGCGAATGTGGTTCCACTTGCCGCGACCTCGAGGACATACGATCAAGGTCATGGCAGGTCCAGTCAGACCGCGGCGGCCGACTTGTGCTTGTCGACATGTGCGCAGATGTCGGCGATCGACCGGAACGGCTCGGCGTCCTCGTCGGAGATCTCGATGCCGAACTCGTCTTCGACGCACATCACGATCTCGACGCGGTCTAAGGACTCGGCGCCGAGATCCTTCACGATGTCGGCGGCGGCGTTGAGCGTCTCAGCGGGCACGCCGAGGTGATGGCTCACGATGCGCTTCACGCGGTCTTCCGTTGTTTCCATGGTCAGGATCCTTTCGTCTTCGGTCTTTGGTTGCGGTGAACGGCGTCGATGTCGACGCCAGGGAATCTCTCGGCGTTGGCTAAAGCTTCTGCCTTCATTCGTCGGTACTGCTTCAAGGCCGCCAGCGGATCGCCGCGCTGGTAGCGTCGGGACACCATGAACTCCTCGGCGGCATCGAGCATCAGCCAGTAGCTTTCGGCAAGGCCTTCGCATTCCGCGTCGATAGCTGTCATCGCGGCGAGGAAGTCCTGGCGATCGGCCGTCGGGATCGGGCTGTTGTTGCGGCTCACATCGCACCCTGTCGGATCAGCCGCGACATCGTCTTGATGCAGTTGCCGCAGCGCGGGTAGTTGCCAGGTCCGTGGACCAGCTCGAGCGGCGCCTGGATCCCGCAGAGCGCTTCCGCCCAGTCGTTGCCGAGACGCCGGAACCAGTGCGACGACGAGGCGTTGACGACCAACACCGGCATCGCCCATCCCGTCTGAAAATTGAGGATGCGCGCGCCTCCCATCAACGAGCCATCTGCGTTGGCCTGCGGCGTGCGCGCCTTGAACAGCGCGATCGACGTCGCGGCGTCCGGGTCTTCGTACTGCGGCGGCGATTTCATTTCATGAATGCCACAATGACTCGAGACACAGCGAGGACCGCGGCCGCGACCATCCACGCTGGGCACCAGAACGCGGCGATGGGGTTGACGCCAAACTGGGTGGACCAGACGGTCGAGCAGATCACGCACGCCCAGAAGGCAATCGCAATCTCCATCCGCACAACTTCCTTGATGCTCATGATCAGAACCTCGGGAACTTCTTGCCTGTCAGCTTCTCGACCATGTCGGAGACCGAGTTGATCGTGTCGGCAATGTCAGGTGCTTTCCTGCGCAACTCGCTCGAAGCCATCTCGTGTTGTCGCGCCTTGATGCGGCGCACTACCGTGCGTTCCACGTCGGTCTGCGGCGGCGGCAGCTTGTCGGCCCACCCGCTCAACGTCTCGAAGTCGGCGGCTATCACGGCGGCCACCGTTGGATATGTCGTCGTCGAGTCCATCAGGCGAGTTCCTTCTGCAGGCGATCGAACGCCGCCTGTGTGATGTAAAGAGTCTTTCCGGCGTCGCTGACATAGGCGACTTCGCGAACGACGACACCGAAGCGCTTGTTCCATTTCTTCTGGATGCGCAGGTGGTACTTGCCGGAGCGATCCCAGCGCTGACGTTTGTGCACGCGCACCGGATCACGCGGCAGCATGGCCTCTGACATGATGTGCATGCGCACACCGATCAGCTGGCCGATTTCGGCTTGCGACATCGGCGGCGGCGCCAGCATCTGAGGGGCTGGCGACGCGGCGCGGCTGAAGAACTCGTCGATCTCGGCCAACGTCTTCTTCATGCTGGCCACCGTCGGGATCCGCGCGGTCGACGTGCTCGCCGCACCGTTCGAGACAGCTGCGAATCCCATGTCAATCTTCAGTTCACCGCCAATGCGGCGATTCATCTCGTCTTGAATCGACACGGCCAGCGCATCGTCGCTGCCGCCGATGTTGCGGAGGATCAGATCCTTCGGGAATTCGATCACGCAGCCTCCGGTGTGTCTGGCATCTCATTGACGGCGTCGCCGCACGACAGCGCGAAGACGCGCATGGTGACGAGCAGCGGGATCTCGACCATGGTCTGATAGATCTCCGCCGCGCCGCCAGCCGTCATGTTCCGCGCACGAACAGCGGCATGCATTTGGAGACAGCCCAGCTGCTGATTGCATTGCCAGGCCATGAGATTGGCGTGCTCAGAACGGGAGGCCATCGGGGTGCTCGTCGCTGATTGGGTTCAGCATCGTTCCGATGTCCGGTGCAAGCATGTCGGCTTGCACCGGATGAAGCGGTTCGACGCTGATCTCGGCTCGTGGATTCGATCTGTCCACGCCATGGAAGACATGCTTCTCGCGGACGAGACGATCGTTGACATAGACACCGGACTGGATCAGAACGCGCTTCTCTCCATACTTCTTGTAGCGCGCCTGCATGACGTCCAGCACGATCGATTCATCGAGATCTGGAAGCTCAGAGGCGTAGAAAATTCGCAGCGTCACTCGAACCGGGACGTCGATCATTTGACGCGCCCATGTCGGAATTTGCCGCAGTGCATCGGACTCATACGCCAGAGCCTCCTTCGACTTGATCGACTTCGGCTTGCCGCCGATCGTCACGATCTGCCGCGAGTTCGCCTTTGAGCATGGCTGCCCCAGGATGCGGAACGCAATCGGCATTACCACGGCCAGATTCCCCACATCTCCCACAGCACGGTCACGAGGAACCAGGCCATGCGCACTATCCACAGGACGAGCGCGGCGACGGCGAGCATCAGACCGGTAGCGACGAGCCCAAGGATCACGGCGATCAGGCAGACGCCGATGCACAAGGAGACGGCCAGCACGAGATCCAGCGACGAGTCAGGCCTGTTCATCGAATGGCCTTTCGATGCCGTGCACGAACTTCCACAGCGTTTCGGTTTCATCGCGGGTCAGCGTCTCGCCGCGATCGCCGACTTCGATGACAAAGCGGCCATCGGTGAAGATGCCGACGGCGAAGTGACGCGGCGCCGGCGCATCGACGCGCATCGGCCTGCTCGGCGCGAGCTCTTCGATGATCGACGTCGGCGTCTCGGTCGAGGAATCCGCTGCCGACTCGTCGGGCCGGCGGACCGTCACGGTCCTCTTGTCGTCGACGACAAACGATTCTTCGCGAACGCCATTCTGATAGTGGCCGTTGCTCACGACGATCGCCTCCGCAGACTCGGCTTCCTCCGCGACAGCAACGCCGTCGCGAGGTTCAGCCTTCCGATTACCGACCTCGACGCCGTTCGGCCGCATAATCGACGCGACGACGGCCGGCGGCTTGGGTACGCCGATGAAGATCTTGCCGTCGGCTTCTTCGCGGACAAGCAAGCCGTGCTGCAAGCAGAGATTCAGCGATGCGCTCATCGAGCCGAGCTCGGCGTCGATGCCGTCGGCGAGATCGCGCATCGTCTGCCGGCCGTGTTCGCCGAGATACTTGATGGACCGCTCGCCAATGCTTCCCGGTCGTGGCGTGTGCGTCATAGCGTGCTCCAGAGTTCGAAGACTGACCGCACGCGCTTGACCCCGTAGAAGTAGCTCTCGGGCTCCGGCCCGCGGCGCGTCGGCGTGGCATTCGCGCGGTCGACGGCGAAATAGATGGGCGTCGTGACACGCACGGTGTCGCCCTCGGCTTCGCGCTGTTCGCGGCGAAACCATCCGTGCTGCGACGCCGCGCTCAGCACCTTGCCGGCGGCGCTCGTACCCGGCGGCTTGCCGAACATCGTGATGACCATCGCCGGCGTCATGCCCGTCCTGGTCTTCAAGAGGTGCTCGTGCACTCGGGTTGTCCAGTCGCTCGTCTTCGCCATGTCGTTGCCTCTCTTTGGTTTGCACTTCGCGCAGTACCAGCGCCCGTCGATGGTTCCGCCGCCGGTGCTGCGCGACGGCCTGTGGCAGCGGCTGCACAACCGGCCCTCGCAGCTCAGCCCCGGGCCCTGGACGGCGTACTTGAGTTCGCGCGAATGCGCGTGCAGGCCGCTGCTCACAGCACGATCTCCGTGAAGCACTCGTTCGCCGTGATCAGCTCCGGCCAGACTTTGGGGGCGTGCCACAGGATCCACTGCGCCCATGCCACTTTGTGTGCATCGATCTGACCGCCGGCATACCACCAGCCGAACTCGGCGGCATCGAGGATGTCGCGCGCCGCCTGGCGGATGTGGTCCATCTGTTCCGGGCTCATTGGTCGCGCCGTGCAAACATTGGGCAGCGCAGCCCGGGCGGCGTCACCGTCGTGGCGTCGATCAGCACGGTGTCGCGATCGACGACGCGCGCCAGGGCCGGCCGGTGCCGCGCGCAGATCGAACACTGTCGCGTCGGCTCGTCGGGTGCGCACGGCGTGCGGCCGTTGAATCCTCGGAAGTCGCCCTCTTCGACGCGCACGCGGATGCGCCTCGCCGCCGCCGTCGGGTACGGGCGGCCATCGGGTTCGCCCCAGGCTTCGTAGCTCATCGCCGCATCCCTGGCGGCAGGTCTTCGTTGGCGATCGGCGTGTGATGACCACCGACGTGCTTGTCTTCGACCTTGGCCAGCGTATCGCGCCAGGCCTGCTGCTCGAAGGCTGTCAGCCGCTCGCCGCGCCGCTCGCGCTCCTGAAGCCGGTACGCCCACTCCTTGGGCTTCTTCAGCATCTCTTTGCGGAGTTCCTTGAAGCGCAGGAACGCCGCGCGCAGCCGTGAGATGTCTGCCTTGCGCTCCGGCATCCCGGGCAACTGCGGAACCGGATCCGGTTCCGTCTCCGGCGCGTTCATGCAGATGACCTTGAACTGAAGCGAGTTCGGTGGCCTGTCGACTGGCAAGTGGGCCAACGCGTGATGGATTTTCTCGGGCTTGTTGAGGTACGGGCCGAGCGCATCCGCCCACTGCGCCTTCACTTCGGCTGGGTCAAGGCCGAGCCACATCTGTGCCCAAGCACTGCCGTAGGCCACGCTCAGACGCGACATGATCTCCTCAACGGAGTAGATCGGTAGGGATGACATCAAGCACCTCCTGCGCTTGTTTGAGATCAATCGAGCGCTGCGCTGGGGGGGCCGGAGCGGTTGCCGACGCGACTCGATTGCCACTGAGGGCCGCGTGCATCTCGCGCAGCTGGCGATGGTTGGCCGTCTCGGTGCCGTGAATTTGCTGCACGCCCGCCGCGCTGTTTGTCATCCAATCGGCGTACAGCCGCTCTGCGTCGCGGAATAGAAGCTCCACCGCATGCTTCGCGTTGACATAGAGGTTCTGCTGGTGTCCGACGTAGAACGCAGCGATTGCAGGCCCATGTTCGGCTGGCACGAGCCCCAGGAAGTTCAGCAATAGCTTGTTGACCTTGCCATTTCGCAATGGGGCGATGCGATACCGCCTGCGGTATGCCTCGCTATAGGCCTCCCACGTGGCGTTTGTCGGAGGTTCAGGGTCGACTTCAGCCTTTGCCTTTCGACGCTTCGGCGGTGACGGCGCAGCTGTCACAGCAACCGAAGCGATAGCTTCGGAACCTGAGCGAAGCGAAGGTGTCTTCGGTATAGGTGTTGCGTTTTGCTTAGCATTTGCTGAAGCATTTGCTACCGCGGTTGCTATACCGTTTGCTAGTTCAAATGCTGACCTCTCTTCCTGAATCACGCGCTTCCTGGCTGCACCCTCCTTGCCCGCCTTAGACCGCTCATCTGAGATCGCAAGCGCCCGAGTCAACTCCTTGCTGACGCGCTTCTGACTGATGAATCTGCCGTCTTCGGACACTCGAAAGAACTGGATGAGCACTGGTCGGTACGAGCGCCACTTTCCCAATGACAGCTTTGCTATCGGCGCGAGTTGCTTGTCGTCGTTTGGCAGGAGCCCTTGCTTCTTCCACATACTCATCAGCAGAAGGCAGTACGCGCCGTGCTGCTCGGTCGTCAGGTTGGTCGTGTCACCGAGGTACTTGTCGATGTACCAGGGCATCCAGGTCTCGACCGTCTTGCTCACGGCGCCAACTCCTGGTTCAGAAGGCGCTGGCGAGCAACGAGGTCTCTCAGCTCACCGCCCCTCGCTGTCTCGCCAACGGAGATCAATGCTCGGAGTTGATCGTTAACCTCGTCCCGCATGAGCCATTTCACGGCGAGCGCCAGATCGCGACCGACGTCGACCCCTGGCTGTACCTGTATGAGGCCTTGAACGACGTCGAGGACATTCGGGACAGCAGGCTCATCTGAAATTTGAGGACGTTTCTTCCTCATCTCAGCCAAGAGTTCAATCTTGGACAGCGGGCCCAATCCTCGCTGAATAATGTCGATCTGGACAAACGCGAAACCGTACGGAGGCGGCAACCTGCACAGGAATTCCCAGTCGACTTGACTGAGAACAGCACGTGGATCAGCAACCTCGATTCCCAGCCAGAGGGCTCGATCTCGACGAGTCACTGCGCGGCGATTCGGAATCGACTCTTTCCCATGCTCTCCCGCATGGCAGTCCTCGCAAAGCGCGAGCAAATCGTCGGCGGCATACTCCCACGGCAACCTGCCAGCGATGTACTGCCGGTGATGAACATGAAGCGTCTTTTCCGCTGAACTGCAGCGTATGCATTTCCAGTCAGCTGCCTCAAGGATCTCGAGACGCTTGCGTTGCCACTTTGGATGCTTCAGCTGTTCTGAGTAGGTGAGCTTTGTCATCGGCTCAACCTCGCGTTGAACCTTGGCCTCGACACCGCGGCCTGAGCGTCGGCGCTTCTGCTCATGCCGAACACGGTGCCGGTGTAGCCGTTGGACAGCTGCGTCTCGCGGCCGCGCGCCGCCGACTCGCGGCGGTCGACGTCGCTCAACGTCTGGATCTGGATCTGCGACTCGAAGCCGGGGGGCCACGCGTGCCTGCGCATGAGCTCCGTGAATAACCCAGACGGGTAGGTGATGGGTGGCGGCGACATAGTATTACTAAGCCTCAAGACGCGGCAGAGTCGGCTGTCTCGCCGATCTCTTCGGCATCGAAGAGGCTCGGCATGCTCAGCTCGAGCTCGGCCGCGCGGCAGTAGGTGTGGCTGTCGAGGTAGTACGACGGGCTCAGTTCGCAGCCCAGGCCGAAGCGGCCCTTCTGGACGGCGCGGTACGGGACGGTTCCGAGGCCGGCGAATGGATCGAACACCACCTCGCCAGGCATGGACCATTGCTCGATCGCGCGATCGGCGAGATCGAACTGCATCGGGCAAAGATGCATCTCCTTGCCCTTCGCGGACTGCGCGCCGTTGAGCGTGAGCATCCGCGTGATGTCGGTCCACACCTCATCGCTCCAGCTCTGCGGCTGCAGCAACATGAAGGTCACCGGCAGCTTGCCGGCGGCTTCGAGGTGCTCGCAGAGTCGCACGTGGTTCTCGAAGTTGTAGACGGTCTCGAGCGATCGCCGTTTGAACAGCTGGAACATCTCGGCGTGCGTCATGCCGGCCAGGTCCTCTGGCAGCAGCAGACCGTCACCCGATGACCGCGTGAAGCCGTGGGCATCGATCTGCCACCGCGATCGCGAGTAGCCGCTGTTCGGCTTGATCGGAAGATCGCGGTCAAACGGCACGTCGTCGTCGCCGTCGAGGCACAGCGGCTTGGCTTTGACCACCGGCGTATCGGCGTAGCCGTCGGCGGTGTCCGTCACGGGCTTGCGGAACAGCAGCAGGTACTCGGGCATGCCGACGCCCATCTTCGTGCCGTCCTTGCACTGCTCCGTCCAACCCAGGCGATAGGTCTGGTTGTTCTCGCGCACGACGTCGGTGACGATCGTCTTCATGCCGAGGTAGGCGAAGCCGTGCTTCTCGTAGTGGTCGGCAACCTTGCTGTGGAATCGGTAGGCCGTCTGAAAGCCGAGGCCGGTCATGCCCTTGGGCACGATGCGATCCTTCACGTGGATCGCCGCGATGCGGCCGGGCTTCAGCACGCGCAGCAGGTTCGGCGTGATGAAGTCCATGTGCTCGAAGAAGTGCTTGTTGTTGTCGCTGTGACCGAGGTCGCGGTAGCTCGGCGAGTATTCGTATTGCGAAGAGAACGGAATCGACGTGAGGATCAGGTCGACGCTGTCGGTAGCCATGCGACGCGTCTCGTCGACGCTGTCGTTGTTCACGAGCTTGTAGCTGCGACCAGCGGTTTCCACGCGTTCCACGTTCATGGCGCGCGTCAGCGACTGCGCCATCGCGGCCTGTGAGAGTCCGAACTCCCGAATGATCTCGGTCATCTTGGCGACCATGATGGTGTGCTGCTCCCATTTGCGCTCGAGCTGCCTGCGAACCTCGCGCTCGGCTTCCGTGTAGATCAGGTCGATGCGCACCGGCCGCGTCTGCAGGAAACGCTGGATACGGTGAATCGCCTGGATGAAATCGCTGAACTTGAAGCCGATGCCGAGGAAGATTGCCCAGCTGCAGTGCCGCTGAAAGTTGCAGCCGCTGCCGGCGATCACGGGCTTCGCGGCGAGCTCCTGGAACCGGCCGTCGCTGAAGTCCACGACGGCCTGCTCGCGTTCATCCAGGTCCTGCGAACCGTAGACGCTGACCGCCGTCGGGATGGCGCGCTCGATGGCGTCGCGCTCGCGCTCGAGGTCGTGCCAGAGGATGCGATGGGCATGCGGATCCTCCGCGCGCAGTTCCATCATCTTGGCCATGCGAAGCGGCAGACTCTCGCGCTTCTCGCGGCTGGCGTCGACGACGCCAATGGCGGCGCTGACGAACATCTTGGCCTGGCCCCAGGGCTCGTGGCCGATGGTGGCGACGTCGCTGGCCACCTCGTGCCAGCGCACGTCCATTGGCGGTAGTTCGTAGCCGTCGTCCGAGCAGCCGAGGTCGCTCGGCTTCTGAACGAAGATCGCCCACGACGACACCCACAACCAGAACTCGCGCTCCTTGTGCGCGTGCAGCGTCAGCTTGTCGGCCTTCGTGCTGTCGCGCTTGAAGAACCTGGTCTTCGCCGCCGACACGTCCATGATGCCGAGGTAGGCGGCGTACGCCAGCAACTCGATGTACTCGTTCGGGCTCGGGCACGCCGTCGCCACGAAGCGATACCGCACGCCGTCCGTGATCGTCCTGTCGTTCAACGTCTTGCCGTCGCCGGCGAACGTGCGCATGAACTCGCGGAATGTCTTGGTGCCGCCGAAGCCGCGCAGGACGGCGGCCTCATCCAGGCTGGCCACGGCGAACCGCTGCGGGTCGAGTTTGCCGTCGCGGACGGTCTCGTAGTTCGTCAGGTAGATGTCGGCGCCGTGCGCGTCTTCGATGTCGCGGATGAATTTGACGACGATGCCGAGCATGGCGGCGTCGCGCTTGAACTCCTGCAGGACGCCCAGCGGGATCACAATCAGGCCGAGGCCGGTGATGCGCGCAAGGATCAGGCGGACGATCTCGAGTTGGATGACGCTCTTGCCGAGACCGAAGGCCGCGAAGATCGCGCGCCGCCCGCCGCGGATTGCCCAGACCACCATAAGGCGCTGGTGCATCTTCAGCAGCGGATTCACCTCGTCCAGGGCAACGTCGAACCCCTCATCAGGGGCGAGGCGCACCTTGTCGCGAAGGAACTGCTCGTACGATTTCACGCCCGCCGTCTCCTCGCCAGGAGGAACGCCGCGCCGCCGGCGATCAACAGCGCCCAGGTCGACGGCTCCGGGATGGCCGGAGTGATCGGCGGAAGCCCGGGAGCCCCTGGCGTCGCGCAGCACGGCCCAAAGAAGATGTCCGGCGGGCCGCCGTAGCCCGACGGCGGATATGCGGGCCCAGCCAGCGGCACGGGCGCCGACGTCAGCGTGAGAACAGGAGGCGGCTCGGGCGGGGCCACGGCATCGCCCGGCGTCTCGGGGACCGCGGCCGGCGGCCCGGCGAGCTTCTCGGCGCGCTCGCGCCGCGCGAGCCTGAAGACGTTGCCGCACACCGCCGGCCAGGCGATGCACTCGCCGTCGGCGCACAGCACCAGCGCCGTCTCGACGTGCTCAGCGCTCCAGCCGGTGCGCGTCACCGTCCCGCAGATCCGCCCGCGGCTGCCGAAGTGCATCGCGGAGATCTCCGGTGCATAGTCGAAGGTGCGGCCGCGGATGGCATCGCGGTCGATGACGACGGCGTCGACGAACTCGCGGGCTTCGAAGGCCGCGATCAGCTTGGATTGGGTGGCCAGCGGCAGGCCGAAGGCAATGATGGCCGCCGGCACCGACCCCGTATAGCGGTCCCGGCCTGGCGCGTCCCACGAGCAGGCATCGATCACAGCGCGCCCTCCCCGTACACCGCACGGCAGATGGCCTCGCACTTGGCCAGGTCAAAGCGATCGTCGGCGTCGCGGACACCGGACTCCATGTCGATCCAGTAGTTCGCCCCGGCTTCCCACTCGATCGACTCGACGTTGCGGGCAACGTTGTCTTGGTTCAGCCCACCGGCATAGCCGTGGATCGCAGGTGAGCCGATCTCCGGTCGCGGCCACTCGCCGGGCGACACGCCGCGGCCGCCGCTGTTGTCGAACAACCAATCGCATCGATCGTCGGCGGGGAAGCAATGCTCGTCTCGGGATTGGTAGATCACGCGCACGCCCATGCTTGCGCCCCACTGCGAGACCTCGCCGACGTTCAGATCCGAGCGTGTCGTGTTGATCTGCACGCGCTGGCATTGCTTGATGAAACGCGACAGATCGAAGGCCTGGCGATACAGCGGCAGGCCGCCTGCATCGATCGTGTCAGTCGCGTACTGCCCGCATAGATGTGCGCTCAGGCGCAGCGCCGGCGAGGAGGCCTGGAACTTCCACGCCGTCTCGAGCGGCGGATAGCGTCCGGTGCCCTGGCGCTTGGGCGAGAACAGCACGCCCCACTCGATGGGGTAGCGCGCGGCCAGGGCGAGCATGCCATGAACGTTGGTGTGCTCATCGGCACCGGTGAACGTGATGAACTTCGGCAGATTCATTCGATGATCGGCGGTACGCGCCGCTCCTTGGGGTAGTGCACGTAGACATAGTCGCGGCGCCGCGCGAAGAAGCGCGTGATCAAGCCCGGGCCTGGCCAGAACTGGGCACGCAGACCGCCTTCGGCATCGACCCAATGACCAACAGGCTGAAGCTCACTGACCTGCGGAACGAAGCCGCCCCTTGTGGATTGCGCGCCGAGCACGAGACGGCCGTCGATCAGCTTCAGACCGTATGTCATCTCAAGCCGCCCTCCGCATCTCGACGTCGGAGTAGTTCGCGGCGACGATGGCGCGCGCCAGCGGCGGGCAGACGCTATTGCCGACCAGGCGAACCTGCGCGGTCTTTGTCAGCGTGATGCGGTCACCGGTCTTCGGGTCGATGCCCCAGTCGATGATGTAGTCGGGCGCGAAACCCTGCGCCAGGTACAACTCGCGAGGTTGGAGCATGCGCATGCCGATGTCGACGATGACGTAGTCGATACCGCTGACGGTGACGAGGCCGAAACGGTCGCGTGTCGTCAGCGTATGCAACGGCTCCTCGAGCCGCGGATCCTGGTCGGTGCCGTAGTACGCCGCCAGGAAGGCGCGGACTTCGGCGTGATGCCAGCCGCCGGCGCTGATGGTGTGCAATGGCTCGTCGGTCGCCGCGCTGTTGCTGGTGCCGCGCAGCTTCGCGAGATGCGATGTCACGAGGCCAAGCGGCGGCGCGCCGCCCGGGCGCTTGACATGGCTGTTGGCGGTGACAGTCGGCATCGGGACGTCGGCGGCGACGCCGTCGCTGTCCGTGCGGAACTTCGTGATGTGCGCTGCCACCAGGTGGTGATGGTCCTGCGTCGTGATCGTGCTGATCGGCTTGTCGAGCGGCGTGCCCGGCGTCTCGTGGCCACCGTAGTGCTTGGCCAGGAACGACGCGACCACCGCGGTGTTGCCGCCGCTGGCCGTGATCGTCGGCACCGGCTCCTCGATCGAGCGGTGGCCCTTGCCCCAGCGCTTGACGCCGGTCGGCGAAACATCGCCGTGCGCGGCTTCAACGATCACCGGCGCGACCAGCAGGTGCTCGGCCTTCGTGGTGATGGTTGACAGCGGCTCCTCGACGCTGTTCGCGTACTTGCCATTGCCGCCGGTCTGGCCGATGCGGGCGATCGTCGGCGCCGCGAGTGCGAACTCGCCGCGCGGCGCCGCGGTGACGGTGCGCATCGGGTCGTCGACACTGTGCACGCGCGAGTCGCGCGGGTGCGTCACGGGCACGATGAACGGCTTCGCATTGTCGATGACGTAGCGCTTCACGCCGTGCGCGATGCGCCGCTGCGTCGCCGCCGCCAGCGGCTTCTTGCGCTCGAAGATGCTCGGGCACGGCAGGCTGAAGTCGATGCACTCGGCGGCCGTGCGAAACGGCCGCAGGCCGGGGCCGTTCGTCGCCTCCGGCCAGACGATCGGCAGGCCGTCGCAGCGCGCCACCATGAAGAGCCGCTTGCGGATCGTCGGCGTGTCGTAGTCGCAGGCGCGGAGTTCGCGGAACTCGACGACGTAGCCGAGACGCGCGAGCTGCAGGCGCCAGCGGCGGAAGGTCTTGCCTTTGCGGTCCGGGCACGGCCGGCCGGCGATGACCGGCCCCCAGTTCTTGAACTCGGGGATGTTCTCGAGGCAGATCACATCGGGCCGGCAATGCGTCGCCCACTTGATCACCACCCACGCTAGGCTGCGCACGCGATCGCTGACCGGCGCGCCGCCCTTGGCTGGACTGAAGTGACGGCAGTCCGGACTCGCCCACAGCAACCCGACGGGCCGACCCTCGGTGGTCCTGAGCGGGTCCACCTCCCAGATGTCGGTGACCAGGTGACGGGTCTGCGGGTGGTTTGCCTGGTGCTGGGCGACGGCGACGCGGTCGTGATTGATCGCGATGTCGACGTGGCGGCCAATGGCCTGCTCAATGCCAGTGCTGGCTCCGCCGCCGCCGGCGAACAGATCGATGACGAGTTTGGCGGCCCGCGCGAGGATGAACTGCGGCTCGATCATCGACGGCCACCGCCGATGGACTTCAGCAACGCAAAGTTTTTTGTAACAGCGCGGAGCCGCGAATCGGTAAACCGTACGCGCGCGCGGCGCGGCCTGGCGACCTTCTCCGAAGGGGGTTTCCCCTCGTGCAACCGGTCGGCCGCCGGCCTGCTGACCGCAGATGCGATCTGGCCGATGCAATGCGCGTGCCCAGCACACCCCCCAAATTCAGTGCTTTGCATTGCTAATGTCACCGGGTATCCTTGTCAACATCGGTTTCACCAATGAGGAACGGAGGTTGTTTGTGAATAGGCTCAGTCAGAAATCTGGAAGCAATGCTTGCCAGATCGCCCCGGCCACATCAGGTCTTCGAGAGCGCCGCGGCTTCGTCAGCCGTCGCCGGACTCACCGTCGGCAGTGGTGGCGCGCCGCTGTATTTCTTCAGCTCGGGCCAGTACAGGAACCAGTCCTTCGGCCGGCTTTCCCAGCGCATGACCTCGCCCTTCGTGAATTCCTCAATCGCGAGGGCCATGGTTGCCGGGATGGGGCGCTTGCGCGGATCGCCGTCCTCGCGACGCCACTGCCAGAACTGCGCGTCGGCGATCTCCTTGCCGGGGTCTGACGTGCGCAATACCGAAGTCAAGTATTCCTGCAGGCGCGAGGCTCTGCCGGATTCCGCGTTGCACCAAGTGTTCAAGTCCATCACAGAGACTTTAGCATTACAAAGTTTCAAGCGCAAGCATTGCTTAGCACGCGTCTGCAAGAATTCCGAGATGGACATCGGCCCGAAGCTCAAGTCACTCTTCAAACACTTTGGCTTGCGGAACATAGACGTGGCGAATCGCCTGGAGGTCTCGGGCGGCGCCGTGTCCAACTGGTTCCGCTTCAGCACGATCGAAAAGGAGAACCTGGCCAAGGTCGCGGCGATCCTTCGTACGACGACCGAGGAGATCCTGCTACTCGACGTCGAAGACATCATCGCGAAGATCAATGCCCGAAAGGAATCCCGCATGCACCTGCCGTCGATCCCCGGGCCGACCCGCGAGGATTTTCAGCGGCGCGCGTACACACCGGAAGCGCTGAACATCGCGTGGGCCTACGACAACCTGCCCAGCGACGAAGCCAGGCTTAAAGTCGAGCGGTGTGTCGCCGACCTGGAGATCGGACCCGTGCCCGCGCTGGTGAAACCGGCGCGAGCAACTGTCCGGTTAAGCGGAGCTCTTGGCTCCACTCGGAGACGACCGCCTTCCGCGCCGCCCAGCCCAAAGCGGCGTCCAAAGACAAGGTCGTGATCCGCAGCAAGCCATAGCGGATCATGTTGTCGGCGTGCCGTTCGAACGCGTCGCGCTCTCCCGAGCTGACGACGTTGACGACCGGCACGCGTATCGGGTTTTCACCGGGTTTGTCGCCGTCGCCAACCTCCACCGCCAACACGGATTTGTCCCAGCAGCACACGACGACATACGTCGGCGTCACCATGTGCTTTTGAATGTCCGCTGATAGCTCGCTGATCGCGTCCGCCGTCATGAGGCCGCGGAGGTCGACGACACACAGGCCGTCGTGAAATTCTGCCGTCGCCGATGCGGCGTCGTATTGCCACCTGTACTTCATTGAAACCGTCCTTAATTCAATGAAACACTTTAGCGGCTTGTCGCTGCGATCGGTAGGGTGGAATTCGAGGGAATCCACCGACTCAATGACGCGCCCCGTTTTGGTGATGCACGCCACCACCGTATAGGCACGTTCATAAATCACGTGCGTTTTTTCGCGAAGCCGGAGCAGCCTCCAACCACCGCGTGAACGCCGTGGTCTCTGCCTGCACCCGGCCCGTGTCGTAGTTCACGGCGCGTTCGTACAGAGAGATCTTGCCGTCGGCGGTCTTCACCGTCCACAGCCTCGCGTTGACCTTCGCGCCGCCGGCCGTCTGCATGGCGACGACCTGCTCTTCGCCGGCGCCATGGACTTCGCGCAATGCCTCGCGCACGGCCTCATACGATGTCGCGTTGACGACGAGATCGAAAGCCGCCACGCGGCCGCCGACGACTGAAAAGCCGGTGTCCCATGCCGGCATGCCGCCGTAAGAACCCAGGGCCTTCTCTGAGGCCCTGCATGCATCGCTGTTGCACGGTGCGCTGGTGCAGCGCTGCTCGCCGAGGCGACTGAACTGCGGCGGTACCTGTTGGCATCGCAGCGATGGGAACTGCTGCGTCAGCTGCTGTCGATCGACACCGAGCGGCAGACCTTTGAAAGCCAGCTGAGCGTGCGCGGATGCCGCGGACAACACTGCAATGGCGACGAGTGCTTTCATGGAGCGTCTCCCAGGTGGATTGGCGTCGGGGGCCCCGATTCTCCACGGAATGATATTTAGCAATGCTTGCGTTTTTGCTTTGCGCTGCTATAGTGCGTTCAGACCCATTCGAAATCACGTGTCGGAGGACACCGAGATGACAGACACCACACCGGGCGTACCCGTCGGGCAGGCCGTCAGCGATGAACAGCAGGCGGCCTACGTCGCCGCACTCACGGCGCACGACTGGGCCTTCGACTACAGCGAAGACATGCGCGTCGTCCGCGCGGGACGCGCCGAACGCGCGGCGCTGCGCGAAGCCCAGCAGCGTCTGGATCCTGACTTCGCCGTCTGGAATTCCATCGCCCCCACGGACTACCAGGTGCATGTCGTTGCGCCGGCGGCAGGCAACAAGCCGGCGGCGTCGTGACCGTCGCCCCCACCTTTCTGTATCCCGGCGCGCAGGTGCGGCTCATCGCGGTGAGCCAGAGCTTCCGCAAGTCCGTGGCAAAGGACCGCGTGCGCGCCGAGCTGGCGCTGGTGCTGCGCGAGCCGCCAGCTGCGGAAACACAGGACGTCTGCGACATCCCTCTCGACTTCGAGGAGCAGTCATGACCTACCGGATCTGGCTCGGCGCGCTCGGCGCCGGCAACCTCGTCGCGGCGCTGTCCGTGGGCAGCGCCTGGAACGGTGGCATCGCGGCGGCCGCGGCGCTCGTGCTCTTCGTCAAGCGCGGAGATCTGTCGTGAAGGCCGGCGCACGCCTCGTCTTGCGGCCGGCCGTGCCCGGCACGCCGCTGCCGCCGCTCGTCGAGTTCCACACGGCCGTCGTGCATCACATCGGCGCCACGGCATCGCGGCCGGCGCCGGCGCGCGTGGCCGAGCCTGATCCGACCTGGTTCCCGTGGATGTGGATCGCCGCGATCGGCGTCGCCGCGGCGGCGTCAGCCTGCTGGAAGCTGGGGTTCGGGCTGTGAGCGCGGAGCAACCGCCGGTGCCGCGCACCGTTGACGACCTGCAGCGCGAACTGCTCGCGGTCTGCCGCGGCGGCTCGTTTGCCGAGACCTGGCGCAAGATCAACGCCATCACCGAGTGGCCGAATCTTCGCAGCGAGTTGGGGCGCGTCGCGCAAGTCAACGCGCTGCGCCGGCAGATCGCCGAGATCAACCCGAACGCCTGCATGTATTGGGGCTGGGCTGGCCACGGCGACTCCATGGGTCCGCCGCGACACATCGGGCAATGCCGGCGGCTCACGGCTGCTGACATCGTCGCGGCTACCGGGCGCGCCGCATGAACGCGCAGCACACGCCGATGGTTGTCGCCGCAGCGCGAGCCTTGTGCAAGCGAGCCGCAGATGAGTGCAACGTTGACTTCGACGACGCGTGGAAGGTCTACGGGCAAGAGCACCTCGCTGATGCGCAATCCGCACTTGATGCAGCCGGCGCGCCTGATTTGCTGGCTGCGCTGCAGGGTTTAGACGAAGCCTACTGCCGCGCTGGTGCGCCCACCACGCAGCAGGAGCGCCATGAGGATCGTTTGCGCTTGATGGCCGCTCGCGCCGCAATCGCCAAAGCAACCGGGACCACGTCATGACAGCACAGCACACACCTGCCGATATACGTGGTCTGCCCGTCGCGCCGGCGCCGGCAGTCAACCCGCACGAGGAAGCCTTCGAGGACGCGCTGGACAACCTCATCCAGTTCGTCGCCGACGACGCCATCCGCTCTTCGACGCCCATGCCCAACGGGCGCGGGTGCTGCGACCCCGATTCCAGCGCGCAGGATCAGCATTGCGAAGCCTTGAGGCGTGCGGCCCGCGCGGCCTTCGCGCCTCAGTCGCCGACGTCGGCAGCGGTCATCGTGGTCGACGGCGGACTCTTCACGCAACACGACCCAGACGCGCGTTGCATCACCGCGGACGAGTCTCGGCTGTGATGTACCGCGACATGGACGCCGACGCGATGCTGGCCTGGGGCGCCGAGGAATCACGCCTGCGTCAGGCCGACCTGGCAGGCGCGCGAAGCGCCGAAGGCCTGAAGACCGCTCAGGCCAATGCCGAGCGCCGCCGCCAGGCCATCGACGCCACGATCGGTCAAGCGTCCGACATGGTGATCTGCGCCAACCGCGACGCGCGCATCAGAACGGCGAGGCAAACCGCGTGAAGCCCGGCGGCGTCAGCGAAGCGCAGCCCTACGTGTCGGGCAAGCGCGTGATCCTCGCGAACAACATGCGGCAGCCGCAGGTGATCGGCGCCTTCTCCTGTCACTGGGCCGCCGTCGCCGCGCTGGTGCGCCTGCATCAGCCCGACTTCAAGTCGCTCGGCGGCGACCGCCGCGATGACCTGGCGATGGAAACGGAGATGCGCGCGGTGCTTCTCGAAGCAACAGGGAGATCGCAATGAGCGCCGTCTTGACCCCAACGCGCTCGGCGCCGCACCTCGTCGCCGGCGACCTGATCCGTCTCGGCGCCGCGAAGACCGTCGCCTGGTTCAAGGCCATCTACGTGCGCAAGCTGATCGCCAGCGCCGAGTCCGACACCGCGCACCTCAAGGCCGAATTCGATGGTCTGCCGCAGCGCATCAAGCACCACGAGAAGCGCGCGGCCGAGCTGCGCGTCGAGCTCGCCCTCCTCGAGAAGATCTGACCACCACGGCGAACGCCGAAGAAAGACCGACATGACGACGCAAGACACGAGCACCGAGATCAGCACCGCGACCATCGCGCCGAGCGCCGGCGGCATCCCCGAACTGCTGCGCGACCTGCGCTCGTCGACGGAGCTGGCGACAACCGCGGATGGCGTGCGGCTGATGGCCCGCGTCGAGCAGGCGCTCGTCGCGATGACCGAGAACTCCAGCCTCGGCCTCTCGCAGATCACGAACGCCGCCGCCATGAAGGCCTACATGGACTTCGGCTCGTTCGTGTCGAAGGGCAATGCCACGCTGCCGGCACACCTGAAGGGCAACGCCGCCGACTGCACGGCGATCGCCATGCGCGCCGACCGATGGGGCCTGGACTTCTACGGCCTCGCGGAGAAGACGCACATGATCAATGGCAAGCTCGGCTACGAGTCGCAGGTCATCGGCGCCGTGATGAAGAACATGGGCGCCATCAAGGAGGCGCTGCACATCGAATACTTCGGCGACTGGACGAAGATCAACGGCCGCTTCGAAGAGCGCGAGAGCAAGAAGAAGCAGGACGATCACGGCCATCCGGCGAAGTACAAGGTGCCCGGTTGGAAGCCCGCCGACGAGGTCGGCCTCGGCATCAAGGTGTGGACGACGCTCACCGGTGAGAAGGAGCCGCGGTACCTCGAGGTGCTGATGGCGCAGGCGCTGACGCGCAACTCGACGCTGTGGACGACCAACCCGCAGCAGCAGATCTTCTATCTCGCGCAGAAGCTCTGGCAGCGCATGTACGCGCCGCAGTGCATGCTCGGCGTGCACACGGTCGACGACCTGCAGGAGATGAACGCGCCGCGCGACATGGGCCCGGTCGACGACGTCGGACCGAAGATTCCCGATGCGCTCCTGAAGGCAGCCGAGACCGCTGCTGACAAGGGCGTCGCCGCCTATCAGAAGTTCTTCGCCGGCACCGGCCAAGAGAATCGCCGGCTGCTCGCCGGTGAGCACCAGCGCCTGAAGGACAAGGCCGTCGCCGTCGACCGCGAGCGCACCGTCGACAACGCTCCGGCGTCCGCACCTGCGCCGGCCGCCGCTACCACCGCCGATGCACCGCCGCCTCAGACGGCTGCGCAGGCCGCCGATCCCGGCACAGGCGAAGTCGACGACGACTTCGTGCGCGACATCAAGGCGGCTGAAGGCAAGGGCGCGGCCAAGTGAAAGAAGTTCTCTGCGAGCAGGGCAGCAAGCCATGGAAGCAGGCGCGCGTCGGCAAGCTGACGTGCTCCAACTTCCATCTGATGCGCGAGTCCGCCCGGCTGAAGCGTGGTGATGAAGCCGGTGAGTACAGCAGCGATGCCAAGGACGAAGCGTTCCGCATTGCCATCGAGCGCATCAGCGGCGAGCCGCTCGATGAGAACTACGAGACGTGGTACATGACTCGCGGGCATGAGCTCGAGCCTGACGCGCGGCACGAGCACGAGATCGACATCGGTCTGTTCGTGCAGCGCGTCGGCTTCATCATGACCGACGACGAGGTCTTCGGCGGCAGCCTCGACGGTGTCATCGAAGACGATGGATCTGCTGAGTACAAGTGCTTCCTGGCACCGCTGAAGCTTCGCAAGATCTGGACGACCGGCGACACGTCAATGGTCATCGATCAAGTGCAGGGCGGCCTGTGGATCAGCCGTCGGCAGTGGATGGACTTCTGCCTGTACTGCCCTGCCCTGGCGCCAGCCGGCAAGCAACTCTGGCGCAAGCGGATCTACCGCGACGACGACTTCATCGAAAAGCTCGAGAGCGATCTCATGGAGTTCAAGGCCATGGTCGACGAGTACGAGCGCATCCTGCGCGCGCCCTTCGCGGCCGTCGAAGACATGCCCGCCAAGCTGCAGAAGATCGCAAGGCGCACGCTGCCGGCGCCGCTTACGGTTCGCGCAGCGTTCGCGCCGTCCGCCGTGAAGCCCACGGAGTTCGAACGCCTCTTCAAGCGCATCACGACGGCCCGCAACCAGGCCGAGGTCGACCTGCTGCTCGATGGCATCGCTCACATGCCTGAAGACGATCGCGCCGCACTGCGCATCGCCGCGGCGAAGAAGTTCGGCGTAGAGGCCTGAGATGCGCCGCAAGATCGCCGCCACCGCCGCAGCCTCGCGCCACATGGGTCGCGTCGCTGAAATCGGATGCATCGTTTGCCATCGCCTCGGCTACGGCCACGCGGGGGCACAGGTACACCACATCCGCGAGGGCCGGATTGCGCGCGACGACTTCCTCACCATTCCGCTGTGCGAGATGCATCACAACGGGACGCGCGCGTCCGTGCATCTGGCAAAGCCACCGCTCATGCTTGCCTTGGGTGTCGGCAGTGAGTTCGATCTGCTGGCCGACGTGCTGCGGAGGCTGGCCGAATGAACGACGAGATCTACCTCGTGGTGATCGCGACCGAAGCCGGAGCGCGTGAGAAGTTCATTGCTGCGATGACTCATGCGCGATGCCTCCTCGACAACGGCGAACAGGTAGAGCTGCGGGTGGGCCCGGCGCTGGATCCGATCACGATCAAGCAGCGCAAGTTTCTGCACGGCGCCGTGCTGAAGCAGATCAGCGATCAGGTGCGCATTCCGCTCTTCGACAGCAAGGGTCAGCTGACCGGAAAAACTGAACTCTGGCCCGTCGACCAGTGGAAGCTCGTCTACAACGAACGCTTTCTCTTCCATTGGGAAATGCGCCGCGGCGAGGTGGTCGACAAGAAGACCGGCGTGCGGCGCGTGGCGAAGAAGCGCACGCCGCACAAGGTCTATGTCTCGAGCGAATCGCTGGGCCCGAAGAAGTACGCGATCTGGACCGATCAGATCATCGACGACGCGATCGTGCAGTACGGCGTGACATTCGAGTTCGAGCCGAGCGAGCGCGAAGGCGCTCGGTATATGGCCAAGCCGCGTCACAGGAGCCCGCATTGAACTACTTCCATGATGCCACTCGGTGTGGCGCGGCATGGCACGCCGTGGCAGTGCAAGGCACGGCTCGGCCTGGCAGGGGCTGCGAACGCAGCGGGTTGGCGGTTCTGCCGTTATCCCGGTGCGGTTGCACTAGCGCGGCGTGGCCTGACATGGCATGGCAAGCCTCGGCACGGCGGGGCGCGGCGCGGTCAGGCTTGGCAAGGGCTGTTCACAGCGGCTTCCGTCGCGTGCGATGGTTGCCGGTGCGAATGCACCACTCCAGCCAAGGCTTGGCATGGCTCGCCCGGGCTGGGCACGGCCGGGCAAGGTGTGGTGTGGCAAGGGCGCAATGCGCATTGATCAACTCTAGGAGGAAGCGATGAAGAAATTCTCAGTGACCATCACAGGCAAGACGCCGCTACTGATGCACTCTGATGATATCGACTGGGCGGACAGGATGTCGGCATGGAAGGATGATGCCGCCAATCAAAAGTCGAGCAAGGCTGGCGATGACAGAACACCGGCGTGGCGTTGGCTCGGCAGCTGCTACCAGGATGAACAGTTCGTGACTGTTCCGGTCGACAACCTGATGCGGTGCCTGATGGAAGGCGGCGCCATGGTCCCCGTGCCAGGCGGACGCGGCAACAAGACTTTCAAAGCTCAGACCCAGAGTGGCATGCGTGTCGATGACATGCACTGGCCGCTTCTGATCGACGGTCAGCCGCTGCTATGGGCGCCGATTGCAGACCTGATGAAGGTCCAAGATTTCGCCGAGCACAAGGTGGCATGTGCTGCGATGGGCTTCAGCCTGTTCGTGAAGCGCGCCAAGATCGGCAAGAGCAAACACATTCGCGTTCGTCCCCGCTTCGATCGATGGTCAGCGACCGGAACGATCAGCGTCTGGGACAAGCAGATCACTAAGCGAGTTCTCCAGGAGATCGTGAGCTTCTCCGGCGAATATAAGGGGCTCTGCGATTGGCGACCTGGCAGCACGACGCCGGGCTCGTTCGGGATGTTCACCGCAGAGGTTCAAGAGATCTAATCCCGTCTTGTTGTGGTCTGGCAAGGCGTGGCCGGGCGTTGCAGAGCAAGCCGGGGCACGGGCGCTACGCGCATAGTTGAAAGGAATCGAGATGAGCAAGTTGTTTCTTGGGGGCGTTCCAACAGCCCCTGATGTCAAGAAGCTGCGCACTGCGTTCCCAGAGATCGCAGAAGGCACCGACTTCACGCACGAGCAGATCGAGGCGGTGATCGGGCTCAGTCCGAAGTCGAACCGCTATCGGTGCGTCACGCTCGCCTGGCGAAAAGAGATGTTGAACAGCCACAACATCGAGATCGCGGCAATTCCGACGATCGGCTTTCGCGCGCTCACTGGCGTCGAGCGACTGGACACGAACATCAAGGGATTCAAGCAGGGCACGCGCAAGCAAGGCAAGAGCATCCGGCGTGTGACGATGGTACGTGCCGAGACGCTCACGCAAATTGAGCAGAGCAAGCAGTTGCACGTCATGCGTCTTGGTGCAGCCGTTCTCTCACAGGCTTCCGCCATGATGAAAGAGATCGAGCCGCCAAAGCCAAAGCAGCAGGTCAGCCTGCAGCGCGAGATCCCTACCTCTTGATGGAACTAGAAATGACAGTCGCCGAAGACCTCGACCACGCGCCGATGGCGCGCAGCCGGAAGTATCCCGGCCTCACACCATCACAGATCGGCGAGAAGGACCCGCAGTACCTGTGCTGGTGCTACGAGAACATGAATCCGAAGCCGTGCAGCGAGTTGCTCTACAGGGATTGCGCGGCTGACGTGGCTCGCGATCGGCAGAGCATGCGCGTCGCTCGCGACCAAGACCTTTGATTCAAACGGAGTGACCATGAGCGAAAATGAAGAATCCGCGGGCACGGCAGGCCCTGATGTCGTCGACGACAAAACGCCGGGCACCGAGGTCGCACTTGTCTCGACAGAGCTCGAGGAATACAAGGACCTCATCCACGGCCTGAACGAGATGCTCAAGCTCAAGGGCATCGCCTACGACTTGACGACGATCAAAGGCAACGACCGCGCCCGCAAGGATCGGCAGATGCTCAAGCGCACGATGACGACCATCGAGAAGCGCTGTGCCGACAAAAAGCGTGAATTGAAGGCCAGCGTCGCCGAGAAGATCATCAGGCTGGAGAGCGAGGCCGAACGATTCGTCGGCATCACCGAGGAGATCTACAACTCGGCCGACCAGCAGATCACCGCAGACGAGCAGCGCAGGGTGCGTGAGAAGGCAGAGCGCGACGCCGCCGAGGCCGAACGCCAGGCCGGCCACCGCGATCGCATCGCCGACATCACCAACGTCGCCGTGCGCGCGGTAGGCATGACGTCGGCGCAGATCCAGGAGCGCATCGACATGGTTGCGCGCATCGTCGTCGGCGCGGACTTCGAAGAGTTCGAGCCGCACGCCGTCAACGCAAAGGCCGAGACGCTCCTGAAGTTGGCCGATTTACTTAGCATTGCAAAGTCTTCCGAGCAGCGTGAAGCCGAGGCCGAAGCGAACCGCCTGCGCCTCGCGCAACTCGAGCGCGAGAACGCCGAGCGCATCACCCGCGAGGCCGAGGAGCGCCGGCAGCGCGAGGCCGCCGACGTCGAGCAGCGTCGGGTCGCCGACGCGCAGCGCGCAGCCGAGCAGCGGGCCGCCGACGATCGCCGCGCGCGCAGCGACGCCGCAAGCGAACTGGTGGCCGAGATCGACCGCATCCAGCGCCGAGCCTTCACGTCGTCGGCCGCCGGCCTGCTGGAGCTGGTCACGTTGATCGAACACGTTGCCGTCGGCGATGAGCTCGGCGAGTTCGCGGCCGTGGCTGTCAAGGCGCGCGACAAGGCGCTGCATGAGCTCCACGACTTCCACAGGGTCGTCCTGCAGCGCGAGACCGACCAGAAGACCGCCGACGCCGAAACCCGGCGCCTTCGCGACGAGCAAGCCGCGGCAGCCGAGCGCACGCAAATGGCCATGCAGCAGATCGACGGCATTCGCCAGCAGCTGGTCATCGCCCACGTCGGCCGCATCCCCTACTACACCGGTGCCAACGTCGACGACGTCGAGAAGATCATCGCAGAGACCGAGGCCTGGCTAATCGACGACGCCAACTTCGGGATCCTCGTGGGCTCGGCGCAGGCCGTGAAGGACGCGACGCTGGTCAGCCTGCGCAGCTACCTGGCCGAGCTGGTCGCGAGCCGCGATGCGCCGCCGCTGGTTGAGCAGGTGGCCGACGTCAAGGCCGCGCTGGCGCTGGCCGATACGCCGAGCGGATACGTGCCGGCCGAAATGGCTGACGTATTGCACCAGGGTGAGACGATTGTCATCGGTGTCGACATGGCGACGGGCAGCGACCAAACGGTTCACGGCGCGCTGACCGATGCCGCCGACGCGCTGCCCGGCGGCCCCGGCGACGGCACGCTGCCCGTCGTACTCAACGAGGACACCACGCGCGTGCCCATCCTGATCGGCTTCGATCAGAACAAGCCTGTCGGCTGGCTCGAGATCCGCACGTCGGCTTTGCCACCGACGCCAGACTTCGTTTTCTCTCTTGGATTCCAAGCGCTTGGCTATGCCGGCGAGCCAGGATCGGTCCCCAGCAAGAGGTACTTCGGCGACTATCAGCTGCAGGCGATCTCGATCACTTCAGATGAGGGGTACATCGGCTATCTGCGGCAGACCGGCGAGCTGCACGCTGCTGATGCGCCGCCAGAGGTCTTCTACGACATGAAGAAGTACCTGGAGACGGCGGGAACCTTGCTGGCCGCGGTCGCCGCCGTCATGAAGTCGGCAGCCCTGAAGCCGCGAGCCGGCAAGCCGGGGCCATGGATCGTGCCGCACGATGAGATGGCCGCGCTCAAGTCAGCGCTGCGCGCTGTTCCGCTGACGGGTGGCCAGTTCTATGCCGAGGACGGCACCCTCATGAACGCCGACGGCACGCGCAGTGTCTTCGACGACGTGGACGCCTGATCATGGACGGCCTAACCGCAGTCCTCTACGTCGCCGTCGCGTTCGTGTTTATCTACGTCCGCGGTCGCGTCGACGGGCGCAATGCCGAACGTCGCCGGACGGCTGCACCCGCATCCGCGGTGCCGCCTCCGTCGGTGACTCCCCTGCCTGCAGCCGTGGCTGCGTTGATGGCGTTCGACCCGCCAGTCGCCATCGGCATGCGCTTCACGTACCTCGGTATCGAAATGCTTTGCACCTCCCACTTAGTTGCGCGGCCGTGGGGCTTCGTGCCCGGCATGCTAGCCGAGTACGCGGCGAACGATGGCACCGTGCGGCAGACCATGTTCGCGGGGTCCGAGATAGACGCGCTGAAACAAGAGATCGCGCGCAGAGGAGTCACGGCATGACTTGCATCGTCGGTATCGCCCACGAGGGCAAGATCATTCTCGGTGCCGACAGCGCCGGCGTCGGCGGCTGGGACCTGCGCATTCGCAAGGACCGCAAGGTGTTCCTCAACGGCGGCCTAATCATCGGAGGCACGTCTTCATTCAGGATGCTGCAGCTGTTGCAGTTCAACCTGTCGCCGCCGGCGATCGTCGAAGGTCAGCAGCCGTTCGAGTACGCCGTGAAGGCGCTGGTGCCGGCCATCCGAGAAACGCTGAAAAGCGGCGGATACGCGACGACGGTCAACGGGCGCGATGAAGGCGGTGTCTTCATCGTCGGCTTCCGCGGAAGTCTGTTCACGATCCACAGCGACTTCCAGGTCGCCGAGTGCATCGACGACATCACAGCCGTCGGATGCGGTGAAAGCTACGCCATGGGCGCGATGCACGCACTGCGCGGCGTCGCCGATCCGATGGCACGTCTGCAGGCAGGTCTGGATGCGGCCGTGACGTTCAGCACCGGCGTGGCCGGTCCGTTCCATTTCGTCGAACTGCCGGCGAAGCCGCCAGCGAGTTAGCAACCATTTTCCGGGGCGCGCCGATCGGGACAACCTCCTCCCTCCCTGAACCCATTCCCCGATCGCGCCGCAAGGCCGCCCTTTTTTCTTCAATCCTCGCAGGAGCCAAAGAATGCCTTCCATCGACGACTTTCAGTCTCCTCAGCTCTACGCGGTCGTCGAGCTCTTCGGCCACGCCCGTATCGCTGGCGCCATCAACGAGCAGGCTTTCGGAGGCACCGCGTTCATTCGCGTCGACGTGCCAGCCGTGACAGTGCGCGAAAGCGAATTCAGGAATGGTGAGCGCGTGGTCAGCATCCGCGAGATCGCAGCACACACCAGATCCTTCGGTGCCGCGGCGATCTACTCGATTAACTGGTGCGACGAAGCCACGGCGCAAGTTGCGGCATTCGACATTAAGCACGAGCCCATGAAACCGTACAGCGTGAAGGAGGCCATCAACAACTTGCCCGACGCGGACCGGCATCGCCTCCTGACGTCGCATCGCGAGATCGACAACGACCAGCCCTTCTGATGCCATTCCAGTCGCCGCGTAACTTAGCATTACAAAGTACCTTCACCACACCGAAAGCAACCCATGCCCCAATTTGAAATCACCGACGTCTCAGAAGTTCTGTGCGTTGACTTCGATACCAACTCGAAAAAGCACGGCGAGGCTCTCGTCACTACGCAGCGAACTGTGGTCCGTTGGCGCACCAAGAACCATGCCCTCGACATGCTCCACAAGAGCCTGCGCGAGCACCTGTTCTCGGCCACCCCAGACCAAGGGAGCGAACAAGGCGAGATGGCACTCGAGGCCAATGACCTCGCATTCGTTCGTTTCAAGGATCTGCACTATCCGATCCGCTGGGATCGCGAGTTCACCGGCTACACGTTCCACGTGGACTATGGGACGGGCGGCGAGTCGAACATGATCGTCCAGCTTTGCGAGGTCAAGCACTTCGATATCACGCCCCATGACGGCGGTCTCGTCGACATCGCTTTCACGATCCTGTCAGCGGCGGATATCACGGAGCGCTTCATCGGCAAGATGGGATCGAGCCAGAAGAAGAGCATCTTCATTCGGCTGCTCGCACCGAGCCTCTTGGAAGACGACGCAATCGACTCGGCTGCCGGTAGCGGTGCGCCCGGCACCGGCCCGGCTGCCGAGCCCGAGAAGCCTGCGAAGACCAAGACGAAGAGCGATGCACACCGCGCTGCGACCGACGCCTTTATCGAACAGAACACCGGCGACGGCGCGGCAGCGACGCACTGACCTGACCTCATCCATCCAAAGGAGAAGACCATGGTGAATCTCAAGAAGCATCTGGACATGCTCGGCATGCCCGTCAAAGACCGAGTGACCGGATTCAAGGGCACTGTGACGTCCATCGGTTTCGATCTCTACGGCTGCATTCAGGCGATCGTGAACCCAGGTGTCGACAAGGACGGCAAGCCACTCGACTCGCATTGGTTCGACGTCAATCGCTTGGATACGACGAGCAACAAGCCGGTCATGGAACGGCCCGAGTTCGAATGGACGCCGGAGGCAGTTGCAGCCGGCCGCAAGGGGCCGGCCGAGAAGCCGCGCAGCTCGAAGATCTGACCGGGGGCCACCGTGCTGCTCGATGTCGCCCGCCCCATCACCATCCCCTCCGCGGGCGTGGTGAAGGGTGGCCGTCTCGACAAGTGGCGCTTCCACTTCATCTGCTTCCAGGTGGAAGACATGGCACTCGAGATCGTGGCCAGGTGGACGCCGCCGGCGTGGCCGTTCTTCCGCGAGTTCGCGGCGAACCACGAGCACTTCGGAACGCTGCGGGCCGTCGTAGGCGAACGGGCGAAGCGCTTGCAGGCGATCCCTCTCATCACCACCGCCTACCGCGCGGTCGGTGTCGATCTGCCGTCGTCGCACTGGCTCATCAATTCCAAGTTGACGCTGCGGGCACGGGTCAAGCGCTCGCACGCGCACATCAGATCCAGGAGAAGGTCATGACCTCGCGAGAGATGCCACCGCTGATCAACGAGGAGGCGTTGCGCCGTGATGCGCTGCTGCCCTACCGGCCGGCCGACGAGATCCTCGACATCTGGCTCGACGAACGCCTGCACATGCGGGCGCCGACGTCGGGCCTCACCAACCCCGCACCAAGCTACTGAGGACCAGACCATGCGCATGACACAAACCCGCGCCCAGGACGACGTGATCGCCGAGCGCCAGCGCCAGGTGGCCGGCGAAGGCTATGACGCCGCCCACGACGACGAGCACGATCTCGGCGAGCTCGCGCTGGCCGCAAGCTACTACGCCATCCACTCGGCGGCGGAACTCCTGCCGATCCCCGATGAGAGCAATGTCTCTCGCAAATGGATCCTCGAGTCCTATGCCGGCGGCGTCTGGCCATGGGACCGCGCCGAGTGCAAGCCGAAGACGCGACGCGAAGACCTGGTGCGCGCCGCGGCGCTGCTCATCGCCCAGATCGAGCGAGACGACCGCGCTGCCGAGGCTGCAGGAGGCTGACATGGAAGAGATCTTCAAGACGGTGCCTCGCACCTGGTTCGAGCGGCTCTTCACGTTCCCGTGGAATCCGTTCCGCGCGACCCGACAGGAGCGCGACTATGCCGCCGAGTTCAAACGGCCATACGGCCGTCACTCGCACTCGGCGTACGTCGAACCCGATCGGCCGTGGGCGCGGGCACCGTATCTGCGCGACGTCGTGCGGACGACTCCTCCGAGCCGTCAGCCGCCAGCCCCGCCGCCAGTGACCGATCGCCGCGTCGACGATTCGATGCCGGCGAGCCTCTTCGGACTCATGGGGGCGGCCGCGGTAGCCGAGCCGGCGCCGCCGCCTGAAGAGTTCCGCTCGGGCGGCGGCGGTCAGTTCGCCGGCGGCGGGGCCAGCGACAGCTGGGATGAGCCGAAGGCGACGCCGAGCGATCCGCCGACAACCACTCCCGAATCGAATTCGTCGAGCAGAGATTCGAGTTCCTCAGATTCATCTTCGAGCTCATCGAGCGACTGACCATGACCAGACCTCTCATCATCTACCACGGCAATTGCGCAGATGGCTTCAGCGCCGCCTGGTGCTTCTGGCGCAAGTATCGCGCCGGCGCAGACTACGTGGCAGGCGTGTATCAGCAAGACCCGCCCGACGTGACCGGCCGCGACGTGTACTTGGTGGACTTCAGCTACAAGGCGCCGGTGGTGGCTCGGATGCTGGAGCAGGCCAACAGCGTTACGCTGATCGACCACCACAAGACCGCCATCGAAGACCTGCGTCCAGTCTTCGAGCCGCACGAGTTCGATGCCATGGCCTACGGGGTGGCTCGCAAAGCGGTCTGGTACTGCGATCTGGATCGCAGTGGCGCAACTCTCGCATGGGACTTTCTTTTCCCTGGCGAGGACCGACCGCTACTGCTTGGGCACATCGAGGACCGCGATCTATGGCGCTTCAAGTTGCCGAACACCCGCGAGATCCAGGCCAACGTCTTCAGCTACGAGTACACCTTCGACCAATGGGATCGGCTCATGTCTGCCGATCAGGCGGAGCTGCTGAAGATGACCGTGGCCGGCGCGGCGATCGAGCGCAAGCATCACAAGGACATCGCCGAGCTTCTGAAGGTCTGCACACGCGAGATGCAGATCGGCGGCTACTTCGTGCCAGTCGCTTCACTGCCCTACACGATGGTGAGCGATGCCGCCGGCACGTTGGCTGTCGGCAGGCCTTTCGCGGCGACGTACTGGGACACAGCTGAATCGCGCATCTTCGGCCTGCGTTCGGCACCCGATGGCATCGACGTCAGCGCGATCGCCGTCGAGTACGGCGGTGGCGGCCACCTGCATGCCGCCGGCTTCAAGGTGGCACGCGATCATGTGCTGGCGACGTCATGACGATCATCGAACGCAAGCGGGTGCTCGACGCCTACGCCCGCGCCGTCAAGCGCGGTTCCGATCACGACGAGGCCTGCGCCGTGGTCGCACAGGCCCTCGGCATATCCGTCGATCTCGTGCAGATCGTCGTCGCCGAGAACGAGTCGGAGGTGCAGTCGTGATGCGCCGCCTGATCCGATGCGATGGCACCGAGACCAATCTCGACGGCCCGCAATCCACCACCACGATCCGCGCGCTGATCCGCGCGCTGATCGGCGCCGACGCGCTGGACACCGTGCAGTTGCGGCACCTCGGCCGCGGCATCGTGATGTTCGTCGATGACCTCGGTCATTCGAAGAACTTGCCAGTCAACGCCAAGGCAACGGAGCTCTATCTCAAGAACTGCTACCCCGGCACGACACACCAGATCCGCGGCTCGGTTGTTGTGACGCTCGACGAGGACTTTTGATCATGACTCGCTCCATCCAATACGCCGGTGCACCCGGTTCCGTCGGGATCCTCAGCGTCGGAGCCGGCGACATCAAGATCAGCTTCGACAAGTCCAATCCGGCAGAGCGCATTCGCGCGGCTCGGGTAGTCGCCGGAATGATTCGGCAAGGCTACGCCTTGCTCGTTGAAGCCGGTACCGATGGCGACGGCAAGAAGATCTACAGGCGCGCGCTCGGCTTCGACGAAGACGCTTGCGAATACATCATCGCCGACTTCGATCCGCTGATCGGTGCCGACATCAAGGAGGACACCAATGCCGAAGACGGCCAAGCGCAAGCGCGCGTTGAAGAAGGAACAGCAGCGCCTGCAGCAGCGCCAGGCAAGCGCGTCGGAAAGCGGCGCGTCGCCGCCGAGAAGACCAGCGCCGTCGCTGTCGGACGTACGGCGGGAGGCTAAGGTGGAACTGCTCGAGCGTCACGACAACTTCGCCAGTCTGCGCAACGGTCTGCACCGCGCTGCCGAGCACCTCGGCTTGTGGTCCGGCATTCCCATGCCGCTAGAGGACGAGACGCTCGTGGTCGAGCCGACCTATCCAAAGGCGGCGGAACTGATGGCGATGTGCGGCGGCGCGCAACGGCCCGCGGAGACCGCGGACCGCGAAGACATCAAGGTGCGCAACAGCTTCTGGTCGACGCGGCGGCGCTGCGAGATCGTCGTCATCGAACCACCCAGCGGCAAGGTGACATTCGCCATGTTCCCCGGCGCCAACCATTTGAGCTATGACCTTCGCACGCTGGGCTGCGCGGAGGCATGGGGTGTCGAGCAGGAGAGCAATGCGCTGGCACTCCTCGGAACGCTCATGACGCATCGCGCGTTCAAGCAATACCTGCTGACCGGAACGTTCGTCGAGAAGAGCCGGCGCAGTGGCATCACATACATGTTCCGCAGGCTCAAGCCTACGGTAGCGCTGCACGAGGTCAAAGGACAGATGCGCATTCTCTGTGCCCTCTGCATGCATCCAGTAGCTCACTATGCTGGCTCGTGGGCCGGTGCGATGGTTCCTTCGGACGAAATCGCCGCGCACCTGCAGATGATGCGCGCCGACGAGCGCCTCTACTGGGCGCGCGCCAACCAGCACCCATCTTGGCGCCCGGAGGCCGGCGTATGACGTACTACGAACTCCTTGGCGTCGCCCGCGATGCCGACTTCGACGCCGTCAAGCGCGCCTATCGCAGCAAGGCGATGTCAGCGCATCCCGATCGCAACGGCGGCAGCGACGAGAAGATGCGCGAGATCCAGGAGGCCTACGACTGCCTCAGCGATCCCGTCAAGCGCGCCATGTACGACGTCGGCGACACGCACAGCGAAGTCCAGGCGGAGATCGAAGCCGCCGGCCTGCTGCGCGTGCTCATGGACGAGGCCATCGACAGCTTCGCGATGCACCTGCCGATGGCGATCGACATTCGCATTGCCACGGGGCTGGAGAACATCAATCAAAAGGTCCGGGCACTCACGACGAAGCGCAAGCGCCTGCTGCGCTGGCGCGGCCGTGTCACGCGCGCCGACGACGGTGAGAACGCCGTTGAGGCCATCGTCGACGAGAAGCTGCTGGCCGTCGAGAAGGAACTCCTCGGCCTGAACTATTCGGCTGACCTGAACCACCGGGCCCGCGCGCTGCTTGCCGTCTACGACGACAAGGGCGAGCCCGTCGCCGAGAGCGATGCATGGCGCGAGCAGCAGCTGATCGGAGGTCCGACGTGAAGCGCATGGAGGTCAGGTGCTGTTGTCAGGCAACCAAGGTTCTCGGCACGGTCCCCGTCCCAGAGGCGCTGCTCAAACAGCGCCTGGTCGTGCTGCCATTGATGGGCGTTCCCGGCCAGGGTCTGCCGTATTCGAAGCTCGAGTTCGAAGTGGCGACGTGGATGGAGATTCGCGTCGATCTCGATGTGGCGCCGCACCTGCGCGACCTCGAGACCGGCGTCGGCTACATCCGCGAATCCGGGCTAGCGCTCAAGCACGAGGGCGTGACGGTCGAGACGCTGCGGCGCATCCCTGGGTTCATCGAGGCCAAACCATGAGTAGCAGCTGCGAGCACCCGAGGTTCGAGGCCAGCGTCGATGTCACGCGTTTGACCGACACCGGCGGCTTCACTGCCGACGTGCGCATCCGCTGCGGCATGTGCTATGCCAAGTTTCAGTTCCTCGGCCTGCCAGCTGGCTCGCTGGCCGGTGGCGCGGCCATGAGCATCGACGGCCTCGAGGCGCGCCTCGCTATCGCGCCACCAGGTGCTCACCCCAGTCCGCTCCAGCAGATGGCGAGCGGCAAGGAGAAGTTCGATGGCTGATTCGACACAGATCGAGTGGAGCGATGCTACTTGGAACGTCATCACCGGCTGCAAGGTGAAGACAAAGGGCTGCACGAATTGCTATGCGATGAGGTTGGCCGGCACCCGTCTTCAACATCATCCGTCGCGGGCCGGTCTGACTCAGCCGAGCGCTGCCGGGCCAGTCTGGAACGGCGAGGTCCGCTTCAACGAGCCGTGGTTGCGCCAGCCGTTGACGTGGAAACGCGGCAGGCTGATCTTTGTCGTCGCCCACGGCGATCTGTTCTATGAAGGCGTACCCGACGAGTGGATCGACAAGGTCTTTGCCGTCATGGCCATGGCGCCGCAGCACACATTCCAGGTCTTGACGAAGCGCTCAGCGCGGATGCGCGACTATATGAAGCGCTTCGCCGCCGACTACGGACCGATCGAGAAACAGATCCTCGCGCTCGGCGGCAATCCGATAGAGGCTCTCACGCAGTGGCCGCTGCCCAACATGTGGATGGGCGTCAGCGCCGAGGACCAGGCGACGGCCGAGGAGCGTGTCCCGCATCTGCAGGACACGCCAGCCGCCGTGCGCTGGGTCAGCGCTGAGCCGTTACTCGGCGAGATCAGGCTTGACGAGCTGATGCGGAGCAGCCCGACATCGGCATCGCGAGACCAACCCGACGACCGCGACAGCGACTGGACCTATTGCGACAACGCGCTCGAAGGCAAGCGTTCGACGAAGGTCGGGCAGTACGACGTGCCGAAGATCGACTGGGTCGTGACGGGTGGCGAGAGTGGTGTCGGCGCTCGACCTTCGAAGACGGCCTGGTTCAGATCCCTGCGCGATCAATGCGCAAAGCACGGAACCGCGCACCTTCACAAGCAGAACGGCAACTGGCTCGACGATGACGCCGCTGCGTTCATGGGCAGCGCGACGAGTCCGATGCACCAGTTCTCTGACGGCTCCACTGTCGTCCACGTCGGAAAGAAAAAGGCCGGTCGTCATCTCGACGGCGTGCTGCACGACCAGTACCCGGAGGTTCAATCGTGAGTGGCTTTCTGTCAGCCTATTCCTCGCAACCCGGCATGCCGGCGCGCAAGGCAGCAGAACTGCGCGGCTACCAGCACGTCGAGGCATTCGCCCTAATGCTCTACGTGTGCCGATCCTGCGCGCACCGCGAGGTGATCTGGAACAGCCGCGACGGCGTGACGCCCTTCGGTACGGCTTGCCCGAGCTGCGGTCGGCCGGATCTACTTCACGATGCCTTCGGGTCCGACTGGTGTGTGCCCGACCACAAGCCGCATCACGGCCAGCGCATGTGGATCTCGATGACGCTGGCGCGCGCCACGGAGATCGCGATCGCCCGCGTCAAACTGGTCGCGCCGGAGCGCCTCGAGCAGGCGGACACGATGCAGTCGCTCGTCAATTCGATCTACCAGGACGGCCACGGCCCGGACATGGCGATCACGGGCTACACCGAGGCGCGCCATGGCTGACTGCCAGCAACTCGATGAGCTGGTCGCCTGGCTCCTCAGCGAGGAGAACGGCTACATCGCAGCGCGGGTGCTGCCCGACGGATCAGTAGCCGCCGTGATCGAGCTCTTCACCACGCGAGCCGTCGTGCTCGGCGTGACGCGATTCGGCTGGTCGACGCGGTTCTGCTTTGCCGATCGTGATCTCGCGCTGCAGCGCTTCGATGAACTGCAGTCGGAAGACGATGAGCCGGCCGGCTCTATCGCGCAGCGCGGCCGCGTGAGCCCGAAGTTGAACCCGCGCGCAGCATGGCCGTTCCCGCCGCGCGCCGGAGCGGACTCGGAAGGCGGAGAGCATGACTGATCGCCGCGAATTCGCCCGTCAGCACGCCGAGGCCTTCAACGCCCGCACGCTGGAGGAGATCGGCAAGGTGCTGGCCACGCACAGCAGTCTCATCGTCGAGTTCGCCTGCGAGATGCAGGAGCGGGTCGACGCGGCCGAGGCGCTACTCGCGGAAATCGCAGCCGGTAAGGTTCTTCGAACTTCGGAGGCTGGCCACTTCAAGACGTTGAAGCTGCGCACCGACCTAATGAACCGTGTCGACGCGCTCGTCGACGAATCCAAGAGGAGATCGCAATGAATGCAATCATCGCAGTGAACCCCCAGCAGATGCAAGAGGCCCAAGCCACCACGATCGGCTGGATCAGCGCCAAGCTGGCCGACGCCAATGGAGACCTTGCGAACGCGAAGGAAACGTTTCTGGCACTGCAGAAGGCCGGCCTCCGCACGCGGCCTGTCGAGGCCATCGCAGCGAAGGCGAACCGACGCGTCAAGTTCTACGAGAAGGTGAAGGCGGCACTCGAGGCCGGCTACTACATCATCCCGCCGTTCGACATTCAGCTGTTCGCCATCCGGACCAATCGCGTCAGCACGCCGGACAACGTGAGCGATAGCCGATGGCAGCAAGAGATGAAGCCTGTCTCTCTGCCCGTAGGCGAAGGCCGCTACGAGAACCCGGCGGTTGCGCGCGTCGAAGCCGGCACTGTGCAGCGCACGAATAGCGCGAAGCAAGACTACACGGTCACGCTGTTCAAGAACGGCAACTGGCAACACGGCATCGATCTGCCGATCCGCGCGATGAAGCCGCAAATCATCGAAGAGGTTGGCCGCGCGCTTCACATGAAGATCTTCGATGCGCTCGGCATCGCACCGGCATACCGCGCGGCCGATCCCATCATCGCCGGACAGATCGTGCGTCCCGACGGCAGGGGCCCGCTGACGTTCTTCGTCGCGTGGTGGCTCGATGAAGCTGATCTCTGAAAGGCACGCAATGAACGCAGTCGAATACGCGCAGCTGCGCATCGCATCGGTGCTCGCCGAGCTTGAGATCGCGACCGGCCAGCACGTCGACAACGTCGCCATCAGGAACACCGATGCATCGACGGTTGGCAACGCCGTGCCGCAGCTGATCCGCGAGGTGCAGATCCAACTCCGCCCGATACCGGGCTCCAACTGGGTGACGACATGAACACAGAACAGCACGTCCTGACCGTCGAGGTCCAGGCTGCCAACCTGGTCCGACTCGCGCATGAGCTCGGGCTGAACCTGACCATCCACCTCGAGCCTCTGCCGCCGCTCGCCATGGGCAACCACCGGCCGGTCGTCACGGTGTGGCCGGCGAGGAGTGCGGACGGCTGCACGGTCGTACGCACGATGCCGCCGCGGCTCCCGGGGATCTACGACCCGAAGGACCCGGCGACGCTCGAGCAAGACCGCGACGCCTACGCGTTGATCAACGCCGTGCCACTGCTGCAGAGCCTGCTCTACGACTTCAACCTGCTGCCGGAGTGCATCGCGCGCGACGACACCACGCGCTGGGCGCAGATGCACAGCCTGGTCTCGCACTTCCGCGGCATGAACCCAGACACGTACGGCCGGCCACACGCATCCATCATCGCGATGTTCAAGTTCGGCAATGCCTGCGTGTCGATGGCTGGCAAAGCGGTCAGCGGCGACTGGCTTGCTGCGGAAGCCGAGCGCGCAATGGATGCGACGTACGACAGCGGCTATGAGCCCAAGGAAGTGCACCCATCGCGGGTGTCACAAGCGCAGGCCACAGCCATGTCAAAGCATTGGACTGCCGTGGATGCCACCCGGATTACACCGGTCGGCATGCCGTCCTATCACGAAGTCGCGGCGGACGATGCAGCTTCCGCGAATTCCAACCGTGACTACCTCAGCGAGTCCAGCATGCTGCGCAATCTGCTCGCGCGCATCCACGGCGACGGCGGCCACTACCTCGACAAGCACGGGCTTGAGAAGACGCTGGCCGACGCCGAGGCTCTCTTGGGAGTGTGGCGCGCGCAGTGCCAGCGTTCAATGTCGGCGGCGGCGACGCTCCAACGCCTCGGCTACACGTTCGAAGGCGGCGAACTCTGGAAGCCGCCGCTCGGCGAGGCGCCGAACTTCGACCTGGTCGACGCCATGGAACGGCGCAATGACGCCGCCTACCTCGAGCGCAATCAGGTCGTCGCAGCGCTGGCCAAGGCCTTTCCGTCAGGCATCGCGCGCACGGCAATCGAAGGCTGGTCTGAAGACTGGCACGGAGTCGTGTACGTTGACGTGCCAACCGGCCAGTGCTCTTGGCACTTTCATGACTCGCAGGCCTACCTCTTCGACGGCCTGCCGCCGTACGCCGGTCAGTGGGACGGCCATACGACCGAGGAGAAGTACGCAAGGCTGGCCGCGCTTCAGGTGGCAAAGCGCGCCGCGACCGATCAGATCTGGCGAGACGAGCAAGGCCGCTTGAAGTTCTCCGCCTCGGGTCCGACCACGGAACAGCAACTCGCCATCGTTCAACGGGCCGGTGAAAACGCCGGCCTGCCTGGCTACTTCGATGCGCTCTGCGGCTGGTGGCGCGGCGAGGACAACGCGCCGGCGGTCGTGCCGCTGTTCAAGTTCGCGATGGCGGCCTATCAGATCGGGCTCGAATCTCACCCAAGCCTCGCTGGGAGCGCCCGATGAAGTACCTCGTCACAGTCCTTGATGGGGAGGAAGTCGTCTTCGTATTCCCGCGCACTGTCGACCATGACCGCATGGCCGAAGCGCTTGAGGCCATCCGCTTTGGCACGTCGCGCGACTGGTGCAGAAAGCTGCGCGAGAGCGAAGTCATCGCTGCGGGCTTCATCGACCACGGCGTATGTCACGGCGCCAGCGAAACCCTCAACATCAAGTCACGCGGTGCCGCCGACACGGTCCTACTTGACTCCGGTTTCGTGAACCAATCAACCGGAAGCGCAGCATGAGTACCAAGGTGCGTGCGCAGCACACGCCACGAATCCTGATCGACCACCGGGATTGCGGCGGCGGTGGGTGCACAGGTTGCGCCAATTCTGGCACCAAGATGGCCCGCCAATTGCGCCCCGCCGGGTTGTCGATGCCGCAGGACGAACAAGTCTTCGCGGCTGCGCGCGAACTGTGCCCGTGCTACGAGGGCATCAAGATCAATGCTGGCGTCGCACAGTGCACGCATGCCGATCGCCGAGACGACGGCGAGTGGTGCGAGCAGCCATCATGCCCCGCCATCAAAGCCACGGAGCACGCAGCATGAGCCCCAAGGCGCCGGCCCTGCTGACGGAAGACGCTCTGCGCTACAGAAAACTTCTTGACATCGGAACGATTGCGGCTGCCGACCTGATCACCAAAGTTGGAACAGGCAGGCTTGACAGCACGCTCGATGCACGAAAGCCACCGAGCGAACGCAGCCTGGAGTTGATGGGGCGAAGCTCCATAGAGGCAGAGGTCCGCACCCTTGCTGCGGCAGAACAGGAGCCGGTGCTTTGGCAGTACCGACATGTGAACGGCCTAAATAGCTGGGAAGAAGTCAAGCCGTGGTCGCGCATCCAGACGCTTGAGCAGCGCGTTGCAGCGTTGCGTGAGTTCGCCTATCAAGGGCAGCGAATGTATGAGGTGCGTGCGCTGTACGCCGCCCAACTCCTGCGGGAACAGGGAGAAGAGAACGATGGTTCTGCTCATCCTGTTGATGCTGCGTCCACCACGCTGCCGCTTGGGTCTGATGCGTCGAGGGGTGGCAAGCCATGAGCTTAGAAGGAACCATGCCAACAAAGGATCCTACGAATCGGTCGGAGCCGAAGCCGCGTCTGCCACCGGCGCCGCAGTGGCTGTAATAGATACGTGGAGTAAACCCAAATGAATGACCACGACCAAATCAACAACGACGCAGCGGCACGTCTTCATGCCGCATTCAACAAAGGGACTGACATGGACAACGACACCATCATCAACCTACCAGTTTGGAAGGACCACGATGTTCCTAACTCGTTGAAGGTGGAGTTGTATTGGGCGGCGCGAGATTCGATCACTTCGCCCGCACTCGCCAAGTTCCTCGAATGGCAGCGCGGCGAGACCGGCATCGACGCGAGCGCGCGGATGCCCGACGACAACGACGAAGCCGCAATCCAGTGGCTGATCGATCAACTGCCGGAGTACAACGGATGAGAGCTGCCGACCTTCGCACGCCACGCGCCTTCCCTGGCCCGAAGCCCGAGAGTGGTGAGCACGAGGGCATGGTGCCGAGCTTGTGCGAGACGCTGTTGCTGCACATCCGCCGCAAGTACGCCTTGCAGAAGACCGCTGCCGAGGCTTGGGGCGTCAGTTCGCCATTCGTGAGCAAGGTGCTGCACGGTCGCGCGCTGCCCACGAAGGTGATGCTCGATGACGCCGGGATCGTGCTGACAAAGTCGAGCGTGGTCAAGGTGCATTGGGGCATGAGGGCATGACTGATGCTCCGAGCAAATAACCAGGACCAACACCCATGACCCCCAATCCAACCCCAGCAGTAGCAGTGGCCCAGCCGAGCATCGTGCGCAAAGCCCTAGAAGCTGCGCAGGAAGTGGTTGACGGCGTTCCACAGTGGCACAACGCCGGATACGCGGCACGGCTCATCAAGAAAGCGTTGATGGAACTGGACGCCCCTCCTACTGGAGCAGGAGAACCCACAGAGCCGAGCCCGGTACGCATCGAAAACGACGACGACTTTTGCGAAGCCGCCAGCCACTGCCTCATGTCATCCGAGATGGACCTGCGTCACCAAGGCATGGCGCTGCGGGACTTCGCGCTGCCGGCGCTTGAGTACGCACGGTTCAAACTGCTATGCGCTGCGGTCCAACCGATCAAGACGCCCGGCGTGAGCGTGACGATCCCGAAGGCTCTTGTTGACAACCGCTACCACATCGCGGCTGGGCCAGGAGAACAGCCGAGCGAGGCGCCGTTCGCACTTGCGTGGTTTTATCCTGACGGCAAGCCCTACACCCTGACATGGGCCAGCGAGGATGCGTTTCGCGTTCAGGGCGGCAGCATCAAGTTCTACAGCGAGCCTCTGTTCCGCGCCACCCCTGCTATTGCAGTGGCCGCGGTGGATGGGCTGCACAACAGGATCATGAATCTACGGAGTCCACCTTGGTTGTCCAACGGCGACAACCCAGGCCAGGCATTTCGGCAGGGTCACAAGATCGCACGTCATGCGGCGGCTGAACTGATAGCTGGATTTGCTTCCGCTCTTAACCCCCGCCGCGGCCTAGAGGTAGCGACGGATGGGCGGGAGGCGAGCCCGGAGCTTGTCGATTCATTGATCGCACAACACCTCGGGTCAGGGACCCGAGAAAACCTCCGAGCAATGGTTCGCGCTGCTCTCGCATTAAGCCCCAGGGCAGGGACGCTAGGAGAGACACCATGACCCCCGACGAGCTCGCAATCGCCCAAGCCCTCCATCATCTGCACACGGAGCCCTTCGACTGCACCCACTGCCGCCGAACCATTCCTTGCAAAATGGTTGTGGACCTTGATTGCTCGGGGTGTCCGCTGAATCCGCCGTGCATCGTGAAGGGCCACGGCATCCTTACTGCATGGCCTGGCCCGCTTCCTGGGGACGATGACGACGACCGAGATCCAGCGGCGCCGAAGCCTGCGCCAGTTGGGAGTTCGGTGTGAAGGAGAGAGGCATTATCTTCAGCGCGCCGATGATCACGGCGCTGCGACGCGAGACAAGTCCGAAGACGCAGACGCGTCGCGTGGCGAAGTTCAAGACGGACCCCGGCCTGAATCTGTCGTTCACCGGGCTGTCGGTGCAACGCTTTGGCGAGACCTGGAGTTTGTTCTCGCGCGGTGCCGGCAGCTGCTGGGAGGATCGCTCGAAGCCGCTGCGCAGCCCATATGGCCTCGAGGGCGACAGGCTATGGGTGCGAGAGACCCACCAGTTCGATGCACCCGTCGATGGCACGTGGCCGGCGACGCAGTTCTACGGCTGCAAGGGCGCGCCGCTGGATCTGATCCCTGAGCGCTTCAGGCACCCAAACTATTGCCTCTACCGCGCGAGTTGGTTGCACGGCCCCATCACCTGGCGGCCGGCGATCCACATGCCGCGCTGGGCCAGCCGCATCCTGCTCGAAATTACCGATGTGCGCATCGAGCGACTCAACAGCATCAGCGACGCCGATGCGATCGCCGAAGGCATCGAGCCGATCGATGAAGGCTGGCGCGACTACATGGATCCGTCCGGTCTATGCATCAAGCCGCGAACCAGCTATCAGACGCTTTGGGACTCGATCAACGGCGCGGCGTCGCACAAGACTAATCCATGGATCTGGGCAGTTTCATTCAAGGAGATTCAACCGTGAGTCGCGTCGTCAACGAGCTCCGCCGCACCAACACCAGCGGCATCCCAGGCATCCGACTGCGCGCGCGCCGCACGCGCACCGGCATGCCTCGACTTTTCGTCGACGTGAGCTGGTGGGCCGACGGCGTCAAGCGGTCGACCAGCTTCCCCGCGGATCGCGCGCCCGTCACCGCGGTCGATCGCGCGATGTTCGTGCGCGCGCAGATGGTTGGCATCACGTACAAGATCACCGCGCGTCAGGCGTGGAATCGCATCAAGCAGGCGGCTCTCTGATGGGCCACTACAAGCTATTGCACAAGGCCACGAACCGCGAGATCCGCGGCGGCGCGCGGCTCGCAATGAAGACGATTCAGGACGTGCTCGACGATCGCCGCAGCGAGATCCGGCAGGTCGACATCGCGCAGGATCACGACACCGCCAAAATCCAGACGTCGCCGCCGTACGGCGCTTTCGACAGGATCGCGCCAACCGGCCACACCACGGTCACGATCACGCTGAAGGTCTTCCGGAAGGCGAAGTCGAAATGAAGATGACCGCGACCATCTCCGACTGCGGTCGCTTCCGCTGGACGCTCACGCGCGTATGGGACGATCGGCCGATGCTGCTGGTTGTCATGTTCAATCCATCGGACGCCGACCACGCCGTCAACGACAAGACCGTCACGCTGCTCACGCACATCGCCAGCCACAACGGCTACGGCGGCATCACCGTGGTCAATCTGTGCCCGCTTCGCAGTTCTACGACGGCGCGAGTATTCGAGTTCCTGAAAGCCATCAACAGCAGCACGCCGACGCCGGAATCGGACCAGGCGATGCGCGACAACTTCGACGTCGTCGAGACTGAGCTCGCTTCGTGCAGCGCCATCCTGACCGGGTGGGGCTCGATGGGATGGCGCGCTGAGAACTGGTACCTGCGAGTCGACGAGTTGATCCGCGCTGCGGCCGCCGAAGGCAAGCCCGTGTACCGGCTCGGCGCATGCCAGAACGGTCACCCCATGCATCCGCTCGCTCGCGGCAAGCACAAGATTCCGAAGACCGCGAAGCTTCAGCCATGGACCGCCTCGTGAGGTTCCTGTGCTTCTCCTGCGATCAGCCGCGTGACGTGGCTGGCCGGCGCGTACGCCTGACCGCGGCCGGCCAGCGCGTCTTCATCTGTTGCGCGTGCGCCGTGATCGACAACAAGCAGGTCGCGCTGCTCGAAGCCGCGCTGGCCGACAGTGAGTTCGATCACGAGCCGATGCGTCATGCCGTGCGGAAGGCCACCGGCCACGACCCCGTTGCGGCTCGCGCGCTCGCGACGATGCCTGACCTGCAGGCAGCCTTCGCTGCATCAAAGAAGGGCTCCCGATGACATTCGAAGACGACTTCCTGATCTTCGTTCTCCCGAGCGGCGGTAAGAAGCGACTGCGATGCAGTGAGCTCGGCATTCAATGGCCGCCGCCGGGGACGATTCGCATCCGCGGCTTCGAGCCGCCGTTCACAGACATCGACTTCAAGCTGCTGACGATGTCGACGATCACCGATGAGCAGCGCGCGAGCATGACGCACGTGTGCCGCGGCGCGCAGTACGTTTGCGGCGTCGGCGGAGTTCAATGAGATGCCGACCTACCGTCACGGCTCGGGCTTCATGCACCTCAAGATGACGAACACCGCGAAGCGTCCCGCGCCGGCACCGTGCTGCGCGCGCATTCCGCGCGGCTCGCCGGCCATCGGTGCGACCATGCGGTGTTGCGCGATTAGCTCGGTCCTATGCGACCACGTGCTGCTGGATGGCAGCACCTGCGACGCGCCGCTGTGCGTCGATCACGCGCATGAGATCGAGCACGACAAGCATCTGTGCCCGACGCACCTCGCGGAGCGGCGCGACAACGAACCGGAGTTGTTCTGATGAACGTCGGAGATTTGAAGAAACTGCTCAACGAGCACCCTAACGAGATGGAAGTCGTCGTCGACGTTTTCAGTGACTACGCCGTTGTTGATGGCTTGACCGTCATCAAAGCGGTGCCGCAGACGGGCGGCTGGGTTATGCGCAGTCACTCGACGATGAGCGCTGACAACAAGGCCAGCGAGAAGACCTATTTGCACTTGGATCCAGGATGATGTCCTACGACCACAAGAACCTGGCCGACACCGTCCACGCGACGACGGTCTACGAGACGCTGCGCTGCGAGGTCGGAAGCGAGCCGAGCGTCTGGACTGCACGCTACAACACCAACCTGATCCCGTATCACCGGTGGAGCGACCACTGCGGTGGCCTCAAGGGCGGCGTCTGCCAGAACTGCGGCAAGACGCTGAAGGAGGTGCGCGTGCGCATCAACCCGAAGACCGGCGAGCCCGTGCGCAAGCCCAGCCGCATCGCGCGCGAGATCTCGCAGATGCGGGCTGACATGCCGCCGGTCGTATTCGTGAACAGGAGGCAGTCTTGAGCGTATCAATGATCGTGACGTGCGTCGCGATCGGCCTGGACGTCCTCGTGATCGTGTGCGCGAGCATGTCGATCTGGCATGCACATCGCGCCACGAAGCTCGCACGGATCGCGCTGCAGGCCAATATCGATCGGATTGAATGGATCAAAGCCCATGGCCTGGACTGAAGGCACGATCGGCGCGGCGCTCGCGCGACAGACATTCAAGCGCGGCCTCGTCGTCGTGCCGAACTGCACGTGGACGGGTCACGAGTGCGACCTGCTCGTCGTCACCGAGAAACTCATGCTGGTCGACGTCGAGGTGAAGATCTCGCGGGCCGATCTGAAGGCCGACGCACGCAAGGACAAATGGTGGAAGCGCACGGCCTCGTGGCGCGTTGGCGAGACGCGGCCGGATCCTGTGCACCGCGACTGGCCGCCGAAGGTGTGGAAGCACTACGTGGCCATGCCGCGAGCCATCTGGAAGCCCGAGCTCATCGATGCGCTGGCGTCGCCGGCGAGCGGTGTGATCCTGCTGGGCACCGTGCGCGATCCAGACCAGTTCGTCGTCGAGCTCATCCGGCGGGCAAAGGCGAACCCCGAAGCCAAGCCGATCGGCGCCGGCAGCGTGGCCGACATCGCGCGCCTGGCCAGCCTTCGAATGTGGGACAGCTTCCGCGTCGTCGAATCCATGAACATGGCAGAGCGTGGCCGCCGCGAGGCCGCTGCTTTGGCCGACACCGCAAGCATTACTAAACCTTGACTCCATAGACTCATGGCTGATTGGGTCCCTTTGCCAGAGTACCTGCGACGCACCGGCGAGACGGCCGAGGCCGTCGACTCGCGTCTCCGCCGCGGGTACTGGTTGAAGGGCGTGCATGCCAGAAAGCCGGAAGGCGCCAAGGATCTATGGATCAACGAACGAGCGGTGGACGACTGGGCGGCGGGGGTAAAGCCAACGCTCCAGCACGGAAACGGAAAGTGATTGGAGTCACGCCGATCACGCGCAAGACGAAGCAGATCTACCAGATCGCCTTCAGCTTCATGGGCGTGCAGTGCCGCGAGGTGGTCGACCTCGAGCACAGCAAGGCGAACGAAGCGTGGTGCGAGCGCCGGCGCGCGGCAATCCTCACGATGATCGAAAAGACCCAGTTCGACTACGCCAGGGAATTCCCGATGTCAAAGCGCGCCGCCGTCTTCGGGCACGGCGTCGGCAAGACGGCGCTGCTCAAGGACTTGCTCGAGGCCTACCGTGACCGCGTCAAGCGGACGTTCGAGCCGTCGACGTTCGCCGGGACCAAGACGGCGATCGACAATGTCCTGGTGCCAGCCTTCGGCCACAAGCGCATCACCGAACTGAAGCGAAGCGACATCCGCGATTGGGTCAACAAGCAGACCTGCAGCCTGAAGCGGATCAACAACCTGTTGCTGCCGCTGCGCGCCGTCCTGAACGAGGCCGTCGGCGACGAGATCATCAAAGGCAACCCGCTGCTCGGCCTGAAGATCGCGCCCTTGCTCCCCGTGGCACAGCGGTCGACGGGCTACGACGCGCAGCCCTATGGCGAGTCGGAGGTGGTCAAGCTTCTTTCCAACGTCGCCGAGCCCGAGCGCTTCGCCTTCCAACTGTGGGCCTATACCGGCCTGCGAACCGGCGAGCTGATCGGCCTGCGATGGACGCGCGTCGACCTCGAGGCGAGCACCATCCACATCCAGGAGACGACGACAGCGGGCGAAGACAAGGCGCGGCCGAAGACCCCGGCGGGCGTGCGCACGATCCTTCTGCTGCCGGCGGCGCGCGAGGCCATCGATCTCTTGCGCGCGCACACGCTGCTCGCCGGCGACCGCGTCTCAGTGAACCCGCGTGGCACGCGCGACGACGGCGCTTGGGACGACAGGCGCCTGGCCGAGGTCTGGCGAAAGGCGCACAAGGGCACGGGAATCGCGTACCGGAGCCCGTACCAGCTGCGGCACACATTTGCTTCGAACCTGCTGAGCCAGGGCGAGAACCCGGCCCACATCTCGAACCTGCTGGGCCACAAGAACATCGAGATGGTGACCCGCACGTACGGGCGCTGGATCAGCGAAGGCGAGAAGCTCGGATTCGACCGGCCGGCCCGGCGATACGGAGGATCTCGGCTCTGGACTACGGTCGCATGTGAGAAAGATGTGAATTCGTAGCCGGGTTTGGGACGGGTCGCTGACGGCTGTTTTGCGTCTGACGCCCGGTAAGGCGGGGCAATTTGATGGTGGGCGGTGAGGGTTTCGAACCCCGAATCCAACTTCGTCGCTTTGCCCCTGTGTTCCACGTGGAGCCGCGGGACCGCATGTGAGAAACGTGTGAATCCTGCTGCCTCCGCAAACAGGAGGACAAGGGCATGAATCTGGATCCTACTACCGGCCTGAAGTGGCTGGAACCGAGGCGGCTGGCGGAGCTGCTGCTACAGCTGCCGGAAGGCACACAGGTGTGTGTCAATCAGATCGGCAATCTGTTCATCGCCGACGAGAATGGGAAGCCGTACGGCTTCATCGACTTCTCGGGTGCCGGCAGCGTCGAACGTCCGTTCGATGGCGCGGCGCCAGAAGGAGAGAAATGACCTATCCGACGCGCGAGCCTTTGCCGCACGAGTTCATGTTTCGATTCGACGGCGACACCATCCATACCGGCTACGGTTTCCTGGTGTCCAGGGAGCGGGCAATCACGTCGATCGAGGCGACGGCGATTGACGGCGCGAAGACGCCAGACGAGGTTCGCCTGCTCGGCTTTCGAGCGCCCGGGAGGGGACGCGCGCTATGGGTGAGCCAAGACGGACTTGTCGAGATCCACGCCTGGACCGAGCGACTGCGCACCGGGGCGCAACTGCCCCGGCCGCAGCGGAAGCCCTGACGGGCAAGTGGCCGGCCCATTGCGGGCCGGCCAGGTCGATCAGATCAACGCCGGCGGGCGTCCCACGCTCGCTGCTCGTCTTCCAGGCCCAGGAGGCAGGCGGCCTGAAGCGGGCTCACCCAGCTCGAACTCGACGCGTCCGTGCTGATGGCGGCCAGCGCGCGCACGGCGCGCCGCGCACCGCCGCGCAGCGCATAGGTCTCGACGGGGCCGAGGATGATGCGCGCGCCGCGGATCACACGGAACGCCCACTGGCCGTTCTTGGCGGCGAAGATCTCGACCTTGAGCCTGGCGCTCACGGCGCCGGCGGCGCGGCCTTGCCGGCGTCGATCGCGGCCTGCAGCGCGGCGCGCGCGGCGTCGTCGCCGGCGAACAGCGTGTCGAGCTCGGCGTCGGTGACGTCGCGGCCTTCGCTGTGCGCGGCGGTGAGGAGCTTCGAGACGGCGGCGATTTTATCGCTGTACTGGAGAAGCAGGCTGACGAGGATGAGGGCGTTGTTCATTTCACACCTCCTTGCTTGGTGACGAGGTAGGCCTGCAAGGCCCGGAGCGCGGCGGACGCGACCTCCAGGCGCGTGTTGGCTGTGGTGAGGTCGGTAGCCGACATGCCGCGCGCGACGTTCAAGCCCTCACGGGCAACGTCAGCTTGGGCCTGGATGTTCTGGGCGTCGGCGACGCTGATCTTTCCGGCCTGCAGGAGAGTGGTCGCGGTGTTGCGCGCCTCGGTGACGCTGGCCACGCCGACGGCGAGCTTCTGGTTGAACGTGTCGGGCGTCGGCGCACCGAGCGCGGCGCAACCGACGACGATGGCGGCGACCAATGCGAAGAACGCGAGTTGAATGGAAAAGCGGAAGTGCTTCATGGAATTGCCTTTCGGGCGGTTGGGGAACTTGAACGGCCGCGCGTCGACTGCTTGAAACGACGCGCGCGGCGGCGCGCTGGCGCTGGCTCTCACGAGCAGGCCGGTCACGAGGAAGTTGAATCAGGGAGCGCGGCGAACTAGAATCGCGGCACCATGCAAAGGGCCGACATCACACGCAGCGATACCCGGATCACCAGATCCACGGACACGCGCGCGTCGGCCGCACCTGCCCGAACGCCGTCCAGGCGAAATTGACCGCATGCCCGTTGGCATGTAGCTCAGTCGGTAGAGCGTTCCCCTGTTAAGGGATTGGTCACAGGTTCGAGCCCTGTCTTGCCAGCCACCATCTCGCCGCGTTAGCTCAGTGGTAGAGCAGCGTCCTTGTAACTCGTTGGTCCGGGGTCCGATTCCTCGACGCGGCACCACACATGCGCCCGTAGCTCAACGGATCAGAGCAGCCGTTTTCTAGGCGGTAGGTTCGGGGTTCGAATCCCTGCGGGCGCACCAGCAGTGCACTTACCTCGCTGCAAACTTGCTGCATAATTGCGCGCATCATGACCCGCTCCCACCTGACCGCCCGAATTCAGATCGTCGTCACCTGGCGACAGTGAATCTTCTGGGGCGTAGCTCAGTTGGTAGAGCAGCGGGTTTTGATCCCGCGTGTCGCACGTTCGAATCGTGCCGCCCTTGCCAGTACAGCGCAGCGGGCTAGCTCAGTCGGTTAGAGCGCCGGGCAGATAACCCGTAGGTCATTCGTTCGAATCGAATGCTCGCTACCACTTCATTGGGGCCTCTGGTCTAGCGGAACGATGCCGGTCTCCAAAACCGTGCGACGGGAGTTCGAATCTCTCGGGGCCCGCCACCTACGAACCACCGGGACGATTGCGCATCGTCTTGCCGTCGCGGTGAATCTCGATGCCGGGCCGCGCGCCAGGCGCTGGCCGCCAATGCGCCGGGTTCTCGTACTCATCGTCAGCGATCTTCGTCGCCGGCGGGACTGCGGCCGGCGGATAGCGTCTGTAGCTGCCGTCGGAATGCCTGAAGATGGCCATGATTGCCTCGCTCAGAAATCTTCGGTTGCCTCGCGCCAGGGCGGAAGGTCCACGGTCTTGTCGGCGAGCGCGTGCGTGCAGTCTTGGAGAAACCGGATGCGGCCGTCTGTGACATAGGAATGGCATACCTCATGCACGTCGAATGGCAGTTCCTCGTGCGTCATGTAGCGCCCGTGCTCGGCGTAGAAGGCGAAGTTGCGCAAGCACGCCGCCTCGCTCAGGTACTCATAGCGCACCAGAATCGATGGCCTGAAAGTCGGCTTGTCGGCGTCGCCGTTCCATGTCCAACGCGGCCCAGCGCCGGCGCCGTGTTTGATGCCGTGCGCGCCGTCGCAGCCCGGGCACCAGAACAGCAGCATGCCGTCCTCCGCGTTGCGAAGGACGGCGCTCAGCTGGCCCACGATCAGCCCAGCGCGCCGAGCGATCGGCCTGCCAGTTCGGTGAGCTTCTTGCGATCAAGCAGGCCGAGTTGCTTGCCCTGCACGGCCTTCGTGACCTTCTCGACGCTGTCGATCGCGCTGTCCGGGATCCGCTTCTCCCACCAAAGCACGCCGCAGCGCATGGCCCCGTCTGGGCTGGCCAGCAACTCGGGGTGCTGCAACAGCGGAAGCCCGGTGAGCGTCTCGAGCAGCGCATAGTTGTCGCGACCCGTGATCATCGGGATGCCGCGGCCGATGTAGCGCGCGCCGTCGCCGGGCTGCGTGTTACCGAGGCGGCCACCGTAAGTCTTGTTGGCCAAGGCCTCGGGGTTGTACGCATACGGCATGGCATCGGCGATCGTCGGGAAGCGCTCGGGCCAGACCTCGGTCAATCGCTTCGCGCTGTAGTTCAAGTTCTCCTCGAGGTGCTCGAGCAGCTGCGTCTCATGGAGAACCTGGCCGACGAAATCGTCGAGCTCGCGCGCGCCCAGGTTGAACGACACGGGTTGCACGCGCGCCTCGAAGATCTTCGCCCATTGCACCGCGGTGGTGAAGCGAACGGTACAGCTGGTCAGTACGTGCAACCACTGCGCGGATGTGATCATTTCGTTGCCACCACTTCGACAGTGGTTGGCGCCACATCCACAGCAGGTGCAGGTGCAGGCGCGGGGGCGATCGGCGGCGGATCCGGCGGCGGAGTCGAGGCCAGTGCGGTGATTGCCTTGTCCTGCTGCTGGGCATTGAGCTCATCCTTGCGCGCCGAACCCTGCGAGCTCCCGAGGTAGTAGCCGACGGCGAGGATCACCAGGTTGACGAGGGTCTGCGTCAGCGCATCGCCAGGTGGCTTGTATCCGGGCAGCACCGACGGCGCCACCAGCATGAACGTGAAGTTGGCAATCAGCAGGAGCGCGATCAGCCCTTGCATGAAGGCCTTGGGGACCGTGATTTTTGGCAGTTCCATGACGCGCTTCCTCAGTTGCCGATGTAGTTCGGGCCCATCCACGACGCCGGCAGTTCGGTGTTCGTGTCGGTACCCGTGGAGATCGCGCCGCCGCCGACCACGGTGTTGCCGCGCGTCGTGATGCGGCGGCCGACGTAGACGAAGTCCCTCGACGTGTTCTTGCCGCGCGCGAACCGGTTGTTCTCGACGACGACGTCTTCGACGCCCTCGCCCACCGTGTTGTTCTGCGGACCGACCTCGACCGTCCACGCGTTGTTGTCCGCTGCGTTGCCGAACAGGTTGTTGCCGATCACGATCTGGCTCGACGCCCAGGTGCCGCGTCCCGAGCTATCGGCGATCAACGTGTCGGAGTACGGCAGCACGCCATTCGAATGCAGCTTGAGCGCCAGGCGGATGCCGTCGGCGCTGATGCCCTGCAGTTCGTTGTGCGAGATCACGCCCTTGTTCAGACCGCTGAAGCGCGCGCTGTGCATCTGGTACTTGCCGAAGCGGTTGCCCAGCATCGCGATGCGCGAGCCCTCGCCCCAGAATCCAGCAACGCCTGTGGCGGTGTCGGTGCCAAGCGCGTTGTTTTCGACGAGGAAGATCTGGTGCGCGTTGTAGAACGCGCTCTGCGGGACGGTGCGGTACGGGTCGCCTCGGTACCAGTAGTCGACCTCGCCGATCGACAGCGGAATGCCGCCGCTGTTCGGCGTCAGGTGCACGTCGTTGCGCAGGATCAACACGCGGTTGCCGAGGCTCTGCGAGATCTGGTTCGAGACGTTCAGGTCCATCACCGTCACATCGGACGGGAAGGCCGTCGTGGTCGGACGCCAGTTGCCGATGCCGACCGAGGCCACGACGGGCTTCGCGCCGGATCCGTAGCTTCCAACCTGCACGCCGATGTTGCCGTCGAGCAGCTGGATGTCGCCGAACTTCTCGCCGGTGTGCAGCAGCACGCGCTTGCCAGCCCACGGCAGCGCCGGAAGGGCGGTGACTTGCGCGGCACCCGCCGGGCAGTCCGTGTAGTCCTTGGCCGGGCTCACGCACACGGTCTTCGTGCCGGCGTACGTCACGTTGGCGTCGGCCACCGTGATGGTCACGGACACGCCGTTGACCACAGGCTTGAACGCGCCTGGCACCATGTAGACGTGCGCCGCGATCGGGCCGCCAAGTTCCGTGTTCTTCGACTTGCCGCTGATCGCCCACGCGCCGGAGTTCGGATCACCGAAGTCGAAGCTGTACGTCGCGCGGAAGTCGCCCATCGCGGTGGCATCGAACAGGACAGCGCAAGGCGCGGTGCAGCTCGTGCGGTTCACCTGCAAGCCGTTGACCGGCCCGGGGATCGGATCGGGCAGCGGAGTCGGCGTCGGATCAACCGGCGGATCTACAGGAGTCGGCGACACGCCGCCGAGCTGGTCGCATTCCTTGACGACATTGACCGCGGGGTCAGAGCCGAAGAATGTGTTCGTGCACTGCACGGTGCCCGAGAGCGTCTTCGTGATCCACGCCGAGCCGGCGCCGAAGCGCACGCTCGAGGCCGTGGCAACGTTGAACGATCCGCCCTCGCTGGCCATCTTCGCCCAGGTCTGAGCCACCACTGCGGTGCAAGCGCCGGACGGAGCCGCGGCGGGAGTCCACGCGCCGGCAACCCATGCGTTGCTCACCAGGCTGTAGGTGCGCGTCTGCGACCACGAGCCGGTCGTGCCGCTCGGGCAGGCGACGGTCTGCGTGTCGTCAGCGGGCTTCGGCGGAACCGGTGTCACGCAGGCGCCGGCGGGCGCCGCGCTTGGCGTCCAGTCGCCGGCGACCCACTTGCCGTTCGACAGGAAGTAGGTGCGGACCTGCGTCCAGCTGCCGACTAGCGGCGACGTGCACGCGACGGTCTGCGTTTCCGCCGCCGGCTGTGGCGGGATCGTCGGAGCCTTGTATGTGACGGCGAAGATCAGATCGGTGCGGCACCGATAGTTCACCTTTGCCACGATCTTCCTCGCTTCAGCGTCGACTTCGGCAGCAGCCCAGCAAGCCTCCTTGGTCGCGTAGCCGGTCTGCACGTTGGTCGCGCTACGCATCAGCGTCCACGTGCCCGTCGGCAGCGGCGCGACGGTTGTGTCCGCGGCCGCCGTGCCGGCGGCAAGCAGCAGAGTCAATAGCAGGTGCTTCATGAGTGGTCCTCTAGGGGTTTTGTTTTCCGAACACGGCGCCAACGCGCGCCGCCAATCCATCGCTGAATGCATCGGCCCAGCGATCCGCGAGCTTTGCCCCGCTCCAGCTGGCGAGAGCGATGCACAGCGCTTCAAGGTGACTGTTGAAGTCGAGCCATTCGCATACGAAGAAGGCGAGCACTCCGATAAACATGGCGCCAGCCATATGGCATAGAGCGAAGAGCCACCACGGGATCAACTGCCGATCCGACATGTCGACGACCTCGCCAGTGGAGACGCGCGCCGCGGCCTCAAGGCTCTTGCGAACGCGATGCAGGAGAGCTACCAGTCCGCTGACAAACGACAGCGTCAGCAACGAAAACCAGTCGGCGAACGTGACGCCGCTCAACGTGGCGCCGAGACTCTGCGCAGCGGCAAGCGCGGTGATCGGCCATAGCAACAAGACGAGCGTCCTGATCATTGCGACGGCGTCGGATCGGAGGAAGAACTTGGCCTTGTGCTTCTTACTCATCGCCGAGTGCCGCCGGAATGGTTGGGTTGATCGAAGTCGACGGATCCAAGATCACCGGCTTGTATTCGTAGAAGAGATCCAGGAACGCAATGGCAGCACACCGGGCCGCGTACCAGAAGAAGACGGCGGCAATCCAAAAGCCTGACCCGTACTTGACGATCACGAACGCCATGCCGCCGTAGGTAATGGCAATGGCCATCCAAATTCCACGGCGTCGTCCGAGCGTTCGTCGCAGCGTGAATCGCTGCGGTAGGATGTCGTTGACGACGGTGTCGAGCAGCGCGATCACGCTGAGCGCGAACAGCGTGAGCATGCAAAGCCGCGCCCAGAATCCTCCGATGCGCAGCATGATGTAGCTGAGACTCGACGGCTCGAAGTACGCGACACCGACAGCGAGGAACGACAGACCCGTCAAGAACAGGCGATCGGTGACTTGGCGCTTCATGGTCAGGCCACCGTGAAACCGAGAGCATCGGCAGCGAACGTCAGCGGCACGCCAACGACGATTGACTTGACCATCGGCGTATACGTACCGCTTACATACTGGCCGAGCGCGCGTTGCCAGAGGAGGTTGCCTCCCGAACTCGCATCGTAGAAGCCGGTCCAGCCAATGTCTCCCCATGGACCTGTGGGATTTGCGAAAGCGCGCACTGCGTTGTTGCTGATGCGCCCCGAACTGCCATCGCTGGCCGACGTAGTGCCGGCCCCCTGCGTTCCGCTCAGCGCGTCCAGGCTCGACTCGAGATCGAGGCGCGCGTAGCCGACGCCACCGCCAACCTCTGTGCCGCCACCAACATTTGACGGTGCCGCGGTGAAGGCGGCCTGCCACACCGTGGTCGGATAGTCATACGTGGCGCCGCGTAAGATCTTGTCAATCAGCTTGTTGCAGAGGTAGTCGGACATGCCGTTCACCAGACCCAGCTCGAAGACCAACTGGCCGACAGCGATCTGAATGTCAACGTCCGCACCAGTCACGACAGGCGCGCCGAGCGCGGCGACGAACCAGCAGTCGCCTGCCCCGCTGTCGTCGAAGAACCCGACATGTGTCACGGTGCCGACGGCCGAAGCCGCAGTGCCCATGTCGATCAGCACGTTGTTGCTGCTTCGGTGGCTGGTGCCGTTGCTAGCCAACGTCGTACCGGCGCCCTGAGTTCCGCTCCAGTTCGGCAGGCTGCGAGCCATCTCGAATCTCTCGATGCCGGTTCCGACCACCTCGGTAGTGGAGCCGTCGATCGCCTCACTCAGCGGAGCCACGTACCAGCTGCTGGGTAGAGTGAGGCCTTGGCCGCGGAGGAAATCTGCGAGGTTGTTCTCGCCGATATCAGTGAACAGACTCATGTGATTTCCTCAATCTCCAGCGCAATGACTATTGGCTTCAGAAGCCAATGCCACTCGCCCAGACCGTCATGCCAAAGGTTTGCGACTCTTGAACGGCACCGGTGGCGATCTCGCGGATCGTCACCTGCAGCGGGATGCGCACGCCGTCCACTCCGACGACGCCCTCGCCGCCGCCATTGGTGCCGTTGCAGTACCAAGACCGCTCGGTGTCGAGGCTCAGCCATGTGTTGATGGCGGAGCCGAAGACGGATGGATTCGCCCAGGCCGGCGGCGCGACCATGACTTCGAAGCGAGCGGCGTCTGTCACCTCGACCGGTACCAGCGCCCACTCGGAGACGACGTCATGCGTGTCGGGCTCGTCGTTCCGCACCTGCGTGATCGACATCGTCCCGTTGTTGCGCATCGTGAACTCGACCTTGATGCCGCCGCCGCCGATCGCCTGGCCGTCGACGAGCTCGTGAGCCGTGAGCCTGATGAGGATGAGGGTATCGCCGCCGCCGTCACCGCCGCCGGCGTCGTCACCGTCGTCGACGGGATCCTGGATCTCACCGGGCCCAGGCAGCAGGTGCAGGTCCGCCGTGTGCACGCGCTCGTCGTCAATGAATCCCGTGATCTCAAAGAGCTGCGCGCCCTCTTCACCGTCATCCGCGTCGCTCTTGCCGCCGTCAGCGATTGACGTGATGCGCGCCATCTGGTCGAGATGGCCAAGAAAGAACTTCGGACGGTCGCGCGTGCCGTCGTCGAGGATGATTTCGAAGTCAGGCGCTGACGGCAGTTGGACCTCACGTGTCGTCAGGCCCGGCGTGACTTCGACGGCATCGGTGAGGCTGCCGTCGTCACGCATGAGTGTCAAAAAGCTCGAGCCGCTGCCGGCGAAGTCGGCGGGTTCCGATAGACCCATGACCAAAGTCTCTGGGTTCCAGAAGGTGACGTCGCCGCTCTGACCGAAACCGCCGACCTCGGGCTGCCATCGCAGCGGGTCCATGTAGGCCAGGACCATGCCCTCCATCGTCGTCGTGCAACTCACGGTGCGCGTGCGCAGCATCATCGCGGCTGCCTGGAACAATCCCTCACGCTCGGCGTGAATAGCGCCTTGAATGCCGTCGATCCGGTCAAAGATCGGCCGCGACATGATGGGTAGCGCGGGGTCGTGGCGCGGGTCACCGGGGTCTCTCACCGTGAATCCAGGGCAAGGGCAATCGACGGTGTCGACGTCCCACGAGACGTTGCTCTTGAACTCGATGACGTAGCCGTCGGAGACGTTCAGACCCGGCGTGGTTTCATCGCAAGCCATGGTGCCGGGCAGCGTGTTGCGCGGCGAGAACGCGGTCTTCGGCAGCGTCTGCAGATCGTCACGCGCAATCGTGTTGATGCCGAAGCGACGGAAGCAGCGCGCGCGGCCGGCGCGCGCGATCAGTTGCGCCGCGTCCCAGGCATTCATCGACTTGTCGAAGGTGTAGTCGAAGCGGTCCTGCCGGGCATCGCACACCAGCGACCATTCGTACAGGCCTTGCAGGTCGATGCGCTCGTCGGGCAGGCCTTCGCCCCAGTTTGGATCGGTCCACAAGTCGGCGAGATACCAGGCCGGGTTGCGTGTCGCCGTGTAGCTGTCGTATTCGCCGCCAAAGCACGACCACCCGGTGTCCGGATGCCATGTCCGCGCATAGCCCTGGTTGATGATGGCGAAGTCGCGCTGCGCCTGGCCGCTGAGTTGCTCGCTTGCGCGCATCACGATCTCGTAGTGCGCGCAGTGCTGCTGCAGCGGCGCGCCATCCTGGAGATATGCGCGTAGCCCAATCCATTGCAGCGCGTTGCGCGTGTTGGGATTCGTGTCCTTGATGTCGGTGCGCACGGCTCGCACTTCGACGCGTGCCGGCGTCGTCAACGTGTATGTCGACGTCCAGCGTTGTGGCGTGTTGGTGTTGCCTGTGCGCTCTTCGTCGCCTAGCACAACCCATGTTGTCAAAGGCCGCGCATAGTTGTCGATCTCGCGCGCTTCGATGCGCCAGCTGATCGTGATCGGCTTGGGCTGACCTGCGTCTTCGCCAACGGTTTCTGTTGTGCCGAGGCCCTGGGTCGCGGCCATGTCGATACCGATCCTCACAGCCTTGCGTCGTGGCTGCGATGCAACGTAGCCGCCGATATACCGACCGTCGCTCTCCATCTCGAGGCCAGCGACTTCCGTCGAGGTCGTGACGTTGCACAGCGCGCGATGCGGCTGCTCACCGGGTTTTAGATAGTTGCTTTCGAGGATGTCCTGGAAGTGAGTGGCCGGCGTCTTCCCGATCAGTACGCGACGCGGATCGTTCCTGCCCATGCCAACCGCGAAGACGACGAAGTAGTACTGGTCGGCGTCGATGTCGCGGCCTTCGCCGTCCTTCTTGCCGGATGGAAGAAACTCGTAGTAGGGCTGCGCAGCGAACGGCGGCGTGATCTTGTTGAGGCCGCAGTTGCGCCAGATTGGCTGGTCGAGTCGAGCCTGATTGCCGTCAAGGCTGGTGCTGAAGACACCGTTGGCGGCATCGAGCTGCTGCAGGTTCCGTTGGGTCGGCGGAACGAAGATGTTGAACGCCACCATCGCTGCCGCGGCATACGGAGCGAACGCCGGGTAAGCGATCGATACGATGACCGCCGCGATTTGAAGCAACGTGCGGCCGTCTTCCTTGTCCTGCGGGATCTCGTGCCAAGTGACGATGTCGCCGGGTCGCGTCTTGGCGTTCTGCCAGTTCAGGCCGCGCCGCGCCGCGCGGCCGAGATAGCGCCGCGCGTCATCGGCGCGGCCTTTGCGATTCATCTGCTGGTAGTGCTTGAACTGCCGGCCGGTGACGGGGTACAGCGGCTCGCCATTGCGATAGCAGCGCAACGCCCCCTTTGCCTCTGGCTTCAAGCTGGCCAGCGATACGCCGACCGGCACGGGGTGCATGTCGATCTCGCGCAGGTCGAGCAGCGGGTTGCGGGACACACCCATCACGGGCTGCTGCAGGCCGAACACGCGCGCGCTCAAGCGCGCCTCCAGAATTCGAGATCGCTGTAGCCGCCGCTCGTGAACTCGGCGACGGTCTGGAAGACGACGGCCCCAACGGGGCCGCTCGAACTCATGTGACCGTCAGCATGGAGAACGCCAAGGCGGCGGCCATCGTGAACTATATAGCCGCAATGACGGGCACCGTCGCGTCGACGCGCGAGGATGATGTCGTCCTCTCGCGGCTCGCCGTCTACCCGAGACCACCCGAGGTCGCGGACGGCCTCCATGATGGCCGCTTGGTTGTCGTCACCGATGACCAGATCCGGCATCCGTGCGGCCAGGCGAATCTGGCAGAGTCGTTGTACTAGACCCCAGCAGTAGTAGGCGAGCGGGCCGCAGGCAGCGCTCCGCCAGGGCTTGCCGACGTAGGCAGCAGCCCAATGCAATGTCACAGAGGTCATTTCATCAGGCCCGGGTACTCGAACCGATTGAAGGTTGTCTTCGGCACGTCGACGTTCGCCGGCTCGCCATAGCTGGCCGTGATGACGACGGCGGCGTCTTGCAGCCGGACGTTGCTGATGTACATGACGGTCGGCGGCAGCACGGCGGGACCGCCGGTGTCGTCAGATGCATATAGGCGCTCGGTCACGACCCACGGATCAAGTGAACCGCGCGTCTTGTCCATCTCTTTGGCCATGAGGCCGGCGACGTTGTCAAGGCTCAGCGAGACGTTCGGAGACGCTGCAGCGGCGCTCTGCTCGGGCTTGCCGACTGTGACCGGCAACGCTTCCCACAGCACCTCTTCATTCGCATCGGCTGGGGCGCCTGGCTCGATCGTTGCCAAAAGATTCTGCTCGTCGGCGACGTATCGATGTCGCCCGCTCAACGGGTGATAGATCTCGAAGGCGCTCAGCAGTGCTCTTTCCAGGGGCACAGTCACGACGCCCTCGAGGAGCTCCCAGCTGAGCTGGGCGCCGCGTTCTGCTGGTTGGTACGTTGGCATTTTTCGTTCAGTACGTTCGTGCCGGCTATCCGCCAGCGCCACCGCTGCCGTAGATCTCGGTGAGGCCTGAGCCACGCACTTCCACCGACGCGCGCACGTTCCATCCGACGCTGGGGAAATAGACCGGGTAACTCGGCTGACCAACGAAGCGCCGCACTCCCGGTCCGCCCTGGGGTTGTGCCCACATCGCGGTGAACCATGCGCCGGCCAGGACGAGCGGTGTCTCCAGCCACGTCGTGAAGACCGCGAGCTCGTCGTGCGTGTAGATGAAGTCCAGGTCCTGGATCGCGTGGCGATCGCGCTGCATCGGTCGCAACTGGCGAGGGCCAGGCAGACTCGATAGCATGCGACGCTCTATCGGTGAGAAAGGCGCGGTTCTCGGCCCCGGCAGATTCGTCGGGTACACAAGAAGGTCGGCCATGGTCAGATCAGGCGCTGCATCACAGGGACGCCCGCTTGCCGGTGACGGTGACGATGAGGCCTTTGGCGCCGGTGCCGGCGGAGTCGATGTCGAAGGCGATCAGATCGTCTTCGTTCCACGTGGTCAGCAGGTACGACGGCGACGTCGGCGATCCAGACACGCTGGACACGTCACCCTGGTGAACCGCCAGCTTCGCGTTGAGCATCGTGGCGCCGTTCTTGTTCATGTCGACTACGACGTCGCCACCAGATGACGCGACGAGCAGCGATGCGCGGACCTTGACATCGACAGCGTCGAACGGCGGCCGCCAGTAGCCGACGGAGGTTCCCGCGGTCAGGGATGTCGTCAGATCCGACAGCGGAATCCGCTCGGAGAAGGGCTGGAACTCCCATGCGAAATCGCCGTTCTCGTCGACGACAAGCGATTTGCCTTCCTCGCCATCCGGATCCGGGAAGATGCCGGGCGCAAGCGGCACTCGGGCAGACCCACCTGGCGACCCCGGAATTTCAATCTCGAAGAGCGTGCTACGCGCGAGCGGCAGTGCCGCCGGCGTGAGATCTCCAATCGTCAAGCTCATGTGATGCTCACCGCGTGATGCGGGTCTCCCCGCTGGTAGTGGTTCGGAGTTCGCCGGAGGACGTCCCACGCAAGGTCGGGCCGACGAACTGTTGCTTGAGTTCGGCAACGAACTCGACGGCCGCGTATGCCGTTATGACCGCGCTCGCCGTAGCGCGCAGCGCCACTTCGAACTCGACTCGCGCGCTCGTACTCACTGGACCTTCGAGGCCGCCACCGCAACTCAGAAAGAGATCGCCGTTGACTCGCCAGTGCTTGGAGTTGAGCGGCGTATAGACCAGCGGCCCGACCCACGTCGCCCGCCACCACGTGAGACCACGTCCGCCGATACGCGCGATGCGCGCTGCGAATGGCTCGACACCAACTCGCAAGGAGCCTTCGTGCCAGGCTTCGATCGCCTGGACCTTGTTGGCATCGACGAACCACGAAACCGCCACGGTCCGTGGCGCGATCGTGCGCGTCCGGATCCGCCGCATGTGACCGGTTCCCATCGCGACATCGCGGTACACCGAGCGCAGCTGCTGCGCATGCCCGTTCTCCAGAAACACCGGAGTTCCGGCTGGCGCCAGCAGTTCCGGAAGGCATGGGCTGCCCGACCCGCCGCCGGTTCCTGAGACGAAGTCCCAAGCGAAGTTCCCGTATGAGCCGCCCTCGGCCATCACGATCCGCAAGTGGCCATCCAGCGGAACACCGTCCACCGTCGCCGTCAAGTTCAGTGTTCCGATGAACAGGGTGTAGTTGTCGTCATCGGGACCCGTGTGAATGCGGATCGGTCCTGCGTTCTCTCCGAGCGGGTAGTTGATGAACGGCGCTGGGTCGGCAACAACAGGCACCCACTCCGTACTCCACACGACCGTCTCTGTCGTCACGTCGGCGACGCCCGCATAGAAGTCAGCGAGGCTCGTGTCGATCTCTCCGGGGGCCCCAGAGTTCGACGGTGAAAAGTTAGCGGAGTTGCCGAGATCGTCCGGTGGTTCGAACTTCGGCCTCGGATTGCCGTAGTACCAGCCGAGCGCGAAGCTCATGTTCGATTCCTATGCGCCCACGTCGCGCTTTGAATCATGCCGATCAGGATCGACGGGTGCCGGCTCAGGCCGGTATTGCGCCGATGCCAGATGTAGCCGACTTCCGGGATGTAGGTGGCACCACCTTTCGCGACTTCGAAGAAGAGCAGGTTCTCGACCGCGTACGTCCCGCGCGGAATCACGCTGGACGCGCGGAGTGCCGCCTCAGTTCTGCAGACCGCCAGGTGGTGGATCAGCATGCGGTTCGCGATGAACTTGTCCGCTGAATAGTCGCTCGACTTGCGAACGATGAAGCCGCCGCTCTCGTGAGCGATCTTCTCGTCGGTGTAGGCGATCGGCGTTCCGGCGGTCTTGCACAGATCGAGCACGCGCAGGTAGTCGGGCGGCAGTTCGTCGTCGTCGTCAAGGAAGAAGAACCACTCGGTGTCCACGCGCTGCAGCGCGGCCAGGCGCGCATCGAGCAGGCCGGCGGCATCGCCAAAACGGCCCACATGCGTCAGGACTCGGACGCCGTCGATGCTGCGCCGCGCGCGCTGAAGCGACGCGGACAGAATCACTGCCGTCACATCCGAATTCTTCATAACCTACCCGCGCTTCGGGTTGCGACGAGCCACGCCGAACTTGCTCTGCATCGTCTGGCTCATCGGGCCGCCGGTCCCGATGTCGTCACGAAAGGCGCCGATCACGATCTTCTTGAGCCGCCTGCCGTCGGCACCCGTCGTGGTCGATGAACTCTCCACGTTCACCGGCGCGCCGTTGTTGACGATCTGGATCTGATCCCCGCCACTCGAGGAGCCTCGGCCGCCGGCGGCCGGGTTGTACTTCGCCGGCGTCACGCTCTCGCCTTTGTGCAGCGTCGCCTTGAAGCCGTCGTAGGGCACGTAGTTCGTGCCGTTCGCCAACCCGTAGGCGGGATAGCCCGCGTTGACGCCACCGACGTCGCTGACACCGCTGCCACTTCCTGACGCACCGGCGATCTGCTTGAAGAGATCGGCTTCGCCCCCGCTCTGCGAAGCGATCAACTGCAGCGCATACGCCGCCGCCTGCGCGGCGGCCGTCATCGACGTCAGCGCCGAAGTCGCGGTGTTCGTCACCGTGGTCTGCGTGACCGTGCTGCTCACGACACTGCCAAGACTGCTTTGCAGCGCGTCAAAGGCTTCGCTGGCCGTCTGCGAATCCTTGGCCGGCGAGTAGCCGGCGCCTGCCACATCGATGCCGGCGCCCGCCTGCGCGCTCGGCGTGCCGAGTCGCAGGAAGGCACCGATGCCATCGCCGTCGACAAGCTTGCGCAGGCCGCCTTTCAGCGCGGCCTCGAGCGGCTCGCTGATGAAGGTCTTCGTCAGCGTGGTCTGCACGGTCTTGCCGAGCGTCTTGATGGCGTCGTTGCCGGTCAGCGCGCCACTGGCGATCGAATCGAAGGTGCCGCGGAACGACGACGCCATCTCGTCGGCGCCGCTGCGCAGCCGCGTGATCGCCGGGTCGACGGCGTCGGCCGCCTTGGCGTACTGCAGCGCCAGGTCCTCGGCATACGTCTTGATCTTCGGGTCCGTCGACGCGTCGGCCAGCTCACGCGCCTTGTCAGCGAGTTCGCCGAGTTGCACCAGCGCCGCGGCGCGTAGCTGGTAGATGCCGGTGTCGCGCTCGATCAGGTTGTCGCCGGCCTGTGTAGAGCGCAGCGTGAACGTCTCCTCGGCGCGTGCCGCCTCGGACGTGGCCACACTGAGCTTGCGCTGGATCTCCGCGAGTTGGTTCGCCGCGGCGATCGCACGCGTCTGGCGCCCTACGTCGTTCTCGGTGATCTGGCCGCCGGATTGACGCGCGAACTGTTTCGCGTTCTGCTCGGTGATCGCGGCGCGGATGCGCGCGGCGCCTTCCTCGTCGCCTTCGAGTTGGAGCAGCTGGGCGCGATAGTCCTGGACGCGATCGCCGAGCGCCTTGAACGCCGCGGCCTCCTCGAGCGACGACAGCGTCGCGGCCTGCGCGGCCTCGCGTTGAACCTTGACCGACTTCGCCACGGTGTCGTTCAACTGCGTCTGCAACTCGATCTTCTGGTGGGGATCCTTGAAGGCGCCCTTCTCGAGTTCAACCTCAAGCCGCGCCTGCTCGTCGACGAGCGCGTCGAGTTCATTCTGCACGCCGCGCGCCGTGATCTGGCGACGCTCGTCGTAGTAGGCCTGCAGCGAGACATTGCCGCCAGCGTAGATCGCCGCGAGCGCCTGCTGATTGAACTGCAGCAGATCCTTCTGCTGCTCGAGGTTGTCCTTCGAGAACTTCAGGTCCTGCGCGAGCAGAGCCTTGCGCTGCGCATCGCTCTCGTTGATGCCCTGGCTGTCGGTGAACTTCTTCTTCAAGCCCTTCAAGGCCTCGGCCTGGGCTTCAGGCGAGTACGGGTTCCCGATGCGCTCGGCGTCGGCGAATTGCGACTGCAGCTTCTTGAGCTCGCTCTGGTAGGCGGTGACACCCTTCGCCTCATCCTGGTACTGCTTGACCAAGGCCTTGCCGTCGATGACGCGCTGCGTGATGGCGGCGTTCTCGGCGGTGCGCAGCACCGCGCTGTCCTGCGCGATCTTCAGGCGCTTAAGTTCGACGGCTTCTTCAGACTTGCCAGCGGCCAGCCCCGCGACGCGCGCGCGCTCGGCGGGATCATTGGCTGGGTCGTCTTGCGCGCGCAGCGCTGGCGCCGACGAGAACGCCGGGTTGCCGGCACGGCCATCGGTCAGGCGCCTGCTGAGCGCGGCCGCCGCGTCTTCGGCGCGCTTGATCTTGTCCTCGATCGTCTCCGAGCGGCCGACATCGAAGGCTGCATCCCAGAACGAGTTCCAGCCGCCCTTGACGGCCTTGAGCGTCTTCTCGATCGTGCCAAGGTTCTGGTCGAGGGTCGTGAAGCGCTTGTTCAGCGCGTCGTAGACGATGGCCTGCGCATCGGCGGCGCGCCCCTGGTCCTGCAGGCTCTTGATCTGGTCGTACTGCGCGGCGCTGATGAAGTTCAGCTGGCGGTTGTGCTCGGCGGCCCACTTGGCCACGTCCTGGCCCATGCCGGCGTAGTCCGCCGCGACCTCCTTGGCGCTCTTGCCCGTGGCCTCGCCGTACTTTGCCGCGGCTGCCGTGGCCGACTCGAGCACCTGCGGGCCGACCTGGCCGGTACTGATCAGCGCCTG